CTTTTTTTTTGTTATTATTTATTTAGTAAAAATGATAAATAGTTAGTTTAACCGAAACTAAAAAATAAAATAAAATAAATTTTTAATAAAAATAGGATATATAATATCCTAATTATTTATTTTATTAGGAGGAATTTTAATAATGGCTGAATTAAATAATACCTTTAAGGTAGTTGTTATTGACAATGAAGGCAAGGAGACTGAAAGTATTATAACTGGTCCCGTTGTTTTTTCTACAAGTATTAATGGAGAAACTAATGGAGTTAAATATGCTTTTAGACTTCGTGAATATTCAGAAGGCTATGATGTTGAAACTTTAAGTTTACCTAAAGTTTCTGCTCAACTTATTGAAAATTTTGATCGTTCAAAGGTTGCTAAAATTGGTGTATATTATTTAACTATTTCTAATGATTATAGAAAAGTTTTTGAAAAAAATGTTGCCAATATCGCTGAAATGGTCTTTGAATATAATAATGATATTGGAGATAAGTCATATGCTAATAGTTATAATACTGTAGCAGAACTTAATATAACTTATACTCCCGAGGCTGTAAATTAAGGAGAGAATATAAATGGCTGGTAGTCGTATTTCATGGAGTGATGTTCGCGCTCTATATGATACTTTAAATACTGCTTAGACTCGTTTTTCTCAAACTCGCACGACCGCTCCCTTAAATGGGGAGCGTCATGCGAGACAAAGTGATATTACTACTTTAAAAAATGAAATTGAAAATTTAAGAAATGTTTCTTATGTAGGAACTTAGGCTACTTTTTCTAATTTTACCGCTCCAAGAGCTAGTGAGCTTATGAAACGAGTCCCCTTAGAGGAAATTAGAAGTAAACTTGATACAATAAATGGCATTTGTGCCTATAACGGAGCGAATTATACAAGTAATAATAGTTATCGTGGTGCAGATTATACAAGTAATAATAGTTATAATAGTTCTTATTATACAAGCAATAATACTCAGCGTTCTTCAGACTATTCAAGTAATAATAGTTATAATAGTTCTTATTATACAAGCAATAATACTCAGCGCTCTTCAGACTATTCAAGTAATAATGCTCAACGCTCTTCAGACTATTCAAGTAATAATGGTCATAGAAGTTCAAATTATTCAAGTAATTATACCTATTATACTGCTAATTATTCAAGTAATAATGGCGTAAGAAGCTCTAATTATAGTAGTAATAATAGTAATCGTTCTTCTAATTATGGTAGTAATAACGGTTATAGAAGTGCTTATAGAGGTTCTAATAGAGGAGCTTATACTTCTAATAGCACAAACCGTAGTGGCGCTGGTAGATAGCGTTCTTAATTCTTTTGAGAAAAAGGAGTTTTATAATATAAATGTTTAAAGAAATGGATATTAGAGCAGTATCTTTAGTGTCTTCATGTGGATGTAATTTACATTGTAAATATTGTCTTATTGAAAATACTTTAAATAATTGCTCTGCAAATTTACAACATGAAACTATTAAAGCTTTAAACGATGGTACTTTTTTAAATAATGTAAAAGGTATTTTTAAGCGTTTAAATCTTAACAGATATAAAATAGAATGTTTTACTTTATGGGGTCAAGAACCTACATTGACCTTGCATCTTCTTACCGATCATTTGGAAGATTGGTTTAATTATTTCCCGAATATTAATCATATTGATTATTCTACCAATGGGATGGATTTTCCTGAAAGAACTGTTAATTTTATTAAAAAGGTTGATGAATTAGCAAATAATGAACTTGCTTTAGAAGTTCAATTTTCTTACGATGGCACTTACTCAACCAATAATATTAGAAATGCTAATAATGAAAAAATCTTTGAGACTGCTTCAACTGTAATTAAAGAATTAAATAAAATTAAATTTCATAATGTAAATGTATCTATTCAATTACATGGTGTTCTTTCTGGAGCTTTAATTCATGAACTTGATACAATTCAAAAAGTTCATGATTATTATAAAGATTTGGATAATTTTGGTTTTGAACTCGCTGATATTAATCTTAATCAAAGAGTCGAAGTAAATAGTAGTGTATCAATTTGTCCTGAGAATCCAAGAGATGGATCAGTTGATGAACGCATTGAATATGAGTCTTTTTTACAACGTCTTGTTAATATTGATGTAAGTGATTTCCATGACCCGCATCTTCCAGTTGGTATCATTATTGGTTATCGTCATTTATATGAAGAAGTATTTTCAGATTTACATGGATTTACTGGAGAAGATCGTCCTATTACGTCAAAAGAATTGATGAAATTGGTTATGGAAGGAAATCAAGAAGCAATTACTGTAGCTTCTAGAAATAATTTCTGTAGCGGTAATTTTAATGAATTAAAATTACTTTATGATGGTACTATGATGTCTTGCCAGAATTTTATGTTTGATCTTGATGGCAATAATGTTAAAGATGATGGAACTATTGGCGCACAATTAAGAAAAGATACCCGTCGCACTAAAACTGATTGTGTTAATCTTTTAACTGATAGCGAAGAAGATATTAATAAAGTTATATATAAATATGATATGTATAAAACACATTCCTTCCCATTTATGTTCCAAGCAACTGTAAATACTTTACAAATGCTAAATGAATGTAATCAATTAAATTCTATTTACAAATATAATCCTGATAAATTATTAAGATTGGCATTAATTGCAACAAAAATTGATGCTTGTACTTATAATAATTTTATTTCTTCTGGTAGTGCGTTGTTAAGAAGTGTAGGCACTTTAAGAACTCAATCAGCACTATTTATGTATGTAGATAGAGAAAATAATTTACTTAAACCTGAAGAAGAATGGTTCCAAAATACTGAAAATATGAATGAATATAGAGGAGAAAGTAATTAATGAATATTAGTGAAGGTTGTCAGTTAGATAATAATAAATACTTTGAAAAATTTGTAGATAATTATATTTTTAATAGGGACCATCAAGAGGAAGGATACTGGATTAATGGGGAGTCTTTTGAGCTTATTATAAGACCTGAGTGCAATCAACAATGTGAATATTGTTATGTCGCGCGGTATGGAGATAAACTTTACCCCATGGAAAAGCGGGCTAACAATAAAACTTTAATTCATAATACTGATATTATTTTAAATTATATTTTCAAAGAAAGAAAAGTTTTATTTCATGAAATGGAACTTTTTGCTGGAGATTTATTTTATGATGATATTGGATTTGAAATATTTGAATTAATGTTTAAATATTATAAAGAATTGTATGACGAACATCCTAATCTTTTTAATATTCATCCTCGTATCGTAATGCCAAATAATTTTAGTTTTGCTACTGATGATAAAAAAGCTGAAAGAATGGAAGAGCTTTTAACTAGATTTAAAACTATTAATATGGAGATAAGTCTTTCTTGTTCGGTAGATGGACCTTATAATAGTGTGCGCGAGCGCGATAAAGATGATAGCTATTATACTAAAATTCTTGAGTTTCTTCAAAGAAATCCTTGTGGTATTCATCCTATGATTTCTCCAAGTAATATTGAGAGTGCTATTAAGAATTTTGATTGGTGGGACGAACAATATGAAAAGTATAATCTTGCTGGTGAAGACATTCATGATTTTCAACCTATGTATTTGGAAGTCCGTAATGATGAATGGACTGATGAAAAATTAGATCATTATCTTGAATTTTTAACTCATATGTTTGAAGTAAGATTCCATAAAAATGGTGAGTCTGTAGATAAATTGGCAAGACATATTTTCTTAGGAGATGGAGAAGAAGGTTCTTTACCTTGTCTTGGAAATTATGATCCTCTTGGATTAACTTCTACTTGGGATAGTGAAGAATACACTTGTGCGATTTCACACCAGACTTGTTTTTATGTAGCAAGTTTTGAATTTGCGCCTTGTCATAGAACTTCTTACCCTCAATTCCTTGGTGGACGTCTTGATGTAAAAGATGATAAAGTAGTTGGTATTACTGCGATTAATCCTACTGTATATAGTGTAATTAAAATGAATAATACACATATGAATATTGCCTGTCCGACTTGTCCTTTTGATCCTTATTGTTTAAAAGGATGTTTAGGCGCTCAATATGAAGCAACAGGTGATTTATTTGTTCCTGGGGAAAGTGTTTGTAAATTACATAAAACACATTTAACTTTCTTGGCAAAGACCTATTGCGAGTTGGGATTAACTAAAATTGCAGTTGAAAAAAATTATTTTAAGAGTGAAGTAGACAAAGAAAAATGGCTTACTTTATGCCGTCAGTTGGGGTATTATAATGATTGAAGAAATGAAAAAACAAATTCAGCATTTAGATGATACTTTTGATCTTTCTAATGTTGGAGATTATAAAGATTTATTATATGTAATTTATTTAAATTGGATTGAAAATAATGGAGAAAATGAAGAAGTTAATTCTCTTATTGATAATTTAATTAAAAAAATTGTTAATTCTAGCATTAATGATAATGATAATTGCGATTGTGATAATTGTAATGAAGACGAAGGTCCTAATATGAGTGAAGATTATTTAATTTATCGTCATTTTTTAGGATATAAAATTCCTGGCTATTGGCGTAATCATTAATGTTAATTAATTTATATAATGCTCGTCAAACTTTACTAAGAACAGTAAAGTTTGACGAGCGTGAATGTAATGATATTGTTTTTGGATTAAATTTTCCAAAAGAAATTACTTTTTGCAAAATTGTAAATAATTCAAATGATATAGAATATTCTTCATTAAATTATCTATATAGTCAATTAAAAGATTTAGAATATAAAGATATAAAAATTATTGAGTTAATTTTTAGTCAAAAACAAAAATTTACATTTGAATCTACAGTAAAATCTATTTTTTATAGAACAATGTTATATTCAAGTTAGGGACAATTAGAATTTAAATTATATTTAACTTTACGATTTGAAGAAGAACATCCAATTATTTACGATAAAGAAGAATAGATTTTAAAGTGTGATAAAAATTGTGAATAGTTAAATAGAAAAATACATCGTTGTGAATTTTTTCATAGTGATTTAAATGATATAAATGAAATTTGCACGGGATGTTTTTTGTAGGAAAGAGATAACCAAATAAAAGAACTAGTTAATTATAATAGAAATATTATAAATGTTTTGGAGAATAAATATGGAAATAGATAGAACTAAAAATTATCAAGGGATTCCTCCTTATACTAATCCAGTATGGAAATCGGTCTATGATGGGGTTAGTTTAGAAATGCATATTGTAGATCATTGTAATCTTAACTGCGCAGGATGTAATCATTTTTCCCCTTTAGCAGAACCTTGGTATATTGATTTAGATGATTTCCGCAATCAGATTACTTTTGCTTATAAAAAAATTCCAAATATAAAACTTTTTATGATTTTAGGTGGAGAACCTACTTTACATCCAAAATTATTTGAAATATGTTAGATTGCTAGAGAAGTTTTCCCAAAAGATAAGGTGGAAATTAAAATATTAAGCAATGGGTGTCATTTACAAGATGCTTTTAAACATGAGAAAGAATATAAAGATATGGGAGTAATATTTGATGTTACTACTTATGGAAAATATACCGATCATAAAGCGATAGAGTATCTAGACAGTCATGGTTTAGGTTTTAATCATAATTCAAGATTATTTATGCGACAATAGCTTGTAAATGAAGCAGGAACTACTGATATAAATGAAGTATATTTTCATAAATGTCCGCATTAGTTACCTTGTTTTACTTTAAAAAATTATAAAATTTATATATGTCCATTTTCTGCACACTTGGATATTTATAGAAAGAAATATAATGTAAATATCCCAGAAGACGAAAGCGATTATTTGCAGTTAGAGGATATAAATAGTTTAGATGATTTACATAATTTCATTTTTAAACCTAAAAATATTTGTAGATATTGCGATGGGACTATGTCTGAAGCTTCTTGGATTTGGCACAAATATTATGATACAAAATCAGAATTTATAGTTCCAATGGAAGATGCTTATTTTAGAGATTATGATTTTTATTTAAAATTAGTTAATGATAAAGAAAATTTTTTAGAAAATTATTAGCTATTTAAAGAAAATAGATGCCCAATTGAATTTAGATATAATACTTATTATTTAAAAAAATGTTTTACTCGTTTTATTGATGGAAAAATGGATATTATAATACCTTATTATAATATGAATGATTAGCAAATTATTAATTTGTATAATAATTTATCTACCCAAACAATTATAAAAGATTGTTGTGTATATTTTATTAGTGACCATTCTTTCTATGATAAAAAACTTATTGAAGTATTTGATGAAGCAAATTTTCCTTGTTTCTTTTTTAAGAATTTAAAACGAAAAGGGCCTGGTCTAACTCGCAATTTAGGACTAGAATATTCTTTTAATAAATATGTGTTATTTTGGGATTCTGATGATTTATTTTCAAATGATAATGTTTTAGAAATTTTATATAATTCAATAAAATATAGCAAAGAAAATTTTGGGGTATTTAAAATAGTTAATGCTGATAAATCAGTTGAAAAGATTAATTTAATTCTTAAAAGAGATTTTCTTAATAAGAATAATATAAAATATTCAAAATTTTTCTTTGGAGAAGATAGTATATTCTTAGATAGATGCGATATTTATGGTGAATCTTATGAGTTAGAAGATTAGAATTTAGGTCTTTATATAACTTAGTTAGAAGATAATCCTAATTGTTTATCTCATTCTAATTCTAATATGGTAATTACAGGATATATTAATAAAATAATTGTATTTTTTGCTAATTTTATTGATATTTTGAAATTGGAAAATATTGATGAAAACCGCAAACAAAGTACTTTAAGACGAAATCTTTATAGAATTATTAATGAAATAAAATTAATAAGTGATTTAGATTCTTCTTTTTATGGATATGAAAATAATTATTTTTTAGAAAAGATTATTCTTTTAATTTATTATATATTATATACTATGTATAATTTATCTAATAATAAAGAAGATTTTAATAATATTCCTAATTTATGTAATTTAGATAAACAGATTATAGAAGATATTAAAAATTAGAAAATTGAGTTTAATCTTTTAAGAGGAGAATGTATAACTAATTTTGATGATATTAAAAATGAAATTTATTCATTATTAAATTATCTTAATAATGAATTGTGTTATGTGCCTACTTATGAATGGTTTTTAAATTATTTAGATGGAAAAGGAGAAAGTATTTATGATTGAAACTTATCAAGAATATAAAGAAAAAGTTTATTTTCTTCTAAATAATTTTTTAGATTTTACTAAAGGAGATAAACCTTATTTATTTAATGTACCTCCAAAATTAGGTAATCTTCCTGATTTAAATAAATATTTACATTTTTGTTTTAATAAATCTGATAAAGGAGAAAGCTAATGAGATTTACCGATCATCATTTTGGATAGGTAGAGTCTGACTTTTGGACTTTATTAAAAGAATTTCTATTAAGGTTTGATCCGAATAGTATTTATGATTTTTGGGTTTTATTTATTTATTTTTAGTTAGGTATTATTAGGAAAGACAGATTTATTATTTATTAGGTATAGTATATTTTAAAAGAAAAAATAAATTTTAAAGAAGTTAATGAAATAAACTTTAATACAATTATACCGATAGAGAAAATAGATCTATCTAATTTAAAAGATTGTATTTGGATAAGTTATTAGATTTGTTAGTATGATTATTAGAATGATGAAAATTTGATTTTAAATTATAGTGAAAAAATATTTAATAATCTTACTAATATTTTTGAACCTGATATTACGGTAAATATTCCAATAGTACAATAGGATAATAAAATATGTGAAATGTGTGGTTTAAAGTCTAAATCTAATGGATAGAATATTCCATTTTTTAAAACAAATGATAATAAATATTTATGTCCTAATTGTTATTATTTATTAAAATTAAATAAATAATTATTAAAACCTACTTTTATAGTAGGTTTTAATTGATTTTTGATAAAAAATAATGTATTATAATTATAAGATAAATGAAAAGGGTGTGTTTATACGAATAATTATAGTCAACATTATAAAGAAATAAGTCCTATTGATACAGTTAATAATATTAAAAACTTTTTAGAGGGACGCGGATTTACTTGTGTTGAGGAAGCTTTACGTCAAGAACAATCAACTACTTGGAGTCTTGTGCTAAGCCTTGAATATAAAGGACATTTTGTATTAAAGACTTATGGTAAAGGTGTTACGAAAGAATTTGCTAGAGCTTCTGGTTATGCGGAAATGTATGAACGTTTTTGTAATGGAATGCACTATCTTTGTAATCCTTTTCTTTGTGCAGAAAAAATTGAATCAAATAAAAAAAATTATGGTTATTCTTTATTTAAAAATGAAAAGCCTTTAAGTTATGAAGAAGCACTTGGGGGAAAAGATACTCTTTTATATAAACTTTTTGATCGTTTAAATAAAAAAGATAATGGTTTATTAGAGGATTATTTTAAAACTATTTATAATAATGAATTTTTTGGAGTGCCATTTAAAGGAGTTAACATTAATAAAACTTTATATATGGATCCTCGTCTTCTTCAACGTTATCATGGTAGTTCGGGAATGGCAGCAGGCAATACTTTTAATGAAGCCTTAAATCAAGGCTTATCTGAAATTTTCGAGCATTATGTTTTAAGTAATTTTTATATTGATATTGATAATAAAGATTTTTATTTTTATGATATAGATAGTATTAAAGATGAAAAATTAAAAAATATTATTAGTGCGATTAAGTCTCATAATAATAATTTTTATATTATTGATATGTCAAGAACTTATAATGTTCCTGTTATGGTAGCAATTTTAATTAATAAATATAGTGGCACTGTAGCTATTAATTTTGGTGCTTTTCCAGTTTTTGAGATTGCTGTTGAACGTGTTTGTACTGAAATGTATCAAAATTGTTTTTCTTTTGATACAAGAAAGACTTCAGTTATATCTCCATATTATTCTTTAAATAAAGAAGATATGGTTATGGATGGTGGTTCTTGTATTACGAATCTCAATACTTTTCCTGAGAGTTTATTTTTAAATAAGAAATTTGTAGATACTGTTAATAAAGATGTATTTTTATCTTATACTGATAAAAGTTATTCCAATGACGAAATTTTAGAGCATAATAAAAAGATTGCTACTAATATTGGAGCTGATATTTATTGTGCTGATATGTCTTTAATTGATGGTATCACTGCCATTAGTATTTATGTAGATAATCTTGATGGCTTGTGGAAATCTTTTTTTGATAGATGCCAAGAGGTTAAAGAAACAGGAGAGGCAATTTCTATAACTAAAAATAAACATTTAGCTATTAAGAACTATCTTAAAAATAAGAATAAAGTATATGATGTAATTAAATATTGTCTTGATTATTATAATATTACTTTTGATAAAATTGTAGATAGATTCTGTGGCTTGCTTACTCATGGAGATCAATTAGTGGCTTATAACAATAAGAATGTATTATTAACACCCAATGAGATGTTCGTTAAAAATCTTTATGTAGATGCTACAGGATATTTGTTAGAAAATCAAGAATTTTCTTTAGATATTTCAGTTAGTTGTTTTTATCCTTATTATAAAAAATATTTAACTTTATTAGCATACGTTCATAGTAGAAAATATAGTAAAGAAGATATGATTAAAATTTTTAAAGAATTTGATTATATTTTTACTGATGAAGATTTTAAACATATTACTGATAGAAAATACTTAGTAGAAAAATGTATTTTAGAGCCTATGTATGATATATTTAGAAGTAAAGATTTTAAAGAAATGATTAAAAATTATTAATAGGAGATTATATGGATATTAATTTTAATTGCCCTGAATTTTATTACGGGCTTGAAGTATATGATAAACTTTTTGAATTACAAGAAATTGCTCCAGAAGCTTTTTATCCAGAAGCCAAGGTAAAATATGTATATGGTTGTCTTCCTAATATGATTTGGAATGGTGGCGGATTTATGGATGGACGCCCAGAACATAATATTGATTATCTCTGTGCGATGCGTGATTTTTATGAAAAGAATAATATTATCTTGCGTTTTACACTAACTAATCCGCTTTTGGAGGAAACTGATGTTTATGATAGATACTGTAATGAAATGTTAAAACTTTTTGATAATGGTATTAATGAAATTATTGTTAATTCTCCTATTCTTGAGCGTTATCTTCGAGATAAGTTTCCTAATTATAAATTGACTAAAAGCATCATAGCAGCAAAAGAAGATTATGATTTTGTAAAAGCACTTGATGATTATGAAAGTATCGTTCTTCCGCGTCGTCATAATAGAAATTGGGAACTTCTTGATTCTATTCCAGAAGATAAAAGAGGAAGAATTGAAATTCTGGCAGATGAAAGTTGTCCTATTGATTGTCCTCGTCTTTATACTCATTATAATGTTTTCGCAAATTTTAGTTTATTTAAAAAGATTGATGAATCTCAGCGTAATTGTACCACTATGAAAAATAATGGAGCGATTTTTCCTGAAATTGATAATAAAGATATGATTTATATGGATGAAATTTTAAATACTTATTTACCAAAAGGATATAATAATTTTAAGATTTCTGGGCGCAATTGCGCAGATCATTGCGCGAAATCTATTACTCCATATTTCTTTAAGCCAGAATATCAATTAGAAGGTTTTTGCCAGTTGCTTAATGTTGGTTTGGCTTAAAAATTTTTTGACATTTTTAAAAAAATAATATATAATATATTTATAAAATAAAGAAAGACCTTTACAGCAAAATAACTTCCAGAATAGACTAAAGGTTAGGTCATAATCATTTAAGATTAAGTTAATGGTTCAAATCCATTTTCCGGACAAAGTTAAGGTCTTGTTTTATACAAGGGGGTCGCATAGCGGCGATTGCATCGGTCTCCAAAACCGACGGTTAATACCCACCAGGGTTCGAGTCCCTGCCCTCTTGCCAAAACATTTACTTTGGAGGTCGAATTTATATAATTATATAAAATTTATTTTTATATAATTATGAAAGGTAGATGTTTAATTATGATAGGAATTTATAAAATTACAAATAAAATAAATAATCATTGTTATATTGGATAGTCAATAAATATTTATGATAGATGGAAGCATGAAAAAAGTGATGCTTTTCGCGAATAGAGTAAAAACTATGATTATCCTCTTTCACGAGCATTAAGAAAATATGGAGTAGAGAATTTTACTTTTGAAATTTTAGAAGAATGTTCTCGTGAAGATTTAAATAAAAAAGAAATTGAGTATGTTAAAAAATTTAATAGTTATAATGATGGATATAATTAGACATTAGGTGGTGATGGAACCAAAGGGTTTCAAATAAAATTATCTAATGAAGATATTTATGAAATATATAAATTACTATTAAATGAAGAAATTACTCAAAATGATATAGCAAAAAAATATGGCGTTGGGATAGATACCATATCAGAAATAAATCACGGGAAAACTAGAATATTAGATGGTTTTACATTTCCTTTAAGAGATAACAGAAAAATTCATTTTTGTGTTGATTGCGGAAAAGAAATTTATCGTAGCTCTATAAGATGTAAAGATTGTGATTCAAAAAATTAGAGAAAAGTAGAACGTCCTTCTCGTGATATTTTCAAATCTGAAATTAGAAATATTTCTTTTTTACAATTAGGTCATAAATATGGAGTTAGTGATAAATCAATATCTAAATGGTGTAAATATTATAATTTACCTAGTAAAAAATCAGATATAAAGAAAATTTCTGATGAAGATTGGGAAAATATTTAATTTTTTAAACAAAAGAACTTTTTTGATTTTATAAAAAATATATAATATAATATATATAGAAAGTTGAGAAAGGAGAAAATAAATAATGAATATTGAAGTTGGTAATTCTTATTGTTTTGTCCCTTATCGCGGTCGTTGCTATCGCAGACAGTATCTTAAATGTACTGTTCTCCGAGTATTAAATTATCAGATTGAAGTCCTTGATGAACACGGTGAAAAATGGCTTCTTTCAGAAGATGATTTAATGCCAATTCAAAGACCTTATTGACATTTTATAAAAAATATTATATAATATTTATATAAAATGAAAAAAGAAAAAAGGAAATAAAAAAACTTGGGTAAAAGAGAAAAGTTGATTTTTAAAAAAAAATATAATATAATAAATATATAAAGTAAGGATTTTAAAAAGTCCTTCTTTTATGGGAGATTAGCTCAGCTGGTCAGAGCGCTTGACTGTTAATCAAGATGCCATAGGTTCGAATCCTATATCTCCCGCCATTGGGGCGTTAACACGGATTTTATAAGTTTAAACTACCACCGATCGAAAGAGTATGTGGCTTGCGGAAAACGCCCGACTAAATATAAGGAAGCGAAGTAAAACTTATTGTGAAGTAGTGGCTATACTCACATTAATCAAGGCTATGGGTTCTGGGGATCCAAAAGAGTAAAAGTTGGTTCGAGTCCAACGACTGACGAAGTTCGAATCTTCGCAATGTGGGTGATAAAACTCTTTATTTGCCGAATTGGTGGAATGGTAGACATAGCAGAATTAGACTCTGCCGCCTTAAAGGTGTAAGAGTTCGAGTCTCTTATTCGGCACCAGTCCCTCCCTGGGAATGCGTTGAAGGCTTGCGAACTTTGAACGCAGGTGGTTGGCAACTCCATCTATACATAAATAAGTTGCGCTTCGGGCTTCGGGACTGCATGGCGTGGTCGTCTGTCTTGCACACAGAAAATCAGGTGAGTTCGATTCTCACGAGGTCCAGTCATCTAAAATTCACAACCGCCACGAGGTAGATGATGGGTAACGCTAATAGTGAATAGAAATGGTTATATGGTGTAAAGAGTAAGCACGGCGGTTAAGTAAACCGCAAGTTCGGGAGCATTGCCCGATATAACCGATTATATGATTGGTGATAAAAGCAGCCAGAAATATTATCTTATTAATTAAACTTAATACAATATACTAAATGATATAATAGATAAGGTATATTAATAAAACTTATATACAATAAGATAATATATACAAAATGCTAATAGTGATTTTGGTTTCAGCGCTAAGAAAGTTTTTCCCACTAAGAAGAGAAAATTTGAAGAGTTAGCGTAGTCTAGAAGTTATTCTTAAATAACTCCCGTTTTGGTTTGTAGCCTTTTTCGGAAAATAAAATGGTATTATAGTAAATTATGCAAATCGTGACGCCGCGAAGGGACGGCCGCCCTAAAGTGCGATTAAGATTAGAAAGAAGTTGGAAGATCTTCTTAAAACTTCCATTAGATTAGAAAGAAGTTTTAAGGATTCTTCTTAAAAATCCAATTAGATGATTAAAAAGAAGTTTTGAGGATTCTTCTTAAAAATCCTCTTAGTTATGCTTTGATGGCGGAATTGGCAGACGCGATCGGCTCAAACCCGATTATCCGAACGGATGGTGAGAGTTCAAGTCTCTCTCGAAGCACCAGTCACCTCCTTTAATTAGTAGGTTAGTGTAGAAATGGTAAGCATTTATGAATATTGACGGCGGTGGAGTGGCGACCATCGTTAACAAATATCGCTTCTTGGTTAGTCTTTTAATCTTTTGACATTTTATAAAAAATAAGTTATAATATTTATAGAAAGTTAAGAAAGGAAGATTTAAATTATGTATAATGATTACTATGAAAGCTATGCTTGTGAGATTCAGAGTGATGAATATGCTGCTTATCAGGATCTTTCCCTTTATGAAGATGAGGATGAATACCGTGAATAAAAGTTATATGAAAAAGAATAAGGAAGAACTCAATGAGTATCTTCAGTTGTTTCGACGCAGAGGATTTAAAGTTCCTGCGAAAAAAGGCAAAGGTTCATTTAAGCGAAAACAAAAGCACAAAAATCAAGATTATGATAGATGTGCTTAATATGGCCCCATCTGACTAAATGGCTTAGGTGGCAACCCTCTCAAGGTTGAGATGTCAGTTCGAATCTGGCTGGGGTCACCACCCGATTTAATTCATTAAACAATAATCGGAGGAGTTATACTTCTTCTTTAACAAAAAGTAATATATTTGCTCCCATCGACAAGCGGACTTAAGTCACCAGCCTTTCACGTTGGAGTCGCCGGTTCGAATCCGGCTGGGAGTACCATATGGCCCCGGGGGCAGTCAGCAGAGCCGCGTGCCTGTCACGCACGAGATAGCCGGGTCGGCACCGGTCGGGGTCGCCATACGTTGGCATCATTCTTATGTCTATGTAAGTGCGCAGGTGGTCGCACAAAAGCCTCTACAAAAGTTGGCCATTTGATGAGGTCTATTAAGAATTTTGGGACGATGGGTTAGAAAGTCCAATAGATATAATGGTCGCGAATATTATATCTATCCCATTTTCGGTCAATAGCTTAATTGGTAGAGCATTGTTCTCATAAGACAAGGGATATTAGTTCGATTCTAATTTGACCGACCATTGCGGTAGAGTGAAACGGATATATAAATCATGCCAGGCTCATAACCTGCGCGATACAGGGTTCGACTCCCTTGAACCGCAACCATAAGGCACACACAGCAATCATTTTCTATTGAAAGTATTTTAACTCATTGGTAGAGTATTTGTCTGTTAAACAAATTGTAGTTGGTTTAATTCCAACAAATATTTCATTTGTGTCTTGTAAATTAAAATAATCCAAAAGGAGATATCTAAATGAAGTTTAAGTTTAAGCCCGGCGACAAGGTTTATTCTAAGAAGTACGGTAAGGGCTTTTGCCATCAGGTTGATGAACAGGATAAGGATTTTACTTATGATTTCCATTTTAAGGATGGCACAATCATTTGGATGTCCCGATATGATGGTGAGCGTTATGTAAAGTTCCGCAGACCGAAGAACGCGGAACCCGCGAACGCATAATTTATCTTTCCTTTCTTTTTGAATAACAAAGACGCTAACAGCAAATTTTAAAACATTGATGTACTAAATACATATGCTTGAAATTGTTTACGGCGTCTTGTTCTATTTATATTGTTGATGTAGTACGATAAATAAAATATCACATTCTTTTAGTCAGTTTTAAAGGAAGAATGACTACGTGGAGAATCGGGAATCGTAGCAATATAAATATTATGGGCGGATAGCTCAGCTGGTAGAGCGTAGGATTGAAGATCCTAGCGTCGGCAGTTCGATTCTGTCTCCGCCCACCAAAAGACCAACAAATGAGGAACCACTTTGCTGCTCGTGGCTGTTGGGATGCCTGTTAGAAAGGCTACTCTTCTATATATTTAAATATATAGAAACAAAAGACTATACAATAGAGAGAGTCTTTTACATCTAGTTCATTTTCTTACTTATCTTTCTGTTTGATTTCCCCTTTCGTTTGATATATAGATTGTTATTTTCTCTCACTTCTATGGGAATGAATTGTTTTTCTACTCTCTATTTTGTTTCATAAAATTAAATAAAAAAGGAGGATTGTCTGATATGTTTAAAGATGTTGATGATTTGATCTTTGGCGATGAGTGCGAATTTTGTCCTAGCGAACGATAAGTGCGGTCGCCTACTTAATGCTACCATAGGCTGGTTCCAAGTCCAGAAAAGCAGAGGAGGTAGAATATGAAAAATATTTTAAGTTATAAAAATCCTTGTTTTAGCGGTCAAGAAATTCTTGATTGGGCTAATTACCAAGTAAATAATAAAACTTCTCATTATAAACAGGGATTGAGAGTTTTAAATTTATTTGGTAATATTAAACCTGATAGAAAATATTATATTTTTAGTAATTATCGCACTTGGCGTAGTTATTGTGGATATAGTATTAAACCTAAGTTAATCATATATAGGTGTAAATAAATAGAATAATTGAGGCGTTGGGCGAGGGTGTGGTATGGTTTAAACGAGGATATCATCTGTTTAAGCAGTAAATTATTCTATTTATATATTATGAAGGAGTGGCAGAGCTGGTTGAATGCGGCACCCTGCTAAGGTGTTGGCCTTATTTGGGGCCCGGAGGTTCGAATCCTCTCTCCTTCGCCATTAAATTTTAAATTAAGAGGATTAAGTATGAATATTGTAAACGCTGGTTCTCGCTATCAAATTTATGGCGAGGACGTTAAGACTTATAAGCGACTTCCGCTTATGTCTTTTGAAATCTGCTTTAATAAGATGGCAGGTTTTTATCTTTCTTCTCGTTCTGATCTTGCGATCAATGAGGAAAAGATTTATGGTAATCATGAAGTTAAAGTCAATAAGGTGCTTAATTCTTTTAAGCACTCGGACCGCAATCTTGGTGTTATCCTAAGCGGACAAAAGGGTATTGGCAAGTCATTGTTTGCTCGTATTCTTTCTCATCAAGCTATTGAAGACGGGTATCCTGTTCTCTTGGCTAATACTTATATGCCTGGTATCGCAGATTTTATTTCTAGCATCGAGCAGGAAGTCGTAGTTATTTTCGACGAGTTTGAAAAGAATTTTGCTTCTAATGTTGAGGAGCATGTGGGGCCATCTCCGCAGGAAGAAATGCTTTCTCTCTTTGATGGTCTTGATAATGGTAAGAAACTCTTTGTTATTACTTGTAATGAAGTTGATCGACTTAATACTTATCTATTGAATCGACCGGGCCGTTTCCATTATCATTTTAAGATTACTTATCCAACAGAGGAAGAGATTGTAGAGTATCTTACCGATAAGGTTGATAAGAAGTATGCAGACGGCATTAAGGATATTGTGAATTTCTCTCGCACCGTTAATATGACTTATGATTATCTTCGTGCTATCGCATTTGAACTTAATCAGGGTTATGGTGTGGCAGAAACTCTTGAAGACCTTAATATCTCTCAGACTTCCAATGTTCGTTTCAATATCACTATTACTACGGTAAATGGTGATGTGTATAATACCTATGGTGCTTCAGTTAATTTGTTTAGCAATCCTAATACTAATCATCAAAGATGGTATGATGGTTATGCCTCGGATAGTAAGACTATTCGTTATGCATTAACCCCTGATTCAATTAAGATTGAAAAGGGTATGATTACTGCTGATTCGAAAAAGGTTGAAGTCTATATTGATCCTGATGACTTTTGGACGATCAGCAATGAGGAAAAGCGTAAGGAAGCTATTGAGAAGGCTAAGAATGAGCGCGTAATTAAGTCTGTTGTTTTAACTAAGGTCGCAAACACTATTGAACAGTATCTTTATTAACGCGGCGGCCGATGTAAAGTGAATATACTTTACATCGGCCCTTTTTGACTTTATAAAAAAAATATTATATAATAAATATATGAAAAATAAACAAATGCTTTTGTGATGGAATTGGTATACATGCTAGACTAAGAATCTAGTGGGCGCAAGTTCGTGTGAGTTCGAGTCTCACCAAAAGCACCATGTGGCTGTAGCTCAGTTGGTAGAGCGTCTGATTGTGGCTCAGAATGTCGCGGATTCGAATTCCGCCAGTCACCCCAATAGTAAGTAGGTGAAATTATGAATTATACCGTAGATTAGTTAATCGCTGAATGGAAAGATTAGATTGCTTCTATGAAGTATTATAATTATAGTCCAGAGATTATTGATAAAAATGAGTAGATTCTTATTTATTTCCAAGAGTTAAAGGAGTATAAAGATGGAAATCGAACGTAAGTTTGATATTAAAAATATCCCTTCTTGGATGAAGGAAAAGAGTGTTCGTCATAAGAAAATTGAACAAATTTATCTTATGATTGATTTTGATAATGATGGTAAAGTGCTTGAAGAAATTCGAGTGCGGAAAGCCATTAATCTTAAAACCAATCAAGTTGATTATAAGATGACATATAAATATGGCGATGGTCTGTCTCGTGAAGAAGTTGAAACATCTATTTCTGCGGATTTCTATGAAATGATTAGAAAAACTCGACACGAAGGTTATAATCCTATTATTAAGGATTATTACATGGTTCAAGATATTCATAACCCTGGACGTTTGATCGAAGTTAGTGAAGTAGACGGAAAATTTTGTTATGCAGAAGTTGAATTTCCTGATGAAAAGACTGCTAATGAATATGTCTGGCCTTATCCTGAAATTTTAGGGCCAAAAGGTGAAATGACTAATCAACCGGAAGAACGAATGTCTGTTTATTGGTTGAAATCGCGAGTTTCTTGACTCGCCGATCTGGGGTGGTAAGTCAAAGGCTAGACTAGGCGACTTATCTGTGGGTAGTTTAAATGGTAAAATATTGGAAGCGCTACAAAGATTTAAGTTCAAATCTTAGCTCACAGGCCAAATCGCTCAATGGAGAGTTCGAGTCTCCCTCGCCCTACCATTGTCATGGTATTTCCTTTCTTAACTAAATAAAGACTCATACAGCAACTTTTTTGCTTGCAATAAGCGCTTAATGTGGGATTAAGAAGAATAAAGAGTCTTGTAGCGAATTTGTCCCCGTAGTTCAGTTGGATAGAACAAAGGATTTCTAATCCTTGTGTCGGGCGTTCGAATCGCTCCGGGGATGCCAAGGGTATATCCCATTAATAAGAATCATTAAAACCTTAAAAATATTAAGGAAGGTGATTCGATGAAAATATATTCTCCAAGCAATTATTCATATGTAAAAATTATTGAAATTCCAAAAGAAGAAATTAGTAAATTAGATATGGCGCTATGCGCTCAACCGCGTTAGACTTTAAAGCAATATTATGATAGTTGTGCGGTTAAACCTACTATTTTAACTAATGGTGGTTTCTTTAGTATGGATAATGGCGCTACTTGTTTTAATTATATGGACAATGGTATAATCATTAATTCCACTTCTTCTTATAAAGAAGGCTTTGGTATCATTAATGGTGAATTGAAATACGGTATAATTGGAACAGAAAAGTTTGAAGATTTTGTTAGCGGTTATCCAGTATTAATTAAGGCTGGCAAAAAAACTCAAATTACTTATGCCAAAGAGTTAAATTATAAAGCCCGTAGAACAGTATTAGCATATAATAAATCTAATATTTATTTAATTGCTATTGAAAAGCCAGGTATGGCGTTCGCAGAAATGTAGAATTTACTTTTAGCATTAAAGGTTGATTATGCGATTAACCTTGATGGCGGTGGTAGCACAAAAGTTCTTTATAACGGGACTTGTATTACCAAAGATTGGGGCGATCGCGCAGTAGATAATGTAATGGCCGTTTATCTCAAACCGCAAATCATTTACCGCGTTCAACTTGGTGCTTTTGGATCTAAATCTAATGCTGATGCTTTCTTATTGAAGATTAAAGCATTACCTGATACTATTGGAGCAGGTTATAAAAATGCTTATATTCGTAAGATTGGTAAGTATTATAAAGTTCAAGTCGGTGCTTTTTCTGTAAAAGCAAATGCTATTAAAGTAATCAATGATTTAAAATCAAAAGGTTATAACGCATTTTTAACTACTTAATAAAACTTTTTGACATTTATAAAAAAATATTATATAATAAATATATAAAGTTAAGAAATAAATAAGACAATTCAGATGGAGTCTTTAAACTAACTGATAACGTCGTAGGATAGGGTAATGGATGCCTCATTGAGAAGAACGGAATTATAAAGCCCTCCCTCACCGTAATGTGAGTAAAAACTATAAATTAAATTTGCCATTCAATTTAATTTGTTTATAAAGACTAAAACAGCAATTTTTATCATAAAGGGAACTATGTGTTGAAGGTTCAAGTCCTTCGCTCCCGGCCATCGGGAGTTAGCTCAACTGGTAGAGCAATAGTATTGATAATTTAGTCTTGTTTTGCCGAGGTCATATAATGGTTAGTATGCGAAACTGATAATTTCGTCATGGTAGTTCGACTCTACCCTTTGGCACCATGGGCGGTTAATAACAAATTCGATTCCGCCTAAAGGTCATACCCACTCCTATATGTGGGGAACAAAAATCGGATGTGTGGTGCGGGACCTTAGCCGTATTTCCGGGTGTAGTTCAGTTGGAAGAACGCTTGATTTGGGATCAAGAGGCCGGACGTTCAAGTCGTCTCACTCGGACCATAAGACACATACAGCAATTCTTTCATTAGAAAGGTATACGGGTTCAAATCCTGTAAACTCCAACTGGGGTTTTGGCGAAATTGGTTAACGCACATAACTTGAAATTATGTTTTCTAACGTGTCTAGTTTGAAATAACTTTTTTGATTTTTTATAAAAAATATAATATAATATATATAGAAAGTTAAGAAAGGAATTGATAAAAAATGAAAAAGACTTCTGTTGATTTTGGTTGCTATTATAATTCCATTGACAATAAGGAGCTTGTAAAGGCAATTGCTCGTGCTTCTAATCCCAATGCGGAAGATATTATTTTGTATTGTAAGATTGATGATGGCGGTCTTGCTTCTGCTCCTATGTATATGCTCGAAAAGGATTTTGTAGCAACTTTTATTAATTAAGTTGCTTATACGGGATTAGCGCAGCTGGTAGCGCATCTGACTTACATTCAGGAGGTCGTGGGTTCGAGTCCCTCATCCCGTACCACCGAACGCAGGATTGGTTCGATTCCAATAATCAGCTGTAATTAGTGTAATGGTTGAGCACAGCGTTCGTGTTTTAAATATATCAAAGACACCATAAACTGCGAATTTTTTCTATATTAGAAGATAACAGAGATATTGTTTTATCAATAACTTTTGATTACCTGTCGAAGGTGTAGTCTGTTTGGGGTAAGAAAGAATTAATCGACAAATAGATGAAATAAATTGATTGAAATTCTTTGGTGTCTTGTTTTATACGGTCGTCGCCAAAATGGTAAGGCACAGGACTTTCTCAAAATCAGTTAAATGGGTTATATAATATGACGGGGTTAAGTAGTATTATATAAGTTCTGTTAGTAGGCTTCCGGTCCTATAAAACCGAGAATGTTGGTGCAAGTCCAACTTTTGAGCCCTGACTCCTGCATCTGCTGGTTCGAGTCCAGCCGGCCGTGCCACCAGAGTTCTGCTAAGTTATATATTTAATTAAGAATTTGCTACTCTGAAAGAATATATAATGAATAAAAAATTGGGTCTAGATGACGCAGATAACCCTCTCTGGACCATAAATTCAATTTAAGGAGAAAAATTATGATTTGTCGCACTAAAGAGCATTATGAAAATCGCATTGCGAAGTTGTATTCCCATGGTGAAGTTATGAATCAGCGTCTCATTAATAAGATGAAGCGAAAACTCCGTAAGTTGAATTAAGGAGTTTATTGAGGGGTAGCATAGCGGCAAATGCGCTGGTCTCTAAAACCAGATAAGTGGGATCGACACCCACCCCCTCCGCGGTGCTAAAAACAAAACCTCCTCGTGGTAGCACTGGGTAATGCTAATTTGTTTATAAAGGTAATAAAGGCAATATGTATAAAAGTCATTGATAAGTCCTTTTATACGATAGGAAGTAGGATTAGAAGCGTCCATCTTTTAAAGAGCGAAATGCGGCGATCGGGTATTTCCTTGGTCCAGTAGACACACTATCGGAGGTTGTGGGTTAACCTAATTAAAACCCTCAAAATAAGAATGTTTGATATTTATTTAAATTATTGCGAAGAAACTTTTGGTGGTTCTCATAAGTTTACTAAAAATGGTCTTGGTTATGATGTTTTAAATATCCATAATAATCGAGATGATTTTAAAATTGTACTTGCAGATAAAGCGCGGTTTGGAGAATATACTTTATTTCATCGTGCTTATGGAGCTAGACTTGATGGTTCTTATGAGTGGCATGTTCAATTAAAATCTAAGCATTTAGATTTTTTAATTTATTGCGCTTTTGCACATGATTTTAATAAATATAATGATATTCCTTATAATCGAGAAGATTATTTGCGATTTATTAAAGATTATAGGAAATATATTTCGGAGATTAACGTGATAAGGTAGACACCCCGGTCTGTAAAACCGGTGCGCTCAGTCGCTCGAGTGGGTTCGATTCCCTCATCTCCGACCAAAGTATTTGGCAGTATACTTTATAGTAATCGCAAAAACTGCTTATCGTACCTGAGTAAGTGGCAAGGTCGTAGATGGCGACGGCGTTGTTTATTTAAAACGATAGGTTTCTTTTCCTAACAGGCTGAAGAAAAGACGTTAACCACAACGAAAGAGTGATTAAGAATAGGTAAGGAATATTTATATTAAAGGTGATTTGGCACTATTGTTAATTTTAATTCTAATCGGTGCGGAATAAGTAAGATTTCCTATTTAAATCTAACCAAATTGAATACTGAAAACAAACCGAGGAAATGCTCTTAAATGGAGTTTGATTGTTCTTTGATGGTGGAAGGAAGCGTAAGGCAACCTACGGGTTAGCGCTTGCGGAGTAAAAGAACAAGAAAATAAAATTTAAGAGTATTTTTGTTTGCTTAAATAAAGGCGGTGAATGTGATCCGACCGGCATCAAGCACAAAAACCGAAAACCGCAATTTAAAAATGGTTTTAGAAATTTTTAAGATAAAAGGGAGGAAATTAAATGGCTGTTTCTGTAAGTTGCACAAGTAGTACTACTACCTCATTAATTTTTGAAGCAAGTGGAATAAGCTCAGATAATGTTAGTAGAAGGTTATATGTCCGTTTAGATGATGGGACTTCGGATACTGGTTCTTCAACAACTGGAACTCCTTGGGTTCGAATTTCAGGATTAACTCCTGGCACAAGGTATGAATATGCTTGGGAAGTAGATTATTATACAGCAGGCCAGTGGAATAATGGAGCATCTGGAACAGGAGTTGCTTGGACTGATGAAGATTCTGGCGGAGGTGGAGGAGGTAGTGGTGGCTCTGATGATGATTATCATTGGGATTGCTACAATTTAACCACTGGAGATTATATGGGCTATGAAACTTCCACTTCTTCTTCAAGCATTACAGCTCCTACTATTAGTGGATATACTTATTAGGGTTATGTTTATCATAGCACTTGGTCAAAATGTGTAGAGTAGGCAAAAAATGGAAATTATGATGGAACAGGAGATACTTGCTCTGATCATAGTTCATCACATCCTTATATAGTTTTCTTTTATACTGAAGCTCCAACAGGATGGTATTTACAAAATTTAGGTAATTATAGTGGTGCAGTCAATACTTATGTAGACTATAACTTATCTTCTTATGGGATTGGATACATTGATTATACTCCTAGTTCAAATGGACTCCTTACTGCATACGCTTCGGGAGATAGTTTTGATGACTATGGATTTATAGGGTATGCCAATTCAATGGGATTAAATTCAAGCGCTTCTAGTGGGTATCAGGCAATAACAAATTATTTAATATCTGATGATCAAAGTGGCGGAAGCGGGCATTTTAAAATAACTTAGTTTTCTGTCACTGCTAATACAACTTATAGAATAGCAATAGCTCCTTGGAGTAGCCCTGCTGCTTTTTCAGGAAAACTTTATTTTTATTTTGAATCAATAAGTTCTTGGATGACCCCAATTAGTATGTATACTATAGGTAGTGGTACTAGTGGAACAAGTGGTACTACTTCTGTGCCTGCTTACAAAGCAGGATATATTACAATAACAACTCCAAGTTATGCTGGAAAATTGGTGTTTAAGACAACTAGTAATTCTAAAAGTCCTGACTATTATAGTTATTTAAGTTCTTCACTTTTATCTGCTGCTTCGGGGACTAGTAGAACAAGTGCTGTTAGTGGAACGACATTAAAAGTAGATGATGATGGAGCAGGAACTGGTTATGATACTAAAATTGAATATGTGGCATCAGCAAACACTATTTATTACTGGTATGTAAATGCTGCTTGGAGTAATAGCAGCACATATTCTATACCGTGGCAATATAATTATTATAGACAATATACAATAACCTTTAACAAGAATGATGGTACTAATACTATCTGGTCTACAAATTATGTTTACGCTGATTCTATGAGCGCCACAATGGCTTCCGCGCCATCTCGTACAAATTATACTTTCCAAGGGTGGAGCACTTCTTCATCTGCTACTTCTGGCTATAGCGCAGGGAGTTCTGTATCAGTAAGTGGTTCAACAACTTTTTATGCGATTTGGAAAAGAAATACAATTACTGTGACTTATAATGCTAATGGCGGTTCTGGTGGACCCGGATCATAGACTGTTAATACCAATTCTTCTTTTAACATAAATGGATCTAACTATCCTACTCGTAGTAATTATATTTTTAAAGGATGGTCTACATCCTCTACAGCAAAAACCGCAACTTATAAAAAGGGAACAACACCTTCTATTTCAACAACAACATCCAATATAACTTATTACGCAGTTTGGTGGCCCGCATTTACTTGGAAAGATTATTCCAGAAATGAAGCAAATACTTTCGCGGGATATATAAATACTTATTTAAATAGTTCAATTGCTACCATAAATGACGCTAATCCTCTACGCTTAGTGGTTTGGTTTAACGCTATAACAACTGCTTTGGGAAATAATACTAAAGTGGCATCAGGCGATGCTAGTTTTAAAACACAATTAGATGCTTTATTAACCACCTACAACAATTATTAAAATTAATTGGCCTACTGAGATTTTCAGTAGGCCAATTTTTTATATTCATAAAGAATATTTTTTTATATTATTTAGAATGATGTAATAAAAAAGGAGGCAATAAGATGTATACTTTAACACATCAAAATGGTAAAGTTAATTATGGATTAAAAAAATTCATAGTTGATTCTGTTGAAGATATTGAAAAAATTCCAACAATTTCATTGCTCCCTGGTAGTACCGCTTTTATTCCTAAATCATCAAAATTATATATTTATCAAGATAATAATACTTGGGTTGAATAGAAATCCAATAGTAATAATAGTGGTGGCGGCGGAAGTACCGAGCCCTCTGATCCTGATAATACATATATTTGGGACGGCGGTAGTATTGATTAAGGAGGTGTATTTAATTGGCTGATGTTTATATGAAGTCAAAGTTTTACTTTAAACGCGGAAATGCAGAAACTTGGACTAAAAAAAATATTCTTTTAGGTCCGGGAGAACCGGGTTTTGAATTAGACACTGGCAAATTAAAAGTTGGCGATGGCGTTCATGCTTGGAATGACCTTCCTTACATTAATGACGATAATACATATGAAGTTATTGATGGTGGAGAAGTTCCAGTATAAATAAATAAGGAGGAAATTTGTAAATGGCAAATAAGAAAACTTTACAGACCCTTATCCAATTCCGTCGTGGATATCAAGCTCAATGGGATGCAGTTGCTAATACTTATATTCCAAAAGCAGGCGAACCATGCGTAACCCTCGATGGAAAAAATAAAGGCCAAGTAAAAATTGGTGATGGCACTTCTACTTGGGGCGAACTTAAATATGTTGGCGTCAATGAAGGTGCTATTCATTTTATTGGCACAGTCGCGGAAAAAAGTAATTTACCTGAATCCGCGGAAACAGGTGATATTTATCAAGTAACAGCTGAGCGCACCCTTTATATTTGGGATGGCGATAGCTGGGAAATTTTTCACGCAGTTGACCTTAGTAATTACTATAATAAAGAAGAAACAGCAAATCTTATCAAAGTTAGTATTAATGATTTAACTACTGATTTAGATAAAAAGTTTGAAGGAATTAATTCTTCTATTGGAGAAATTAACCAAAAAATTTCTGATGCAGATAATAAAATTACTGAAGTCGGTCAAAAAGTAGAAGATGTTAAAGCAGAAATCGCAAAAAATTATGTTGAGAAAGTTGAACTTGACAAATATGCTTTAAAAACTGATTTAGACGTTATTAAGGTGTATGGGGAAACCGCAGATGACACTTCGGTCGAAGTCAACGGACAAACTTTTATTAGTGTAAATGAAGCTATTGATGCTGTTGAAGATGGCGGAACTATTAAATTAAGTAATGGCCTTGAAGCAGATGAACCAATTTCCGCAGATAAAAAATTTACTGTTGATATGAATAATGCTGTTATTGTTAATAATAATACTTGTCCTGTCGTGATTAAAAATGCGGGTAATCTCACTTTAACCGGTAATGGCAACGTAGAATGTAATAAAAATGGTAGAGCTGTTATTGAAAGTAATGGTAATGCCACAATTGAAAATGGTACTTATTCTCGTTCTATTGATGAAAAAGGCAATGGAGGATATGTTTTAAAGAATCACGGTTATATGACTATTAATGATGGTATCTTCTCTTCTCCTGGTGGATTATCTAGCTTAGTTGATAATGGTTATTATAATTATAGTAAAGAACATATTGATGGTGAAAATGCAGAGTCTCCTGAATTAACTATCAATGGTGGTACTTTTATTAATGCTTATACTACTATTAAAAATGATGATAATGGTGTTTTAACTATTAACGATGGTAAATTCTATGGTATGATTTATAACGTTGGTAAAATTGTTACTATTAATGGTGGCTATTTCTCAACAAATGATGGTTATGCCACTGTTCAAAGTATTAAGAGTAATGATACCCTTAATGTTGGTAAAACTATAATTACTGGCGGTACTTTTGAAGGCACTGGTAAAGAATTATTTACTATTGAAGGTAATGCTGAATTTGTTGTTTCCGGTGGTAGATTCAGTCATGAACTTCCAGAAGCAATAATTGCTGATGGATATGAGCAGGACTACATTGATGGTTATTATGTAGTAACCGCGAAAATCTGAGGAAGGAGGATTGACTGATGTTTAAATTAGCATATGTAAATAAAGATAAAATTAATAATAGTATTGCTGAAGAGGTTATCTCTAATGAAACTCTTATTGTAACAAATAATGAGAAAAATAGTGGAGAAGTCTATTATTATGATGAAAAAGGTAATTTAAAACAAATTGTTAAAAAGACTCGTTTTGAAAATGAAAACGAAGCACGTCTTTGGGTTGCTAAATATGGTAATTACGAAGGTGAAACCATTTCAATTAAAGATAAAGATGGTAACTGGATTAGTTATAATGTTATTAATAACAACCAATTTAGTCAAGTTCCTAACGAAAATGATTTAACTGATATACTTGATGGTTTAATTATTGATGGTGGTAGTGCTCCTACTGCCTAAAAAAGGTAGAAAGGAGGCTAATAAATGCCTAATATAAAATAGATTAATTCTATTATTAAATTACGTCGTGATAATGATTATAATTATGAAAAAGTAAAAGACACTTTTATTCCCGCTCGCGGAGAACCTATTTTAGTAGATACCGCGAAGAATGGACTAAGAATAAAAATTGGTGATGGAATTACTTCTTATGGTAATTTAAATTATCAAGACAATCTTTTTATTCGAGGATACCTTTATGAGAATAATTTTTATAAAAATGAAGAACATACTATTATAATTAATGGATATGAGAATAGGCTTTATATAAGTAATCAAATTATTTATTATTATGATGGGACATAGTATATTCCGATAAATGAAACATAGAACGCTAATGAAACAACTTCTGGAATTATGAAATTATACAATAATCCTGGATAGAATATAGATGGCACTATGACTCAAAAAGCTATCACCGATGAATTAAAAGAAAAAATTGAAATGCGAGTAAACGAATTAGATGAAACTGTCGTTTTCGCATATAATTTGTAATCTCCGTTTAATTAAACGAGATAATATATATTATTTAATGGAGGAAAATTATTTATGGCTATTTTTGATCCTAAGAATTTACCCGTTATTAGTAAACTTACTATTGGCGAAAAAACTTATTATTTAAAAGATGCTGAAGTTCGTGAACTTCTTAAAACTCTTGGCACTGCTGCTAAGAAAGATGTTGCTGCTGGTGTTGGCGCTGATGAACAGGGCCTTGTAACTGGCGCTCAAGTTCAGGCTGCTATTGCTGGTATTGCCGGCTCTATGCATTTCCGTGGCGTTGTTAGTGCCACTTCTGACATTAAAGACCCCGCTCCCGGTGATGTTGTAATTGTCGGCGTTAAGGAATATGTGTACGGTGGTGAGCCCGCCGATTGGCATGAGCTTGGTGACGAGAGTATTTATGCCCTGAAGAGTTTCAAGATTGGTACTCAGGCTCTTGAAGGTACTTTCTCTCTTGAGACTTTAAAGACCGATTTGGGTCTTGGTGCTCTTGCCTATAAGAGTTCTGCTACTGGCACTGTCGCTGGTCAAACCATTACTGGTGTTAAGGCTACTGGTACCTCCGCAGGTAGTATTGAAGTTGGTTTAACTCAAACTTCTACCGCTGCTACTCTTACTAAGAGTGATTATACTCCTTCTGGTGACGTTACTGGTTCTGTTACTGCTGCTGGTACTGTTTCTATTGCTAAGGACGCCGATAACGGTACTCAGATTTCTGGTTCCGTTTCTGCTCCTACTGTGACTGTTACTCCTGCTACCGACACTATTAAAAAGGTAACTTCTGTTGGTTCTCTGCCATCTAAGGCTAAGGATACTTTTACTGCCAATGGTGATGACACCTTTACTGCTGGTTCTAAGGCCAAGTGGAGCGCTAATGTTGATGAAACAAGCGAAACTCTGAGCTTCTCCTTCACTGCAAATGACCTGCCTACTTTTGTTCAGGGTGCAAAGGCTTCTTACACAGAGGGTGCATTTGATGCAGGTGCTCTTCCAGAACTCGCTGCTACTGGTACTACTGTTGTTACTGGTATTACCAAAGCCGAGGCTTCTGCTCCTACCTTTACTGGTGATAAGTTTGCTGCTTCCTTCACTGGAGCTTCTGCCGATATTACTGCTACCTTTACTGGCGAAAAGACTTCTGTTGTTTCCGGTGTAAGCTATGACAAAGCTGGTGTAGATGCCGCTAAGACTAAGTTTACTGGCGCTGCTCTTGAGCTTGCTGTTGGTGACATTGCTGTTGCCGCTAAGGAAGTTACTGTTTAGTAATTATAGTTAAATTTTAATATAAGGTGGTGAGTAAATGGCAGACAATATGAAATTGATTTCCAAAATCAACTTAGGTAGCGTCATTTACCACCTGAAAGACTCTGATGCAAGAGATCGTCTTACTTAGCTTGAGACGACTCTTGCTTCTTCTCTTGTGTTTAAAGGTGTGGTTTCAAATGCTACCGGTATCACAAATTTAACTAATTATAAAACAGGTTGGACTTATAAATCCAATGCTACATTTACTCTTGGTTCTCTCGGAAAGATTGAGCCAGGAGATATGATTATATGTGTTGGTAATTATAACTCCGCTTTTAAAATCGCAGATTGGACTGTCGTTCAAAATAATATTGATGTAATGGTTGGGGCCACTAGTTCCAGTAGTGGAACAAAAGGTTTAGTGCCGGCGCCTGCGGTCGCTAATAAGGACAATTTTCTTAAAGGCGATGGAACGTGGAGCATGCCCTCTATTGAGACGCTCGCACAAACTAATTATGTCATTTTTGATTGCGGCTCCTCTACGGTAAATATTTAATTAAAGGCTCTCTTAATTGAGAGCCTTTTTTCTTTTGGCCGAATTTAATATATTGACATTTCCAAAAATTAATATATAATGTAGATAGAAATTTAAGTTTGAAATTGATAACTTAAAATTTATAATATATTTGGTTTTACTCTTTTGGAAATGATTATTGAGAAAACTATTTTTAAATGGTGTTACTTCTAATTATACAAAAGAGGTAACACCATTTTTTTTATTTCTTCAAAGAAAGGAGATAACATGGCAAAGATATATAAAGGGCGCATATCTCAAAAACACGATACTAGTGAAAATTGGGAAAAAGCTGGTAATTTTGTCCCTTTAGCAGGCGAGTTAATTATATATGATGATTTGCGTAAAATAAAAATCGGCACAGGATCTACTAAAATAAAAGATTTACCTTTTGAAGCAATTGATGGAGCTTAGATTAGCGGTGGTATTAATTCTATTGGCAATGAACCAACTCACGTTGCTATAAATCCTGCTATTAATGGCGCCGGATTTGAAAGATTAAAAGGTTCTACAATTAAAATTTATTATGGCGATTATGAAATGCCTTTTAATACAACTGCCATTGATAGTCTTTTTGACGGTAAAGCAAGAACTTATATTAACTTTTGCGGAGGATTTGCTGGGGATTTTGATTGGAATAGCTCTAAAACTTATCCTGCTGGAGCTTATGTAAAAGTTAATAATATTTGGTATAAAGCAATTAGTGAAAATACTAATATAAATCCAATATCTAATAATACTATTTGGGAAAATGTTTAGTCTCTCGCCGGAGAAGATTATTCATCTTATATAAATCTTAATGATATTCCAATAATAATAGATATTACTTTTTCAAATAGTATTAAATTTGAAAATTCTTTAGCATTATATTGGCGCGCTTATGGGTAGAATCCTAATTATATTAAAGTTGAAAAATATCGAGAAAATTATGGATGGTATACAGTTGAAGAATAGAAAGATATTCATTAGAATTAGACCGTAACGAATATCTATTTAGCAAATAATAATCCTCCTTAGAAACAATATCCCGGTAACGAAAATAAAATGCGTATTACTATGTATGCACGTCCTAAGCAGGCTTGGTTTGCGCTTATTCAATTAGCTATAACTGGTATTTATGGCGGAATTGATGGTACTCTTTTAAATAGAGGTGGGGAAGTATCACTCCTTATAAAAAAAATGCTGCGGATTTAGGTTCAAGTAGTCTACCTTGGAATTATATTTATGCTTCTGGATACAAAGGCGAATCAGGTGATATGACTTCTTCTTTTACTTAGGGATCGATAAGAAATAATCTTACTTCTGGAGATACTTTGCGCACAATTTTTGGAAAGATTTCTAAATGGTTCGCAGATTTGGGTTCATTAGCTTTTAAAAATAAAATCTCAAAAGACGATTTAGATAGTGATTTATAGAATAATTTAAGTAGTAGTAAGACTTTAATAGTTCAAGGATCATACGTCGGAAACTGTACTAAAGGGACAGCAGGAACTTATTCTCAAAAAATAGAAACAGGGTTTCCTGTTAAAGGTGTTATTCTTTGCTCAGATACTTCTAAATCAATAAATAATAACGCTACAAATCAAGCATTTATGTTAAATAAAGCTATGTCTTCCCCATTTTTTGAAAGTTACGATGCAGGTTTTATTATTAAAGAAGTTTCTACACCTGGCACTAAAGGCAATTATACTTATACAGGTTTTAATTATTTAGGGACTGAATATTATTTTATAGCTTTTGGATAAATAAATAATTTTTTTAAAGAAAGGAGATAGCTAATGAGTGCTGAAGTGATGAGCGGTGGTGGAGGAAGCCCTAATTTACAAGATAAAATTGTTACACCATCAACATCTTCTCAAATTATAATACCTGATAATAATTATGATGGTTTATCTAAAGTAACTGTTAATGCCATGCCAGCTGGTATTCTTAACAATCCTACTATTAATAGTAATGGTTTAATTACTTCAAGCGTAGGAACTAGTGGCTATTTATCAAGTGGAACAAGTAAAACATTACAATTATCTACTTAGGGGTCAAAAACTATAATCCCTGGAAGATATTCTCAAACTGCGGTTAGCAGTGGAAAATATACAACTGGAGCTGTAACTGTAAGTGGAAGTAGTAATTTAGTTGCTGGAAATATTAAAAGTGGAATAAGTATTTTTGGAGTAACTGGAACTTTATCAAGCACTCCAATAGAAGTAAGAAAAATTTAGCCTTCTCAAGGAACCACAACTTATACTTTTATTCCTACAAAATTCAGTTTTTATGACAGAACATTATATCCATATCAAATCATAATGATTCGTGAAGGATATAGTTATAAATGTGGCTTTATTGCTCTTCAAAGCTATATGACAAATCAAAATTGGGGCGGAAAACTTTGGGCGAGTTACACTGATTGGAACGGGAATGCTGTTACTTCAGTTAATAGCTATATTGAAGTAACTTGGAATTATGGTAATACAGGAAAATTTACTATTACATTAGAAAATAATTCTGATATTTACTTTAGCGGAGACCCATATTATTTATATGTAATATGTGAAAAAGCCCCAACTTAATATAAATTATTTGAAATAGGAGGTTTAATATGGCAATTCCAAAAGTAATAAATATATTACGTAAAGGTGTAGAATATAACACTGAAACATATTGGAACGCGCAAACTGATTATATTCCAGCGTCAGGATCAATTATTGTTTATACTGATTTAAATAAAATGAAAATTGGCGATGGCACAACTAAACTCGGAGATTTAAATTTTATTTCTGTACCAGCCGAAGGAAATAGCGGAGACGCTCTTGTAAAAAATGAAAAAGGTAGCAAATGGGAAACTCCCGTAGAAGCTACTTTAGTTGAATTACCTATTGGAACTTTAAAAAGTGATGGTACAACAATTACAGCGATTACTACAAAATATTTAACAACTACTTTAACTGTAGCTAATTGGAGTAATAAAACTTATAGTTTTGAAACAACTTATCCAAATAGTTAGTATGATATTACTGTCTTTATTGCTCCAACTGCTACTACTGCTGAATATGATGCTTTTTCTAATGCTAAAATTTGCGGTGATGCCACTCAAAACATAATTAAGGCTATTGGCACTGTTCCTACTATTGCTATTCCAATTATTATAAAGGTAGTAAGCAAATGAGCGCCGAAGTGATGAGTGGTGGCGGAGGAAGCCCTAAATTACAAACTAAAACAGTTTCTCCTTCTACTTCTTCTTAGAATGTAGCGCCTGATAATGGCTATGATGGACTGTCTAAAGTAACTGTTAATGCTATGCCGACAGGTTCTTTAAGTGGAATTAGCGTGAATAGTAATGGTTTAATTACTTCAAGCGTAGGGACTAGCGGTTATCTTTCAAGTGGAACGAACAAGACGTTACAATTATCGACTTAGAGTGGTATTACAATAACTCCTGGGACTGATACAAAAATTGCTGTTAGTAATGGAAAATATACTACAGGTACAATACAAGTTCAAGGAGATAGTAATCTTATTCCTGAAAATATTGTATCTGGAGTATCTATCTTTGGAGTTACTGGAACTCGATAGGATTTTTTTTATTGTATTACTCGAGCTGGAAATACACTTTTTGGCAATACGCAGACAATATATTGGGATGGTATAGCTATGCCCCCTAATTTTTAGATGCAATCTATCTCAATTAAGCCAAATGGATATTACGTCCCTTCTGATGGAGGGATTTATGCTTTTTTAGACGGATATTATGCTGTAAATGGTGATGTATTTTAGTTTGATGGATATAATAATAATAATATTAATTTTTCACACTTTTTTGACCAAAATTCTTCAAAATTTTATATGACGATTGGCAATTCAAGTTATTATTGGTCAAATACATATTATACATTAAATATTACTGGATATATTATACCATCTCAATAAATATTTATCAATCTAAAATAATCTCTTAGAAGAAAGGAGATAATCAATGAAAATATTATTACAAAATAAAAATATTGTTCTTACTAATAATAGTTTAATTTCTATTGATAGTGATAATATCGCGGAGAATGGTAATTTAGTAAGAACAAAGTAGGATTCTAAAAATAATATTATAAAAATAAATAATTCTTTAGTGCGCGCAAAAGTCGCTTCTGACCTCCCTATTATTCCTCCAAAAGGTTCAATTGTGAAGATGAATTTGGATGGGAGTGAAAGGCAATATAGAGTATTAAGTGTAAATGGAAATGTTTGTAAAGTATTGGGAATGTGGGATGATTTTACAAGTAAATATAATGAAACAAGTACAACTACTACTTTTGGAAGTACTACTGCTCAAAAATATGAAGATTCTATTTTAGATATATATTTGAATACAACTTGGTATAATACATTGTCAAGTGAAGCAAAGAATGCTATTGTACCCGAGAATGTAGTACAGTATTGTTATAAATACTATGATGAACCAAATACACCAAACACTCCAACTTATACATATCAATATCAATATAATGGGAATAAATCAGACTATGAAAACGCAGATAATGTTGGCAATGTCGTAGTAGGTAATAGAAATGTATTTGCACTTGATTTGAAAGATATTTTTGATTATATAGGTAAAGTATGTATTACATCTGATGAACTAATGACTATGTTTTGGAATAGCACAACTAAAGTATCTAAATATCTGTGGTTGCGATCCTCTCGTGCCTCTAGTTCTGCTTCTGCGTGGACTGTGATTGGCTACACTGGTAATTTGGGCAACTTTGGTGTGATCGATTCTTATGTTGTGCGGCCCGCGCTTAATCTTGACCTCTCAAAAATTGAATGGTCTACCATGACTTAAACAATAAAAAATCTTTAAAGAAAGGAAAATAATATGGCTAATAAAACATATCAAGGTCGTATAGTCCAAAAGCATGATAATTCAGCAAATTGGGTGAAAGCGACTAATTTTATTCCTTTAAAAGGCGAAATTATCATCTATGATGATTTAAATAAAATAAAAATCGGCGATGGAACAACTAAAGTTAATGATTTAGATTTTAATTCTTGTCTTCCTGACGGCGGAACCGCTGGTGATGCTTTAGTAAAAGACACAGATGGCGGAAAATGGGAAACTCCTGTTGAAGCTACTCTTGTTTCTCTCCCAGCTGGTATTTTAAAAAGTGATGGTACTACTATTACCGCGGCAACCGCAGGTATTGATTATCACTCAGTTACTAATAAATATACTTTCACCGTATCTGATTCTACACAATCAACATTCACTATTCCTTTTGATTTCAACAATGATTCTGGTACATTAACTGCTTATTATAATGGCGTAATGATGAAAGAAACTGATAACTATACTATCAGTAATAATACTCTTACATTAGTAGATTGGACTGCTAAAAAAGGTGATTATCTTACAGTAATGGGTATTGAGGGCGCTGCCTCTGTTAATGTTGATGCTAAACTCGCTTTAATCCAATAGGCAGTTGATAAAGCTAGTTCTGATATGGATTCTAAGGTGGCTTCCGCATCTACTGACATTAATAATAAAGTAAGTAGTGCTATTAAGCAAATTGATGATAAATTAGCCACTATTCCTGACGATGTAGAGCAAGCAGTCTACAAAAATAAATCTAATATAATGACCGCCAGCGGTAAAATTACTATGGATAGTAGTTATACTCCTTCCGCGAATGGCGATGTAGTTACCAAAAAATATGTAGATGATAGTGCTATTGGATTATTTTCAAGTACTAAAAATGGTATTGTTCCAAAATCAGACGGTAGCACTACTAAATACTTGCGCGCGGACGGTTCTTGGTCTACAATAGATAAAACTCCTGTAATTGGAACTACTACTGACTACGCTATTTATATTGGATCTACTAAACCTGCATCTGGAACTACGCCATTGCTTTGGGTTGATACTACAAGTTCTACGGGTTATTTAAAATATAGAACTTCTACTACTGGCACTTGGACCACTGTTCCTGTTGCTTGGTCTTAATATTTAAGAAAGGAGTAAATAATTATGTCTAAACCTTTACTTTTTCAACAGCTGCTTAGCGCGACTGAAAATAATCAAACTAACGTAACTATTGGTGATGCTACAATTAATAAAGATGGTACAATAACTGGTACAATATTACAAACTACTGGTGCTACCAATAAAGCTGGTAAATTTGCTACCATAAATAACGGGTAGATTTATTATCGTGAACCAGCAGAAGTGTTAGCTGATATTGGAGCGGCTGCTGAAACTTCTATCAATAATTTGTCTACTGAAATTACTACTTTAAAGACTTCTGATTCAACCTTAAAAGATAATTTAACTGACCTTGAAACGAATTATTAGACTTTAAATAATTCAGTATCTTCTTTAAAAACAGCAAATACAACTACTGCTTCAAAATTAGATACTTTACAAACTCAACAAACTAGTTTCTCAGAGGATTTAAAAACATTAAGTAATACTGTATCTACTACATTAACAAAAGTTTTCTCTATAGGAACAACTGCTCCAACAGACAAAAAACTCCTTTGGATAGATACTACATCAAATTCTGGATTAAAATATTATAATGGTTCCGCTTGGGTTACGATGCCCGTCTGTTGGGGCGACTAATTTATGGAACACCGCATTAAAATTTTTTTCTTTTTAGATCAAGAAGATTTTGGTGATAAACGTAATTGTTCTTTAACGAGTATAACATCTATTTGTTATACTCGTTTCAGAAATCCTTCTATTAAAGAAATCTATAATATAGTCGAATCTATTGGAAAAAAATATTGTTATAATGATAAACGAGGAACTAATCCTTTGCTTATTAAAAATATTTTTAATAAATCTTTAGAGTATTTTTCTAAACAAAAATGTCAAACTAGTTCAAAGTATTTAAAAGAAATTGGGTATAATTTTACTACAATTAAAAATTTAATTGATATGAATAAACCTGTTATTCTATCTTTCTGGAAATGTGAAAAATATTCTAATCATACAATTACAATAATTGGATATGATGATAAAACACAAGATTTAATAATTGCGGATAACTGGTCCAAAAGGCCATAGAAAATTAATTATAAAAATATCTCAACAATTTCTTCAATAAACTACTTTTAAAAATTTTTTGACATTTTTAAAAAAATAATATATAATATATATAGAAAGTTGAGAGAGAAAGATTTTAAAAATTTTTTCTCTTATACTTTTTCTTTCGGCAACGAACTCTTTAATTGATAAGTTAAAGAGATTGGGAGAAAGAACGCGGGAACTGCGTTAGTGCCAATATGCTGGATTAGCTCAGCTGGTAGAGCAATTGATTTGTCAATCAAACTCAATGAAAAAAATATGGAATTAACTTCTAAGCAAAAGGGAAATTTAACCGAGCTCCAATGTTTAACAGCCTTTATAGAGCAAGGTTGTGGAGTTAGTATTCCGTATGGAGATAACTCTAAATATGATTTCATTGCAGATGTGAATGGCGCTCTATTAAAAATTCAAGTCAAAACTTCTTCTCTTAAAGATGAAAATGCAATTCAATTTTCATGTAGAACCACTCATGTAAATTGCGCAGGAGTAAAAAATGAGAGATATTCAAGTGATGACATTGATTTCTTTGCAACTTATTGGAACAATCAGTGTTATTTAGTTCCTGTTGCAGAAAGTTCAGTTACGAAAACTTTACGATTTGCTCCTCCAAAAAGTGGGCAAATGAAGGGAATTAGTTTTGCCTCTGAGTATGAGTTAGCAAAACAATTATCCAAGTTAGGAGGAAGTAATTGAGCATTGATAGATAAATCAATAGGTCGGGGGTTCGAATCCGTCATCCAGCTCCATTAATCAAAAGATTAAAATAAATGTGTAAAAGGTGTAAAATTATGAATTATTCTCTGGACAAGTATAAGTTTTATGAGTACAATGATCCCAAGGGTAAGAAGACCGTGAGCGCGGTTTCCACGTATGCCGGTCGGACAGTCAAAGGCTATGCTAAGTGTGATCCTCGTGATAGTTTTAATGTTGAAAATGGCAAGAAGCTCGCGGCCGCGCGTTGTAATGCGAAGGTTTCCGCAAAGCGCATGAAGCGCGCTGAGTATAAGATGAAGGAAGCTCAGACTCTTCTTGATCAGGCTCAGGCTCATTACAACAAGATGGTGAATTATTTCAACGATGCTTCTCGTGATAAGTCTTTTGCCGAGAATGAGGTAAATTGTCTCCTTAAGGAGATGTAATAAATAAGGAGAAGATTTTCTTCTCCTTTATATGCGGGCGTGGTAGAGTTTGGCTTATTACACCGGTCTTGAAAACCGGCGAGGGGCAACCCTCCAGAGGTTCGAATCCTCTCGCCCGCGCCAACTAATTTAATAAGGAGGATATTATATGAAATCTAATTCTCGTGCTTATAATCGTGATGTTTCCAAAAGAAAAGCGTTGAGAAAGCGTAGAATCACCAAAGAAGTGTATGGTGATCTTACTCATCCTTATTATGATAATTTACATCAATATTCAAAAAATAAAATCCATTGTTCATGTCCTATGTGCTCGGCCAAGAGTAAAAATAGAGGAAAAAGACGTGGAAAAGCGTGGAATTATTCTCCTACTTATAATTGGAAGATCGCGGATTTGCGTAAATTCAATAAGATGGACATGAGCTGTGAGGACGCGGGCGTGTAAAGTAAAAATACTTTACACCAATTTCCGCAATTTTTTGACATTTTTAAAAATTTAATATATAATATATATAGAAAATGAAAAAAGACTTTAACAGCAAAAATGGACTGTAAATCCGTCGCTGATGCTACGCAGGTTCGAATCCTGCCCTCCCCACCACCATATGGCGGAGGTAGGGAAGTGGTTAAACCCAATGGAACTGAAAATAATAAGTCTTGTTTTTGAATTAAAAATTTTTTGACATTTTATAAAAAATATTATATAATATTTATATAAAATGAAGAAAGACCTTATCAGCAAATATAAGAATAAAATCTTTACCAAACTTCAAGGATGTTATTTGAGGTCTTGTAAATATTATCTAAAGCCCGTGAGAGAAAAAATAGACGGACTGAGCGTCAGTAATTCTGGCTGGAACTTGAAGAGGAAGTTGTTGGCTGACATCAAAGCTGATATCTGCGGGCGTGGCGGAACTGGCAGACGCCTGGGACTTAAAATCCCATGAGGTGAACCCTCGTACGAGTTCGAGTCTCGTCGCCCGCACCATTAATAAAATATAAGGAGTGAGTCCAATGGGTTCTCGAATGGTTATCTTTTAACATCTTTTAAAGGAGGTTAAAAGAATGAGTAGAAGTAGAAAAAAGACACCTTATAGTGGCGACCGCAAAGATCGTGGTTATAAGAGATACGCAAATAAAAAAGTTCGTCAAAAACTAAAAAATTCTGAAGAAATTTATAATCATAAAGAATATAAAAAAATTTTTTGTTCTTATGATATTTGTGATTATTATACCATAGAAGGTGATTTTGAAACTTTTTATAAAAATGAAATTTCACGTTGGTATCGTTGGCGAGTATATCCTTATTTAAATTATGAATTTCCTACTCGTGAAAAAGCATATCAAGATTATATGCGATATTACATTAGGAAATAAGAAAATTTGACATTTTTAAAAATTTAATATATAATAAATATATAAAACGTATAAAATTTTTTTCAATTCTTATTCTCTTTATTGATTGTTTAGCATTTTCAACAATATAAAGAAAATGCTTACGCAGGATTGGTGTTAGCGGCTAGCATTCCGGTCTTCCAAACCGGCGGGGCCAGTTCGAATCTGGTATCTTGCTCCATAGTTATTAATTCGGTCTATGATAAATCGCGATGCCTGATTAATTAACTAACATAGAGCCATGCAGCAAATTCTTTTTACTGGTTCGCCAGTGCTATTAACTTATTTTAAGTTTCTACTAAAAGGATTGATGTAAAATCAAATGCTTGTAGGTCTATGAGTATGATATAATAAGTAATATAAATGGCTTGGCTCTAGAATTTAAAGCCGTTTATATGAAAATTATATTAGAAAATAGACGATTTGTTCTCTTTGGAGGATTGTTTGAAAAAACTAAAAAATTAAGAGAGCAGGTTAGATTATAAATAACTATTAAAGACGCATCCAGCAACAGATCTTTTATGTTGTAATGAAATTTAAAAAGAAGAGCGTCTTGTTTTACGCGGTTGTAGCTCAGTGGTAGAGCAGTAGCCTTTTAAGCTATTGGCCGAGGGTTCAAGTCCCTCCAACCGCACCAAACGAGACTTTTATTAAATGAATAAAAGTCTCGTTTTTTTTATATGGCAAGGTATTCAAGTGGTTTAAGAAGACGGTCTGCAAAGCCGGTATTCGTGAGTTCGAATCTCACCCTTGCCTCCATTAAATTTTCAGAAAGGAATCTTGTTAAAGATTTAGGTGAAGACTATGAATACTTTTTTGAATGGTATGAAGAATGAGACTAATTATACTCTCACTGAGAATGGTGCGCTTACTCATAAGACCACAACCAGTGATCTTTTGGATATGTTCGCGCTCGGTGCTTCTATGCGTAAGCGTAGTGATGAGGATGTTCTTCTTATGTTCCAGAAGGCATATCGTGAGAATCCTCTTTATGCCTTGAAGTGTCTGTTTTATATCCGCGATGTGCGCGGTGGTCAGGGTGAGCGTCGCTTCTTCCGCGTTTGTATGAAGTGGCTGGCTAATAACGAGTCTGAGGTCGTTATTCGTAATTTGAAGAATGTCCCCGAGTTTGGTCGTTGGGACGATCTTTATGTCTTTGATGGCACGGCTATTGAGGATGAAGCATATACTCTCATTAAGAAGCAGTTGGCTCTTGATGTTCAGTGTAAGACTCCTTCTCTTTTGGCTAAGTGGCTGAAGAGTGAGAACACCAGTTCTGCGAAGTCTCAGTATCTCGGCATGAAGACTCGCAAGCATCTTAATATGACTCCTCGTCAGTATCGTAAGACTCTCTCTATCCTTCGTAAGCGCATTAACGTTCTTGAGCGTTTGATGTCTGCTGGCGAATGGGATAAGATTGAGTTTGATAAGATTCCTTCTCGCGCAGGTCTTATCTATAAGAATGCTTTTGCGCGTCATGACATTGAGCGTCAGAAGGCCGGCGCTCGTACTTATGAGAATTTTGCTAAGGATGAAACCACTACGGTTAATGCCAAGGCTCTTTATCCTTATGAGTGTGTTGCTAAGGCTATGAACCTTATGGGTTATGGCGGTTATGGTTGGTATGGTTATGATCATGCTATTCCTATGGACAATACTGATCGTCTTATGATTAATAAGTATTGGGCGAATCTTGCTGATTACTTTGCCGGTAAGACTTTTAATGGTATGGCTCTCGTTGATACTTCCGGTTCTATGACTGGTAGTGAAGCTTCTGCTCCTATCAATGTAGCTATTTCCATTGGTATGTATTGTGCAGATAAGGCTAAGGGCCCGTTCGCTAATCATTTTATGACTTTCGAGTCTACTCCTCACTTCATGGAAGTTGAAGGTGTTGATTTCTGCGATAAGGTAAAGCGTATTAGTTCTGCTCCTTGGGGTGGTTCTACTAACATCGAATCTGCCTTTGACCTTATGCTCAAGACTGCCATTAAGAATGGTTGTTCTCAGGATGAAATTCCCGAAAACCTGATTATCATTAGCGATATGGAATTTAATTCCTGCGTTCGTTGTGGTAGTTATGGCACTGTCGGTAATACTCTGATGGAGAAGATTGAAAAGGAATGGAACGCTTATGGATATAAGATGCCTAATCTTATCTTCTGGAATGTTGATGCTCGTCAGAATAATATTCCCATGACTGTTAAGAACGGTATTTCCTTTGTATCCGGCATGAGTCCTACCATTTTTGAGACTATCCTTTCTGGAAAGACTGGATACGATCTTATGATGGAAAAGCTTAATAGCGAGCGCTACGCTTGTATTAAGTAATTTTAATGGGTTAGATATTTAATTAAATATCTAACCCATTTTTTCTTTAGGAGATAAAAATGGATAAAGAAACTGTTATTAGTAATATTGATCGCTTAATTGAAATTTTTCGCATTAGAGAAAAACTTTTTAATATCTTTAATCAAGTTTTTAATCTTGAAGATGATTTTGGAGCTTGGTATGAAGATGTGTTTTGTTATCCTGTATCAATGGTATGGGATATGATTATTTCTTCTCGCGGATTTCCTGAAACTGATGAAGAATTTGATACTTTTAATGAATTAATTTGGGAAAAAGTTAATAATGAAACATCTATTTGTGAAATTAAAGACAAGAATGGAAAAATAAAACATTACCCAATCAACAATAGCGAAGATATTTATGATTTTTTTACCTGGAAAACTTCTAATAATTGATTTTTATAAAAAAATAATATATAATATTTATAGAAAATAAAAAAGAAAGGTAAATTTTAAAAATATGAGTGAAAATATGATGCAGAAAGACCTTGTTCTTTCTATCAATGAATACGCTTATGTCCTTGACCGCACTAAGGGTAATGTCCTTTGCCACGTCGGACCTACTAAGACTTCTCTTTCTCAGTCTGATGAACTTGTGCGTTTTGAGCCCAAGAGTAAGAAGTTCCGCCCTTGTGGTTATAATGAGGCAATTTCCCTTTTTGCTTCCGCTCCTGAGAACTGGTATCTCGTTCTGAAGAACCCTACGAAGAGTGGTCGTCGCCCTACGGCCGGCACATCCAATAATCTTCCCGAAGATATTGAAATTGGTCGTAAAATTAATATCCCCGGTCCTGTTTCTTTTGCTCTCTATCCGGGTCAGATGGCTAAGGTTGTTAAGGGCCATGCGCTTCGCACTAACCAGTATCTTCTTGCTCGTGTTTATGACGCGGCGAGAGCTTCTGTAGAGGGCGGTCAGGTCATTGATGCTGATGGTAATGTTGTTGTTCCTGAGAAGAAGGATTATGTAAATGGTCAGATTCTTGTAATTAAGGGCACTGATATTTCTTTCTATATTCCTCCTACTGGAATTGAAGTCATTCCTCTTCAGAACAATGATGCTCTTGGATATATTCGTGATGCAGTCACCCTTGAGCGCCTTGAGTATTGTATCCTTAAAGACGAAGATGGTAATAAGCGTTATGTCCATGGTCCCGAGGTTGTGTTCCCTGAGCCTACTGAAAGTTTTGTGACCTCCCCCAAGGGCGGATTTATTTTCCGTGCTATTGAGCTGTCTAAGATTTCTGGTATTTATGTTAAGGTAATTGCTGAATATGCCGATGATGACGGCACTGTTCATCCTGTTGGTGAAGAGCTGTTTATTACTGGCGATAACCAGATGATTTATTATCCTCGTCCTGAGCATGCAATTATCAATTATGATGAAAAGATTCTTCATCATGCGATTGCTATCCCTGACGGCGAAGGTATTTATGTAATGAATCGCATGAATGGCGAAATTAAGACAGTTCGTGGTCCTGCGATGTATCTTCCTGATCCTCGTGTGGAAGTTGTTGTTAAGCGTAAGCTGAGCCAGCGTGAGTGCAATTTGTGGTATCCTGGTAATCAGACTGCTCTTGCTTATAATGCTGGTCTTACCGAGAAGTCTCTTGAGAAGGCTATTGCTAAGAGTGTTAAGGCGGCTACTGCAAATCTTGATAGCTCTACCGCAACTGCTTATAGCGTTACCAATAGTGTAAATAATATCAATCGTGAATTCCAGACCCTTGCTTACCTTGAGAGCAATGCTGGTATTTCTCGCGGAACCTCCTACGCTAAGCCTCGCACCATTACTCTTGATAATAAGTATGATGGTGTTGTAAGTCTTGATGTTTGGACTGGTTATGCAGTTAATGTCGTTTCCAAGAATGGCACTCGTAAAGTTGTTCGCGGTCCGCAGACCATTCTCCTTGATTACGATCAGACTCTTGAGGAGCTTCAGCTGAGCACTGGTAAGCCTAAGACCACTGATAAGGTTGAGCATACTGTATTCCTTCGTTATGAGAATAACAAGGTTTCTGATATTATCTCCGTTGAGACTAAGGATTTTGTTGAGTGCTCTGTGAAGGTTTCTTACTGCGTTGATTTTGATCCTGCCTATATGGATAGTTGGTTCTCTGTTGACAATTATGTTAAGTATCTTTGCGATCGTATTCGTTCTCTTCTGAAGCGCGAAGTTAAGAAGCATACTATTGAGGACTTCTATCAGAATTACAGTGATATTGTCCGTAATATTGCTATTGATTATTCTGAAAATACGACTTCTGAAAAGGCTTCTAATAAGCATGAGGGACGTTTCTTCCGTGAAAACGGTATGTTTGTAAAGGATTGCGAAGTTCTTTCTCTTACTGTTGAGAGTGAGATTGCAGAAATCCTTGAAAGTCATCAGCGTGATATGGTTGAAAAGAGCCTTGAGCTTTCCGATGCGGAAGCTCGTGTTAAAGTCGCTGAGGCGCTGTTTGACGCAGAGAAGAAGGAAAATGAGCTGGCCAGCACCAAGCTTATTAACCGTATGAATCTTCAGGGTGAGGAAGCACGTCGTAAGCTTGAAATTCAGGCTGAGGTTAACCGTAAGCAGGAAGCTGAAAAGCAGGCGGCTAAGCAGGCAGAAAAGGATATGCAGGTTCTTATTGATGCGATCCACGAGGCAGAGATGACTCGTAAGCAGAAGGAAACTGATGCTAATATCGCAGAAAAGCAGGCTCTCGCAGATATCGAAAAGGCAAAGCAGGAAGCTTATGCTAAGACTGTTGCCGATGTGATGAAGTCTATTCAGCCCGATCTTGTGGCCGCGATTCAGGCTCAGAGTGATAGCAAGGTATTCAATAGCATTGCTACTGGTATTGCTCCTTATGCGATCGGTAATGGTGAATCCGCAGCAGAATTTGTTGATCGTCTCCTTCGTGGCACTACCCTTGAAGGTATCGTCAATAAGTTCGCTCCCAATGGCAATAATAACTGATTAATTTCAGTTTAATATAAGGCGAGGTATATTCTACCTCGCCTTTTTCTTTTTATTGATTTTTTTATAAAAATATATTATAATATATATATAAAGTTAAAGGAGATAATATTTATGGAAAAGAAAGAAATTGTTATTGATACTCTTAAAAAGTATAAGTGCGTTTCCGCGTCTCAGCTTTCTGGATGGATTAAGAAAACTCACGATGTAGATATGTCTCCTTCGTCAGTAAGTGGCGTTCTTCGCGGACTTGTTTCTCGCGGTTTGGTTGGTAAATCCAATTGCGGAAATGGAAAAACTGTTTATTGGGTGATTGAATAATGGTTGAAGTAATTAAATATGGGCCAGAAGTTCAAAAAGAAATTATGTGTTCTAAATGTAAATCACAATTACGATTTTTAAATAGCGACATTCAGAGCATGGAGGATATTTGTCCTTGGGACAATGATCATGGCTACTGGGCTAAATATATCAAGTGTCCTGCCTGTGGAGAAACAGTTATTATTTGGGAGAGGAGTTATTAATCATGACTAATGAAGAAATGACTGATCTTTGGGAATTGGTTAATGACTCATTTGATGATTTAAAAAACGCTTGTAAAAAAAGATGTAAAACTTGTCGCCATAGTGATTCTTTCGGCTTTATCCGCGCAGAATGGCCTTGTATTACTTGTTATGGCAATCCTATTTATCCTCATTTAAAAGAATATCCCGATCATTATGAGAAATTAGTTAATTTTGGAGAATAATTATGATTGAAATGCCTATTGGATGGTTATCCCCAACGAGAGAAATGATTAAATGTAATACTTTTGAACATATCACGGTTGCTTTTAGTCTTGTTAATAGATATGTATTTAATTATACAGGTTTTAACCCTGATAAGGTATTAATTGAAAATCAATGGATACATATTACTCGTGGATCATTTCTCGATCATGATTATCATGTTTATTATAATGTATCTAAAGGACCGACTATAGGACAAATACATTTTTTAAAACCTTATTTTGAAGATAAAGATTGTCCTTTAGATGACCTTGAAAGAGAAATGTTTTTAGAAAGAATTGAGATGCTATGAATCCAAGAGAAGAGCAAGATTTAAGGGCAGAAATCGCGGATGCGGTTGAGGATAAATGCCTTTATATGGGCGTTTGTCCTAATACTTTAAATACAATTTTGTCAATTATTGACCCAAGAAATCATAAAAGAAAAAGGAGTCAATGTGATACTTGCTGGAATAAAAGATGTAAATCTTATGAAGGAGCGTGATTGCTATGTTTTTATGGGTAGATGACGTGCGGACTCCGCCTTCCGATCATTGGATTTGGGTTAAAAGTGTCAAAGAAGCTAAAACCGTCATAAATTGCTATGAACGCAATATGACCGATGAATGTATTTATATCAATCTCGACCATGATGCAGGAGATTATTTTAAAGATGGTGGAGACTATATTGAGATTTTAAAATGGCTTGAAGAGTTTAAAATTCCCGATACTACTTATCTCTTTGGTTTACATACTCAAAATCCCGTTGGTCGTATGAATATGAAAGCAATTATTGAGCATAATAATTGGAGGCTGATTTAATGATTAAAACTTGGGCACAATTATATGATAGATTAGGACGACAGCCATTATTTAAAACGAGAGAATCTCGTATTATTCTTAAAAATGAAGATGGAACTTTTACTCCTTTAGTTCTTGTTTTTGACAAAAATGGAGCTAATTGGTGGTTTGAAAAAAGGTAATAATTATGAGTTGTATTCATTTGATTAAGGTAGATAAAACTCCTTGGCATGGCGATGTATTTGATCATCCTATTTATGAATTTTATTGTTCATATAATCCTGGAGATAATATTAGACTACCTCATCAGCATATCTGTAAAAATTGTAAATATTTTGAAAGGGACTTAGAAAATGATTATTTGCGCAGCAATTAAAGATAAAGAAACTGGAGCCATTTTTGGTGGAATTCGACATGGTTCTATTTACTCCGCAATGAAAGATGCTGGCATCCCTAAAAGATTTAGCGGAGTTGTTGAAGGTTTTCTTGACCAAAATGGGCATTTTTATAATAGAAAAGAAGCATTTGAAATTGCTATTAACTGCGGACAGTTAAGTGCTACAACTCGACAGCTAAAACGTGAAAAATGTGAATTAGAATTATACAGTGAAGATTTATACTAAGGAGGGATATAAATGAATAGAGAAGAGAATATCACTAAAAGATTAAATGAACATTGGGAAGAGTCTCTTGAATATTTTGATGTATCTCGTATCCTTGGTCTTTTCCTCCAAGGAAGTCAAAACTATGGATTAGATTATGAGAATAGCGATGTAGATACTAAACTTATTGTTCTTCCCACTCTTGATGAGATTGCTTTTAATAAAAAGCCAGTAAGTACAACTCATGTTCGTGCTAATGAAGAGCATATTGATTTTAAGGATTTTAGATTGTATATTGGGACATTTAAAAAGCAAAATCTAAATTTTCTTGAAATTCTTTTTACTCCATTTCAGATTGTAAATTCTACTTATCGTCCCTATTGGGATAAACTTGTAGAAAATAGAGAAGCAATCACTCATTATAATCCTTATCAAGCCGTCAAATCTATGAAAGGCATTGCTATGGAAAAATATCATGCTATGGAGCATGAATATCCCAGCAAAGTTGATGTGCTTGCTAAATTTGGATACGACCCTAAACAACTTCATCATCTACTTAGAGTAGAAGAATATCTTGGTCGTTATATCGACGGCGAACCTTATGAAGATTGTCTTCATCCTCATCGTCTTGAGTATCTTATTGACGTAAAAAGAGGATATTATGATCTTGAGATGGCACGTATTATCGCAAATACTGCAATGGATAATATCATTAGAATTTCTGATAATTTTTGCAGTAAAGTAGAAAATAAGCCTGATCCAAAAGTAGAGGCAATGCTTGATGAAGTTCAATATGAAGCAATTAAGCAATCTCTTATTTTAGAATTGAAAGAAAGCTGATTATGATTGAAATTATTGAAACTCCTAAATATAAATGCACTTGTCCCACTTGTGGGGCTAAGCTCATTTTTGATAGCGAAGATATTAAATCAGTTTCTTGTGATGATTATGTTATGAAAATGACAATTATTACAAGATATATTATGTGTCCTAAATGCGATGATATGATTACTCTTAAAGAAGAAGGGAGAGAATGGAATTGATAACGGGAGATAAAATTTGGTCGCCCGTTATTAACCTTTCATTATTAAATTTTATATAATGATGAAAGGTGGCATAAATTATGGCAAAAATAAAAGATATTACAGGACAAAAATTTGGCAAACTAACGGTTCTTTCTTGCGAAGGAAAGTTAGATGGAAAAAATATTTATTGGAAATGTTAGTGTGATTGTGGTAATATTACTGTTAAAAATGGCAATAGTTTAAGATCTGGCAATACTAAAAGTTGCGGATGCATGAAATATAGTGGTCTTAAAAAATATAACGAACAATAGACTAAAGAAACTTTAATTTAGTCTGGGACTAAATTTGGAAAATTAACAGTAATTGAACCTATTGGATATAAACCTCAATATACTGGATCACAAAAAAATAGAATGTGGTATAAATGTAAATGTGATTGTGGTAATGAAATTGAAACAAGCGGAAATAAATTAAAAGAAAATCATATAATCTCTTGTGGAAAATGTCTAACATCAAAAGGAGAATATAAAATAAAAACTTTGTTAGAAGAATAGAATATTTATTTTAACACAGAAGTTATACTTCCTGAATTGGTAAAAGAAACTAATCGACGCTTAAGATTTGATTTTATTCTTTATAATAATGATAATAGTATAAATAGAATAATTGAATTCGATGGTAGACAACATAAATATGGTCCAGACACTAATTATTGGGGCCATTCGACAGACACATTAGAAAGTATTAAAGAAAAAGATAATTTAAAAAATAATTTTTGTTTAAAACATAATTATCCTTTAATACGTATTCCATACACTAAATTAGATAGTTTAACTATAGAGGATTTACTTGGAAACAAGTATCTTATTAAAGGAGATGATGAATCGTGATAAAACATTATTTTATCACAGGTTAGCGACACTCACGGACGGACAGCCGAACGCTTAGAAACTTTAAGATCTAAGCATCCCGATCTTAGGCCAGCGGAAACCGCATTAATTATTCTTGGTGATGCCGGATTTAATTTTTATCTTAATAAATCTGACTATAAGAATAAAAAGCAAGTAAATGATATGGGGTATATTGTTTATTGTCTTCGTGGAAATCATGAAGAGCGTCCTGAGAATATTTCTGGAATGACTATTATGGTAGATCATGATATCCATGGTGAAGTATATGTAGAATCCATGTTTAGCAATATCCGTTATCTTATGGATGGTAATGTTTATGATTTTGGCATTTTTACTACTCTTTGTATTGGTGGAGCTTATTCTGTTGATAAGTGGTATCGTCTTCAAAATTTTCGTCAATCTAATGGTTGGTGTGGATGGTTTGCGGAAGAGCAATTATTTCCTGATGAAATGAATTACATTACTAAGAAAGTAAAAAATAATTACTTTGATTTTGTCCTTACTCATACTTGTCCTCGCTATTGGGAACCTACCGATCTTTTTATTAATGGGATCGACCAATCTGCTGTTGATAAATCTATGGAAGATTGGCTTGATAAATTAAAAGATCAAATTAATTTTACAGTTTGGTGTTTTGGCCATTATCATGCGGACCGCACTGAGGATGAAGGGGTAGAACAATATTTTTATGATATTGAAGAATTAACAAGTATTTGGGATAGAACTTTAGATCACATCCCTCGGAATTTAGAATAAAATGTAGAAATGTAGAAATGTGTTATTCAATTATATTATCAAAATCGGCTAAGAAGTTTTATGATAAAACCAATGAAAAAACTAAAAGAAATTTAGAAAGAACATTTTTAACCTTATCGCCAGAGGTAGATGAAAAGGTTAAAAATGTTGATAAAAAACGCGATCAATCAAATACTTATCGCAGACGATTAGGTCATTATCGAGTTGTTTATCAGAAACAAGGAGATATTCTTTTAATAACTCATTTGGATACAAAAACTAATTTCAAGTATAAAAAAACTGGTTGTTTTTAACTTTATTGATTTTATATAAAAAATATAATATAATATTTATAGAAAGTTAAGAAAGGAAGAAAAAATTATGCCAGGAAGGTCTAGAACAACTACTCGTCCAGAAGTTAATGCAGATTATAAGTTTAGAATTTTGGATGTGTTAAATAACACAGATGGTTCTATGACTCTCGATGAAATTCGTATGGGAGATATGATTTTGCGTCCATTGTCTAATCAGAAGATTAGCCGTTTGATTAGTGATCTTATTGATTTTGGTTTGGTCCAAAAGGGTAAATCTAAGAGTCTTGGTCGAATGATGTATAAAGCAACATCAAAAATGCGAGAACAGGGGTATGAAGTTGATGACCCCGTAGATTTTGAGTATGGTTATGCTACTCATAATTGGGAATTAGAGGAAGAGAAAAGAATTAGAGAAAGGATTGATTAATTATGTCTTATAATGCATATGTTTGTAAAATCAAGAATTTGCGGAAGCACCCGAATGCCGATCGGTTGATGCTCGGTGAATGTTTCGGTAATACTGTGTGTGTTGATACTTCTTATGAAGTTGACGAACTTGGTATTTATTTCCCTACTGACGGGCAGGTAAGTCCTGAATTTGCTGAAAATAATAACCTTTTGCGCAAGAAAGATGAAAATGGTAAGAGCATTGGTGGTTATATGGACCCCATGAAGCGCAATATTACCACTATTCGTTTGCGCGGAGAGAAGAGCGATGGTCTTTTCCTCCATCTTAATTGCGTTTCTTATACTGGGGTTCTTCTTAGCGAGCTGACCGAGGGTTTCGCTTTCACTACTCTGAATGGACATGAGATTTGTAAGAAGTATATTCCTATGCGTCAGAATCGTCAGGGTCATGTAAGTGAGGGAAATCATGTCCGTAAAAAGAAAGCTCCTATTGCTCCTCTGTTTATCGAGCATGCTGATACGGAGCAGTTGGCTTATAATCTTGATGCTTTTAAGCCGAATGACCTTATCGAAATTACTTTGAAGATGCATGGCACTTCTCAGCGCACAGGTTATCTTCCTATGTTTAAGGGTTATAAGAAGACTCTTTTGGATAGAATTATGCGCCGTGATGGCACTCCTATTTATGAATATGGATATGTATCTGGTACTCGTCGCACTGTGCTAAATGACTGGGAGGGTGGCTTCTATGGTTCTAATATGTTCCGTAAGAAGCACGCAGATTTCTTTGAGGGTAAGCTCCATAAGGGTGAGGAAGTCTATTATGAGGTTGTTGGTTTTACCGATGAGGGTATGCCTATTATGTCTTCTGCTTCTAATAGAAAGCTGAATGATAAGGATTTTCTTAAGAAGTATGGTGAAACTACTACCTTCTCTTATGGTTGCTCTTGCACTGGTTATTATACCTATGGTGATGGTAGCTATGATATCCTCCCCAAATCTGACTTCTATGTTTATCGCATGACTATGACTAATGAAGATGGGGATGTTGTTGAATATACTCCTGATTTCATGCGCTATCGTTGTGAGCAGATGGGTTGTAAGTGTGTTCCTGTTCTGTGGAGAGGTTTTCTTGATGACACTACTGATTGGAATGATGCAGGTATGACTGCTGGCGAGCAGGTTAAAGAAATCGCTGAGCGATATTATGATGGTCCTGATCCGATCGGTAAGACTCATGTCCGTGAGGGTGTTGTAATTCGTATTCTTAATCGTCCGAAATTCTGTGCTTATAAGCATAAGAATTTTGCCTTTAAGTGTCTTGAAGGCTTGGTAAAAGCAGAAGAGACCGCGCCCGATATGGAAGAGGCCGAAGAGGTACAAAATGACGAAACTTGATGAATTGATGGAACACTTATCGTTAGACGCAGAGTGGGCTTCCGCTAATGAGTGGGAAGCCCCTATCTGCCTTTATGACGATATTCTTGATGCTCTTACTATTTTAAGAGTTATAACGATTCTTAAAAGAATCGGAACATTAGACCAAATTGAATATGTCTTGGAGGATTACCTATGACTGATGAAGCTGTAAGTCAAGCTAAAACTGATACATATGAAATTAGAGAACGAATTCCTGTTGCTCTTTGGGATAAAGTAAGTGAAGATTTAACACGAGATCAATGTTATTCTTATTGGCAGTATTGTCTTGAGTGCGTTCAACAGATGGCTGACGCTTGGGAAGAAGTTAATGGTGAAAATCTTATTTGGGTTCCAGGCCATTATGAAAAGAAAGAAAAATCCAAAAGCAAAGATGTTCCAATTACTGAAGTAGTTAAGAAATGTGAGTGTTATCATTTAAGAGATGATAAAACCGCAGAATGTTGGGGCACTAAGGAACGTGAAATTTGTTCTTGTGGTGGCGATTCAAGATTTTGTAATTTTTATCATAACGGAGATAGGATTAGTGGTTAAACAAATTACTTATTATAAAAATAAAAGTCTATTAGACTTACCTCCTAAAATTGTAATTTGTCATCAGGTAAATTGCCAAGGCGTTATGGGCGCGGGTCTTGCCAAACAAATCCGTGCTCGTTGGCCTGAAGTATATGAGGATTATAAAAAGACCATTGAAAATGCAGAAGCACAAGTCGCTCATTTAGAAAATCCACCTGATGACATTTTACTTGGCACGGTTGCGTGCACTACCACAGTAGACGGTCATAGAGTAGCAAGTTTATTCGCTCAATATGACTGTGGATATGGATCACGCCGATATACTAATTATGAGGCATTTGCTAATTGCTTAGAAAATCTAAATACATTAGTTCCTACCTATATCCCAATTGCTTTTCCTTATAAAATTGGGTGTGGTCTTGATGGAGGAGACTGGGATATTATTCAATTAATGATTAGAAAAATTCTCCATCACGAAGATGTTTATATCTGTCAGTTGGAGGATTGAAATGAGCGTTGTCGCTGCTAAAGTTTATGATGATAGAATTGTAATGAGTGCTGATAGTATTCTTACTAATGGCTATGAGAAGGAGCCTAATGTTAATTTTGCTAAGATTGCTAAGATTAACGATATGATTCTTGGTGGAGTTGGTTATGGTGATGAACAAAGTCTAATGTGGCTTTATATGGAAAATCATCAACCAGTTGAAGCTAATGAACGAGAAATTCTTAATTACATTATTGAATTTTCAAAATGGAAAAATACTCTTATCGGTGATGGATTTCTAAAAAATGAATTTCTTATTGCTTATAAAGGACATCTTTTTCACATTTGTAAGTTTATGGTAAGAGAGATCAAAGATTATTTTGCTATTGGAGCGGGCGCTCCTTATGCAACAACTGCACTATATTTAAAACATGATCCAGAAGAAGCGGTAAAAGTTGCGTGTGATATTTGTTGCTTTGTAAGTGAGCCAATTAAGACTTTCATTCAAGAAAAAGGAGATAAGGAGTAATTCTTATCTCCTTTTTGATTTTTTTAAAAAATTATTATATAATATTTATATAAAAAGAAAGGTGATATTATTATGAATTATATCGTTTCTAAAGAAAGACTTCTTGAACTTCTTAAAGCTGAAAATGAACTTAATGTTCTTGAAGGGGACGGCGTTGATAACTGGACATGGTATATGGAAGGCCGAAGACAATATCTTAAAGAAGGCGCTGAAATGTATGGTGTCAATATTGATGACAATGAAGATTTTGATTTTGAAGATTTAGCCGAATTAGATCTTCAGAACTTTGAGGAAATTTAAATGATTGATAAATTTGAAGGAGATTTTGCTTTTTTAAGCAACTTTTTTTATTCTCCAATTACAATAGAAGGAAAAAGATATCTTACGGTAGAAAACTATTTTCAGGCAATGAAAGCAGCGAACCCCGGAGATGCAGAAGAAATTAGATTGGCTCCCACTCCTGGCAAATCCAAGAGGTTAGGAAGACATTGTGTAATTCGTAAAGACTGGGAAGACATTAAAGAAGATGTTATGTATAAAGGTGTAAAAGCTAAATTTACACAAAACCCAACTTTGCGGACTGCCCTTGAAAAAACCGGAGAAGTCTGGCTTGAAGAAGGAAATACTTGGTGCGATAATACATGGGGTGTATGTCATTGTATTCGATGCCAAGACACTATGGCACATAATAAACTTGGAAAAATTCTAATGCGAGTAAGAAAAGAATTAAAAGAGGGAAATTAAATGTATTATTTGTTTTTAGCTTTGTTTTGGGCTTGTTTTGCCATTTGGTGTTTTTGCTTTATCCAGTGGATTCAATGTACTTTTATTAAAAAGTATAAAGACACTGACAAAATGCTATATTGGAATATTTGGATTTTAGCAAGTTGTTTGGGAGTAAATATTTGTAATTTATTTATGAAACTTACAAGAGTGGGATAATTTCTCACTCTTGATTTTTTTATAAAAATATATTATAATATATATATAAATTAAGAAAGGATTGATATTTTATGAATAAAACATACGCGGTGAGTGATATTCATGGTATGAAACCTCTTTGGGACCAAATTATGAAATACCTCGACCCAAGTGATACTCTTTATTGTCTGGGTGATTGTGCGGACCGCGGAAATGATGGCTGGGAAATCATTAAAGATGCTATCGCCGATAAAAGAGTTATTTATCTTAAAGGTAATCATGAAGATATGTTATTTGAAGCTATGAAAGATTATCTTAAAGATGAAAATTTTAGTCATGCTTATGCTCTTCTTTGTAATAACAGTGGAGCAAAAACTTTTGAAGATTGGCAAATTGGAGAACATGCTAATCTTGGATGGTATCAAGAACTCGCTAAACTTCCTCTTCGAGAAAACTATATGAATAAGAATAATCAAATTATTCTTCTTTCTCATGCTGGATTCACTTTTGGAGATATGCCTAATCGTTATGATTTGATTTGGAGTCGAAATCATTTTTATGACCCGTGGCCTGAAGATAAAACTGCGGACCGCAGTTTTTGTATTCATGGCCATACGCCTTTTCTGCTAATGCCTAACTATGATCCTTATATTGCAGTAGGTAAAAGCTATAAAGATTTTGATTTGGAAAATATGAATCATTTTTGGTATTGTGATGGACATAAGTGCGATATTGATAATGGTTCTTTTGCTACTGGAAAAACTTGTCTCATTGACCTTGACACATTTGAGACTATTGAATTTACTATGTAAGGAGAAAAACAATGGTTAGAGGTATGAAATATCATATTTATGAAACAAAAGAGGGTGTTAATCCACTCTGTTGGGATGATAAAGCTCTTGAATTTGACACTATTGAATCTGCTTGTAGATTTTTATGTGATCTTTTTGAAATTGTAAAAGATACTGGTGAAGCAGAAATTTATGAAAATGCTACTGTTAAACATGATATACTTTATTATGATGGTGGCTATCTTGATGCTACAAATTTAACTATTGAGTATGACGCTGAGGAATGTGAAAATCGTTTAAAGGAAGTATAAATTCTTTATTGATTTTTATAAAAAAATATAATATAATATTTATAGAAAGTTAAGAAAGGAATTGATAAAAAATGGACGATTATGATGATATTTCTATGGCAATCGCGGGTGTAGCTCTTATGTTTATTGAAGTAGCTATTATGCTATTTATTTGGAATACCGCTCTTATTCCTTGGTTTTGCTTTCCAAGCATTACTTATTGGCAGATGTTTGTCATTAAGATTTTTATTAATATCGCGGTTCCTTCTCGCTCAAAGGAGTAATTCAAATGGCATCTTATGAAAACCATGATTTTTATTGTATGAATTGTGGACGAAAAGGAATTCCTTTATCTCGTCGAGTAAGTCTTCAACATGGTAAATTTCATCGTAAAAAGTTATATTGTATTTATTGCAAAGAAGAAGTAAATCATATCGAATGTAGAACTCCAGAAGAAGTAAAAGAGTTTAAAGAAAATTTTGAGAATGGGGTGTATAAAGATGAAGCAAAAGAATCTTTGGATTATGTCCGGGGTGCCAGCATCGGGCAAAAGCACGTTCCTTAAAAATCGTTGGCCTCAATGCGGTTGTGTTGTTTCTCGTGATGCTCTTCGTTTTCAAATGTTAAATGATGATGAAAGCTATTTCGCCAAAGAAGAAAGTGTATGGCATGCTTTTGTTAAAGCAATCACTCTTTCTTTAAAAGACTATGATGATGTGTATGCGGATGCTACGCATCTTGGACCCGGCTCCCGCAAGAAACTTCTTAAAGCAATTAACGCAAAAGGATATGCAAATCTTAATGTGAATGTTATTTATTTTAATGTTCCTGTTGAAGTTTGCATTGAGCGCAATAAACAGCGTGATGGTCGAGCGCAAGTTCCAGAAGAAGTAATTCGGAATATGGCAAATTCTTTTACTCCTCCCACTTTTAAAGAATATATTAAATATAACCTTATCCAAGAGGTTAATGAAAAAGGAGAAGTGATTCATACATGGCAATCTTTTTAACCAGTGATATGCACTTTGGACATGATCGAGAATTTATTTGGAAAGCTCGTGGTTATTCTTCAATTAAAGAAATGAATGAAGAATATGTCGAGAAATGGAATAGCATCATTTCTGATGAAGATGACGTTTATATTCTTGGTGATCTAATGCTTGGAGAACCTTCTAATATTGAATATATTAAACGTCTTAAGGGTAAATTCCATATTGTATTTGGCAACCATGATACAGCAACTCGGCAGAAGCTTTATGCGGATTTGCCTAATGTTGTTGAAATGGATTGGGCGATTATGCTAAATTATCGTAAATACCATTTCTTTATGACCCATTTCCCTTGTATGACTGGCAATCTTGAAAGAGAAAATCTTCATCAAATGACTTTGAATCTTTACGGTCATACTCATCAAACCACTAATTTCTTTGAAGATCGACCTTATATGTATCATGTAGGTGTTGATTCTCACCATGGCTATCCCATTAATCTTGATGTAATCATTGATGCTATGAAAGCCAAAGTTGAGGAATGTAAATCATTTCTTGATGAATGAGGAAAAACTAAATGGCCCTTTATGATTATAAAGGTAATGATTTAACAAAAAAACTCATTACTGGAAAAATGTCCTATAAAGATTGGGAAAAACTAATAACAAGACAAATGGAAAAAGCAATTTACAAAGAAGTAAAAGAAAAATTGGAACAAGATCCATTAGGTGTAGAAATCTCTTTCTTATGGGATGAAGATGGAGAATTTGAACATAATGGATACTATAATTCGATTGATGATGCTATTGAAGCATTATTCAAATATAAGTATAAAATTTAAAATTAAATAAATAAGGAGAATTATTTATGCCCGCTATTATTTCATTTATCCTTCCGGCAATTCCCGTAGTTCTTATTGCGCTACTGGTAATTTTCATTTTCCTCAATGGTTATGTAAAGGCTCCGCCTGATATGGCTTATATCATCAGTGGTGTCCATAAGAAACCTCGAATTCTTGTTGGTAAAGCTGGCTTGAAGATTCCTTTCTTCGAACGTTTGGATAAGCTTGCTCTCGGAGCTATTCAAATTGATGTAAAGACTGGATCTGCGGTTCCTACTGCCGAATACATTAACGTTCGTGTTGATTCTACAGTTTCCGTTCGTGTGGGTAGAGATCCGGAAATGATTGCGCTCGCCGCTCAGAACTTCCTTAACGTAGGCCGTGATGAAATTTCTCGTAAGATTAACGACCTTCTTGAGGGTAATATTCGTGAGATCGTCGGTCAGATGAAGTTGACCGATATGGTTAGCGATCGTAAGCTGTTTAGCGAGAAAGTTCAAGAGAACGCAGTTCCTGATCTGGCACGTTATGGTCTTGAGCTGATTACCTTTAACGTTCAGAACTTCTCTGATGATAATGATGTTATCACTAACCTTGGTATTGATAATGTCGCTCAGATTAGCAAGAACGCGGCGATCGCTAAGTCCAATGCGGAACGTGAGATTGAGGTCGCTCGTGCGGAAAATGCTAAGCAGTCTAATGACGCTAAAGTTAAGGCCGCTGAGGAAATCGCAATCCGCAATAACGATCTTGCTATCAAGCAGGCTCAGTTGAAGCAGGAAGCTGATACTAAGAAAGCTCAGGCAGAGGCAGCCGCTGGTATTGAGTCTGAAAATCAGCGTAAACTCAAGGATGTTGCCGCAACTAATGCGAATATTGCAAAGGCTGAGCGTGAAGCTGAACTGAAGCAGAAAGAAATCGAGCTTAAGGAATACGAACTGACTGCATTGGTTCGTAAGCAGGCTGATGCTGATAAGTATGCTGCGGAAAAGGCGGCTGAAGCAGACCTGATTCGTCGTCAGAAAGATGCTGAAGCTAAGGCTTATGAGATCGAGCAGGAAGCAAAAGCTATGCGTGCTCGTGCTGAAGCAGAAAAGTTCGCAGCCGAACAGAAAGCTGCTGGTATTGCGGCCGTTGGTGAAGCCGAAGCCACAGCAATCGACAAGAAAGCAGAAGCACAGAAGAAGATGGGTGAAGCTTCTATCATTGAAATGTATTTCAATGCAATGCCTCAAATCGTGGCAAACGCGGCAGCCCCTCTTACTAATGTGGATAAAATCGTCCAGTATGGCGATGGAAACTCTGCTCGTCTTGTAAAGGATGTTATGGGTTCCGCAAACCAGGTCATTGAAGCAATGTCTGAAAATGGCATTGACATCAAAGAGATGCTTACAAAGGCATTGAATAAGTAATTTAAATAGACACTATGATTTATTTCATAGTGTCTATTTTTTTATCCCTGATTAACGCGATCGGCCGTAGTTCCAATCACTCACACCCATAGAAATTTTTTCAGCAAAATCCTTAAAAGGCCACTTTCCATTAAAAATAAGCCCAATATTTATAAATAAATTAGGTAAATAAAATTTGCGAAATTGAAAAAATTTTGCTATAATTTATATTAAAGAAAGGATGAATAAAATGTCTCTATCCGAAAAAGATGTTTTACTTTTAAAAATTAAAGTTTCTAAAGAATTAGAAGATGGTACTTTATTCGACGATAACGAATTAATTTCATAGTTAAATGAAATTTCTGATCTAGAGAATCAAGAAACTATTGCTATAATTTTTTATAATATTCAAAATTTTGAAATTCTTAGAAATTTAGAATAGATTAATAAATTATAGGATTTTATTAACAAAATTGATTATTTAAAAAATAATATTCAAGTTTCAACAGCTATTGATTATCTATTCTTAGAAATAAAATTAGATTCAGATACAAAAGAGAATAATATAGAATTCTTTAAAAATTACAAAATAAAAGAAAATAATTCTTTAAGATATTATTCTTTATTAAGCAGTATATTTATTAAATATCAATTATTTAATAAATTAGATGAATTGGAAAATATTATAAAAAATTTAACATAAGGAGGACATAATGTATGGCTAATTGTTCTACAACTGGATGTGTTGGATCTTGTTTTGTAAGTTGTAGTAATGGATGCGACCATGGATGTGGTGGAAATTGTTCTCTATGTGAAACTTGTGGAACAAGTGTTTGTCAAGGAAGTTGCAGAGGAGACTGTGATGGAAGTTGCTCTGGCTGTGGCGGAGCCTGTAGTAATAGCTGTTCGGGCGATTGTGAAGGAAAATGCTCTGGATGTGGCGGCTCCTGTAGCACTGACTGTACTGGCAGCTGTTCCGGTCAATGCTCTGGATGTAGTGCTGCCTGTCGTACTGACTGTACTGGCAGCTGTTCCGGTCAATGCTCTGGATGTAGTGCTAGTTGTAGAAATGATTGTTCTGCTTGTACCGGCAATTGTTCTGGAGCTTGCGATAATGGTTGTTCTACTTCAGCAAATGTAAATCTTTATAATTCTATTAGTTTAAGAATTGTTTTATATGCTGTTGATGTTGCTAATATTTATACTATGTTAAACAAAGAATTATCTAGACGTGGTTATAGTACTCTATCTACAAACGTTTCTTCCAATAGCAAAGTTAATACAACTTTAAAAAATGAAATATTTACAAACATTTCTAAAATGCAATCCACTTCTTATAGTGGAGATACTTGTAAAAAATCCGAAATGCAAAAAGCAATCACTGCTTTAAAAACTTTATATTCTAAAATTTTAAAAAGTTAATTTATAAAGATAAAAAGGAGAAAAATATGAAAACAATTACAGTAAATGCTAATAATACAGATTTAAATAATAAATTAGAACGAGCTTATCAAGATCTTCTCGCTCGTCAAAGTATTATTACATATATGATGAATAGTACTGCTTTTAATAATATAGAAAGTGAAAATTATAAAAAATATCATCAAGAATATGTTGAAAAATTTATTGAATATGATAAAATAAGAAATAAAGTTGGAAAATATTACGATTTAGAAAAATATGGTAATAATGCTTATTGGAGTATTGATTTTTCTACAAAAACTATTACAGTAACAATTAATGATGATGCTCAATGAGACGTAAATTTGAATAGTATAGTGATACAATTCAAAGACTATATCCAGAATTATGGAAAAAAGAAAATGACAAAATTTTTGATATAACTTTACAAGTTACTGATTCATGTAATTTGAGATGCAGTTATTGTTATCAAACTTGTAAAAAAAATCATTTAATGGATTTTGAAACAGCTAAAAAATATATTGATATGCTAATAGTAAATCCTTAGAAAAATGATTATTTTGACCCAGATAATATCATAGGATTAGTTTTTGATTTTATTGGCGGAGAACCCTTTTTAAATATAGATTTAATAGATAAAATAATGGATTATACTATTTCTAAATTAATTGAAATGAATAGCTCGTTAATTTATTTTACAAGATTTTTAATTTGCACTAATGGAACATTATATTTTGATCCAAAAGTACAAAAATTTTTGGATAAATATAAACAATGGTTGTCTGTTTCTATTAGTATTGATGGAAATAAAGAATTACACGATGCTTGTAGAAAATTTCCTGATGGCTCTGGTAGTTATGATATTGTAGTAAAAGCGATAAAAGACTGGCAAGAAAAAACTGGAGAATACCCTTGCTCAAAAATTACCTTATCTCCTAATAATGTTATGTATTTAAATGACGCGGTAAAAGCTCTTTTAGACATAGGATTTACTTCTATATTAGGCAATGTAATTTTTGAAAAAGGTTGGACTTTAGAGCACGCTAAAATTTATTATAAGCAATTACAAGAATTAGGACAATACCTCCTTGATAATAATTTAGAAGAGGATATATATATTTCATTTTTTGAATATCCCGATTCAAAATTATTTAGACCAAAAGATTGGACTAATAAAGATGAATTATAGAACTGGTGTGGCGGAAATGGGGCTATGATTGCTATGAATTATACAGGTAATTTATATCCTTGTTTACGCTATATGGAAGATGCTTTAGGCGATTCTGTCCCTCCTCTTATTGTAGGAAATGTAAATAAAAATGAAATAGCGACAACAGAAGAACAAAAACAATTAACAAAAGAATTGAAAGCAATTAATTCTTATAACCAATCTTCTGATGAATGTCGTGAATGTCCTATCGCTACTGGCTGTGCTTGGTGTCAAGCATATAATTATCAAGAAACTGGCGTTCTTAACAAAAGAGTTACTTATATTTGTCCTATGCATAAAGCTCGTGCTCTTGCTAATATTGAATTTTGGAATAAATATTATAAAAAACATAATATAGATGAAGAATTTCCAAATAATATGAAGCAAGAATGGATAGATGAATTATTAAATTAAAATAAAGGCGAAAGTATTATACTTTCGCCTTTATTTTTTTTTGCTTTTTAATAATTTTTATGTTAATATATTTATAGAAATAGATAGAAAGGAGTTCTACCACTTTGAAAAAAGAACCTTTATTTAGTTATAATCCTGAATCAGGCGAAGCTTCTTGTTTAATTGAGGACAAAGATGGTAATATTATTTATGGTATTGCTAAATGCCACCCTGACGATATGGATATGGCAAATGAAAAAACTGGATGTAATTTTGCTTATAAACGAGCTTATATTAAAGTTTTACAAGCATATAAAAAAGAATTAAAAATTCAACTTGGAGCTTTAAATCAATTATATTATTCAATAAATAGAAGCAAATATTTTAATCCTAAATCTTATGAAAATAAAATGCTTCAACGACAAATTCGCCAAAAACAAGAAGATATTAGTTATGTAAATGACTCTATTAAAAATGCTAAAGACGAATTAAATTATATCATAAAAGAAAAAGATAAATTTTACCAGAGTATTCGTAAACATCGTAATGAGGCCAAGAATTAAAAATAAAAATATATAAATTTTTATAGATGTTAAGAGGTAAAAATCTTCAAATCCCTAATGAAAGGGTGAATATTTATTTTAACATTTATATTCGGAATAATATTTATCGCATTTTTATACCCAATAGGAGATAGTTTAGTTAGTTTATTGACAACTTTTCTCGAATTGGTAAAGGGAAAATTAACTCTAAAAATAGCAGAGTATAATTCCCAAATCGAAAAATTAGCAACTGACACAAAAACTTTGGTTCACGCGGTCGGATTTGCTATACCAAACATAGAAGAGGAAGAAGATGATGAGTACGAAGATGTATAAATTTTATGATACTTGTAGTTTACTGATGGCAGTTGATACATTTCTCCAAGAGAAAGAATATATACCTGTTATATCTTCTATTACTTTAAAAGAATTAGAAAATATAAAAACATCATCAAATAAAGATGCTGATGTTAAATATTCAGCTCGTAAAGTATTACATAAATTAAATGAAAACCCTGATAATTATATTATCCAACTATTTAAATTAGACGGATTAAAAATAATTGAAGATTCTAACCTTCCAATTACTGACGATAGTAAAATTTTATCTACCGCAATTGAATTTAAATTAGCTCATCCAAATACTATATTTATTACTAATGATTTATCATTAAAAGCAATGGCAAATCTTTTCTTCGATAAAAACCATATTCAAAGCATAGATGAAGAATTAATTGATGAATATAAAGGATATGTGGAAATCACAATGTCCGACGCGGAAATGGCTGATTTCTATTCTAACCAATATGAAAATGTTTATAATTTACATATTAATGAATATTTAATTATAAAAGATAAAGATAATAGTATCGTTGATAAAGTATGTTATACAGGTGATGGATATCGACCCATATCATTTGGTAATTTTGATTCTACTCAATTCGGAAAAGTAAAACCAATAAAAGATGACCCATATCAGGCTTTATTTGCCGATAGTCTTATTAACAATACTATTACTATGGTTCGTGGCCCCGCAGGATCAGGTAAAACTTATTTAAGCTTAGCTTTTTTAATGAATCAATTTGAGCGCGGGCGCATTGATAAAATTATTGTATTTTGTAATACGATTGCCACTAAAAATTCTGCGAAACTAGGTTTTTATCCTGGCACTCGTGATGAAAAATTACTTGATAGCCAAATCGGTAATCTTTTAATTAGTAAATTTGGCGGTCGTTTAGCTGTTGAGCGCATGATTGAAAACGAGCAATTAGTTCTTTTACCATTAAGTGATATTCGTGGTTATGATACTACTGGAATGAAAGCAGGTATTTATATTTCTGAAGCACAAAATATGGATATTTCACTTATGAAATTGACTTTACAACGTATCGGTGAAGATGGTATTTGTATCATTGATGGCGATGATAAAACTCAAGTTGATGATATTGCATTCGCAGGAGCTAATAACGGTATGCGTCGTGCTTCTAAAGTATTTAGAGGATCAGATGTATATGGCGAAATTGAATTAAAACAAATTCATCGTTCTAAAATTGCGGCATTAGCTGAACATATGTAATTATAAGAAAGAGAAGATTTACTTCTTCTCTTTCTTTTTTATTTTTATAGAAAGGAGGATAATATGACTAACATTGAAATAACTTGGAATTATTTGTATAAACGAATAAAAAACCCTTATGGAACGGCCGGGCTAATGGGAAACTTAAAAGCTGAATCAAATTTTAATCCAAAAAATCTTCAAAATAGTTTTGAAAAGACACTTGGATTAAATGATGAATAGTATACAAAACAAGTAGATAATGGTAAATATACTAATTTCATTTATGATAAAGCTGGGTATGGTTTAGCTCAATGGACCTATTGGAGTCTTAAAAAACAATTATATGATTTTACAAAAAAGAAAAATACTTCAATAGGAAACTTAAATACACAACTTGAATTTTTAATTTATCAACTTTCTACATATTATCCTACCGTTTGGAATACTTTAATAAATTGTAAAGATATATAGACTGCTTCAAATATAGTTTTAACATAGTTTGAACGACCAAAAGATTAGAGTTTAAAAATCCAATAGTAGAGATTATATTATGGAGTTGAAATATATGATCAATTTATAGGAAAAGGTGAAGATATGAAAATTGTAGATAATTTAACAACATCTAATTATCAAAAAGGTAATAATAGAAAAATAAAATATATTGTAATACATTATTTTGGTTCTTTGGGGACGGCAAAAAATATTAGTAATTATTTCAAAAACCCTGTCGCTAAATCATCAGCTCATTATTGTGTTGATGAAAAAGATATTATTTATCGTAGTGTTAAAGATGAAGATATTGCTTGGCATTGTGGCACAAGAAAAGGGTATAAACATCCTGAATGTAGAAATGCTAATTCTATCGGAATTGAAGTAAGACCCTGTAAAATAAATAAATCTAATATTGTAGCCAGTGATACTGATTGGTATTTTGATCCAAGAGCGTTAGAAAATACAATACAATTAGTAAAACAATTAATGTAGAAATATAATATACCTGCGGACCACGTTATTCGCCACTATGATGTAACTGGTAAATTATGTCCTCGTCCATTATGTGGAACTGACATGAATAGTTATTATAGAACAAGTGGCGATTACCAATGGTAGTTATTTAAACAAAAAATTGGTGATAATATAAATATTAATGAGGAGGATGAAGATATGACTCAAGATAAATTTAATGAAATGATGGAAGTTTATTTAAATCAACAAGCCGAAAAAAATGCAAGTTCTTGGTCTGATACGGAAAGAACTTGGGCTGAAAGTAAAGGATATATTAAAGGCGATAATTTAAATCGTAAAATGTATAAAAAATTTATGACTCGTGAAGAAATGATTGTAGTTCTTTATAGAATTATGAAAGATAAAGGGTTGGTGTAATATGAAACAAAAAAGAGAATTTTCTAAAACTCTGTTAATTCAAGAATCTGCTTTAATTTGGATTTCAACATTAGCATATGTTGTTTTAGCATTTTATTGTATTTATAATGGATATATGGGTTCTTTGCCTTGGCTTACCGCAAGCGCAAGTCTTCCTTGGGCGGCATATGGCGTGAGCCAAGTATACTATTATAAAAAATCAATGGCTGAAAATACTAAAGATGGCGTTAAATATGCTTCAGTTATGAAAGAGCTTGATGAAGCTTATAATAATTATAAAGAAGAATTAAATAATACACCAACAGTAGATAATACTGAAACTACTTCTATGAGTTATTATACTGAAGACGATTATAGCGATAATAGTGATCCTATAAATACTGATTATGGTATTTAATATAAAATTGGATAGTATATAAAATATACTATCCAATTTTTTTATTTATATCTCTGGGCGCTTCTCTTAAATATAATATACAAAAAATTTTTTATCTCTGTCAAATTTTATTTAAATCGGCATTTTAAGCCACGATTTTTTGACTTTCCAAAATATTTTTGTTATAATATATTTATAAAATAAAGAAATATGTTATTGGAGAAAAAAATATGAGTAATTATATTAATCATTTAAATACTGTTTTAACACATAAAAAATATGTATTTAAATATTGTAAAATGGCTGGTATCCCTTGGCGCGGTATTAAGCATGATTTATCCAAGTTTACTCCTATTGAATTCATTGAATCCGCTCACTATTGGACCGGTAATCGTTCTCCAATTGATAATTGTAAAGATGTTAATGGATTTAGTAAAGCATGGCAACATCATAAAGGCCACAACACTCATCATTGGGAGTATTGGATTGATGATATTAAAGATGGTGGAGTAGGCCATCCAAAAGCACTATTAATGCCCTATGAAGATACCGTTGAACTTCTTTGTGATTATTTGGGTGCGGGAGCCGCCTATATGAAAGATAAATTCAATGCAGAAAGTGAATTAAATTGGTGGCTTAAAAAGCGTGAAGAGGTCTTAATGCATCCAGCTGTTAAGTCTTTTGTTAATGTAATTTTTCTTAGATGGAAAAATGGAACTCCTATTGAAGAATTACTTAATAAAAAATATTTAAAAAAGTTATATAATGATTTAGTTTATGATTATAAATTAAATCAAATTATTCCTAAAGTTAAGGAGGAATCTAATGACAACGACAATTAATTTAGATTCTTATGGAGTAAAAGATATTAAAACTCTTGAAGGTATAGAAGCAATTCGTCTTAGACCAGGTATGTATATTGGTTCTACTGGGCCTGATGGAGTTAAACATATTACTCTTGAAATTATTTCAAATGCTGTCGATGAATATTTAAATGGTCATTGTACTCGTTGCGATATTTCAGTATCTAAAGATGGTTATGTTGAAATCCGCGATAATGGACGTGGTGTTCCTTTTGGAAAAGCCAAAGATGGTAGTGAAACATTAGTAAATATTTATACTAAACTTCATACCGGTGCAAAATTTGATAGTAATGGAAAAACTGGATATAATACATCTGGTGGTATGAATGGCGTTGGGGCAAAAGCCACTAATGCTCTTTCTCGTTATTTTCAAGTTGCATCTTTCCGCGATGGTAAACACGCTGTTGCGTCTTTTGAAAAAGGAAAATTAAAAGATTATCAAGAAGAAAAATGGACTGGCAAAGAAACCGGAACTTGGGTTAAATTTTTGCCAGATGAAAGCATTTTTAAAGAAGGTATTCTTCTTGATTATGATGCTTTAAGAAAACAAATTCAAGAATTAGCTTATCTTTCTCCTGGTATGGTATTTCATTTTGCTTATCTTGATAAACCAGAAGAAGAGATTACTTCAAGAAATGGTATTCTTGATTATATTAAAGATTTAAATAACAATAAAACTTCTCTTACTTCAATTTTTTATACTGAAAATATTGAAGATAGAATTGGTGTAAAAATTGCTATGGAGTATAACGATACTTATAGCGACACTTATAAACTTTATACTAATTCAATTCCTAATAGTGGTGGAACACATCTGACCGGTTTTAGAACAGCACTTACTACTTCTATTAATGAATATGCTCGTGATAAAGGCCTTTTAAAAGAGAAAGACGCTAATATCACTGGTGAAGAACTCAAAGAAGGATTAAGTCTTGTTCTTTCATTTATTATGCCTGACCCGGTTTTCTCTGGTCAAACCAAAGATGTTTTATCCAGTAGTGAAGCAAGAACTATTGTTCAACGCCTTGTCTCAAAAGATTTAAAAGTTTGGCTTGACAATAATCCGAAAGATGCTAAAGCTATTGTAGATAAGGCAATGCTGGCGCGCGCTGCTCGTGAAAAGGCGAAAAAGGCCAAAGAAACCGTTCGTAAGGTTGATACAAAGAAAAGAACCATTTTACCCGGCACATTAAGCGATGCCAATAGTAAAAATAGAAGTGAATGTGAAATTTTTATTGTTGAGGGACGTTCCGCGGAAGGTCCTACTAAAGAAGCCCGTAATCGCAATACGCAAGCAGTTTTGCCTGTAAGAGGTAAAATTCTTAATACTTTAAAGACAGATTTGCATAAAGCATTAGGAAATAAAGAAATTAGTGCGATGATTGATGCTTTTGGTCTTGAGGTTAAAGATGGTAAAGTAATTGTGGACGAATCTAAATTACGTTATGGTAAGATTATTATCACCGCGGATGCTGATGTTGATGGTAGCCATATTCGTATTCTGTTTCTTACATTTATTTGGAAGTTTGCGCCTGAATTAATTGAAAAAGGTTATATTTATGCAGCGGTTCCACCTCTTTATAAAGCGACTTGGGGCACGAATATTAAATATCTTAAAGATGACGCTGCTCTTGAAACATTCAGAAAAACTATGAACCGATCTTTTGAATTAGGACGTATGAAAGGGTACGAGGAAGTCTGGCCCTTACCTACTTTTCCGCTGATCGGCGGGGTCGCGAATTGGTAAAATTTTCCAGTTGGCGGCTAACGAGGCAGTCTTAAATGAAAATTTTAAGATAATCTCGTGGGAAAGATTAAATATTTTAATCCAATCCTGTATCGACTATCCCCTTTGTCGGGGAGTAGGAAGTATTATTGATACATACTTTCAAAAAGGTAGGCGTGATGATGGCAGTTAATACGTTAGCCGGAGCGAAGAAATAGTCAATGCCAATAGTAATATTGGAGAAACATGTAGGCGAAATGGATACGCATGAAATGGAATTGGTTATGAATCCAGAAACTCGCACCTTAAAACAAATTACAATGGATGATATGAATCTTGTAAATAAAACATTTATGGATTTGATGGGTGAATCAGTCGGCCCTCGTAAATCTTTCATTGAGTTAAACGCAGAAAGGGCCAATATTGATGTATAAAACTGATAAGGGATATGTAAGTAATTATAAAGGAACACCTATTGAAATAATTCCTATTCGTAAAGATGACGTTATTTTAGCTCATGTTAATAAAGATATTGATATAATTACTTGTAGAGACCTCCACGAACAATTACAAAAGTTATTTCCAGATAATAAAGTAAATATTATTAACGATTATTTTATTGATAAAATTACTATTTTTACTAATACTTCTTTTCATATTGATTGTGGAGAAAATGAATTTTTAGGGAGGCCATCACATGATTGCGATTTATACTGATGGATCTTGTCGTGGAAACGGTAAAATAAATAATAGCGGTGGTTATGGGTTTGTTGTTATTGAATATGATAGCAATCCTGAGAACGGTGTTGTAATTGATGCTTGTCAAATAAACGCTTTTGAAGATACTACAAATAACAGAGAAGAAATTAAAGCTATTCTTCATGTATTGAAAAAATATGGCAAACATGATAATGGAGAATGGACTAATGATATCCCTACTGTATATAGTGATTCAGCCTATTGTGTAAATACTTTTACTAATTGGATGTATGGATGGGAGCGTAATAATTGGATTAAATCCAATAAAAAAGTTCCAGAAAATCTTGATTTAATTAAAGATTATTATGAAACAGAAAAAGAAGTTAAAATTGATTTAAGAAAAATTTCCGGGCATGATGGTCATTTGTGGAATGAGTTAGCAGATGGTCTTGCTACTGGAAAAATTACAGCTGAGGAGGTCCTTAAAAAATATGGGAGAGATTCTAAAAACTCCAATAGTTAATGAAGTGGAGCAATCCTTCCTGGATTACTCTTTAAGTGTAATAACTGATAGAGCAATTCCATCTGCGGAAGATGGATTAAAACCAGTTGCAAGACGTATTCTTTATGATATGTTTGATAAAGGATACTTTAATAATAAAAAGTTTGTTAAGTGCGCTCAGCCAGTTGGTGATGCCATGGGTCGTTTTCATCCTCATGGTGATAGCTCTATTTATGGAGCTTTATGTCTTTTAAGTCAACCTTGGACGATGCGTTATCCATTAATTTCATTCCATGGTAATAATGGTAGTCGTGATGGTGGAGAGCCCGCAGCTTATCGTTATACTGAATGTAAATTATCTAAAGTCGGCGAAGAAATGCTTGCTGATATTAAAAAGAATACTTGCGATTGGCAATTAGCTTATACTGATGTTGAAAATGAACCAGTGTATTTGCCGGGCCGAATTCCGCACCTTCTTGTAAATGGCACTACTGGTATTGCAGTTGCCATGGCTTGTTCTTTTGCTCCACATAATTTAACTGAAATTATGGATGCAATTATTTATGCTTTACGCAATAGCGAGTGTAAGGTTGAAGATTTGCTTCAATTTGTTCAAGGCCCTGATTTTCCTACTGGTGGAACTGTTATCAATAAAGATGAATTAAAAACTGCTTATTTAACTGGTAAAGGTCGAGCTCGTATGAGAGCTGATTATGTAATTGAGCATGAAAAAACACACGATTTAATTGTATTTACTACAATTCCTTATAAAGTTTCAAAAGATACTCTTTGTGAAGATATTGATAAACTTTGTGAAGAGGGTAAATTAAATGGCATTGTTGCTATTAGAGACGAAAGCACTAAAGATGGAGTGCGTTTTGTAATTGAACTTGATAAGGGCGTTAGTGCTCAGCCTATTATTTCTAAACTTTATAAGTTATCTCGTCTTGAAGAAACATATAGTTTTAATCAGGTTGCTCTTGTTAATAAGAAACCAAAACTTTTAAATCTTAAACAACTTATTGAAATTTATATTAGTCATCAAAAAGATGTAATATTAAGAAAAACAAAATATGAATATGATAAAGCACAAGCTCGTATTCATATTTTAAACGGTATCCTTAAAGCCCTTGAAAATATTGATAACGTAATTGCTCTTATTAAAAAGAGCGAAAGTGCGGTTGTTGCTCGTCAAGCTTTAATGACTCAATATAAGTTAGATGAAGATCAAGCTAAAGCAATTCTTGATATTAAGTTAAGTAGATTAGCTCGTTTAGAAAAAGTTGAAATCCAAGAGGAAAGAGATAATCTAATTAAAGAAAGTGAGCGTTTAGCTTTAATTCTTAAAGATCCCACTGATGAACTTGAAAAGATTTTCATTACTATTAAAAATACTTATGGTGATGCGCGTATTACTAAAATCATTCAAGCTCCAGTAGAGAAAGAAGATAAAGAAATTGAGTATGTTGAACCTGAGAAGTGTGTTGTTGTAATGACTGAGGGCGGAACAATTAAGCGTATTCCTACCGCTTCTTATCGCACACAAAAGAAAAATGGTAAAGGTATTAAATCTCAAGAAGATATTACCTCTTGTGTTTTAAGAACTAATACCATTGATTCTCTAATGATTTTTTCAAATAAAGGTGTAATGTATCGCCTTTTAGTTGACAATATTCCAGTAGGAACGAATAGCTCACAAGGCCAATCTATTAAGAGTCTTGTAAATATGGCTCCTGACGAAAATCCTGAGACAATGTATTCAATTTATAGAGACACTGATGCCAAATATGTATTGTTTACTACTAAGAATGGACTTGTAAAGAAGACTGCTTTGGAAGAGTATATTAATACAAAGAAAAAGACTGGTATTGTCGCAATTAATTTGCGCGAAGGTGATAGTTTAGCATCTGTATGTTTAATTAAAGATGAGCCTATTGTATTAACAACTAAAAATGGTATGGGAATTAAATTTAATTCTACAGATATTACTGCGACCTCTCGCGCTACCGCGGGAGTTAAAGGTATTAATCTTAACGAAGGTGATGAAGTAATTTCTACTATGCCAATTCGACATGATACTGATTCTATAGCAGTATTTAGTGAAAATGGTTTAGGAAAGAAATTATCTTTAAATGAATTGACTTTACAAAAACGTGGTGGTAAAGGACTTAATATATATAAAACGAGTGGGTCTACCGGTCCATTGACCGCAACCGCGTTAGTTGCTGATGAAGATAATCTACTTATTACAGGGGATAAAGCATCTATTTGCGTTTCCGCGAAAGACATTCCTGCTCTTGGGCGTATTTCTGTTGGTAATCAGATTATTAAGTCTAGCAAGATTAAGTCAGTAACTAAGGTATAAAATCTTATAAAGGAGGATATAATCCTCCTTTACTTGATTTTTTTAAAAAATTTTTCTATAATATATTTAAAGATAGGACGGAAATAAATCAATGAGTTTCTCTAAAGAATTGCTTGATAAGTATGCTCCAGAAGCAGATTGTATTCAAGCAATGAAAATTTGGAAATTGCCCGATGGTAAAGAGAGTCTTTTCCCCGTTGTTTGTAATGGCGGTGAATATTTTGCTGAATTGAAGAAAGATGGATATTGGTATCAGTATGAAAAGACAGAACATTATGATTATTTATTTAGTCGTAATGTAAGTGCAAATACTGGTATTTTAACTGAGAAATTAGCAAATGTTCCTCATATTCGTGAAGCGCTCAAAGATTTACCCTCCGGCACTATTTTAATAGGTGAAATTTATTATCCAGGTAAAACTTCTAAAGATGTGACTAAAATTATGGGATGTTTAGCGCCTGAAGCGATTAAACGTCAGCAGTCCAGTGGATTAATCCATTATTATCTACATGATGTTATTAAATATAATGGAATTGATATTCAAAATGAGGGTGCTTGGACGCGCTATCAGGTATTGAAAGCCCTTTGGGATAAGTTTAATTTAGGTCAATATTCTTATATGGAGCTAGCAGATGCGGTTCTTGATAATATTCAAGAATTTACTGCGGCCGCCCTTGCCGCGGGTGAAGAAGGTGCGGTTTTGAAAAAGAAAGATGCTCCATATGTTCCGGACAAACGACCAGCATGGTCTTCTATTAAAATTAAAAAGATGGATTATGTTGATTGTATTTGTATTGGATTTGAAGAAGCAACTAAATATTATGATGGTAAAGAAATTACAACTTGGCCTTATTGGGAAGTAAAAACACCAATGTTTTATAATTGTTTTGAAGAAGATCATTGTTTCGCAGGATGGTCGAAACCCCAATTAGTAAAAGGAAATTTTTATAAAAATTATTTAAAGAATCCTCCTGCTAATGGAAGTAATTTGTTAGAAGATGATGAAAAATATTATCAACCAATTACCAAAGGCTATTATTATGGATGGAAGACATCTATGAAGTTAGGCGCCTATGATGATAAAGGAAATCTTATTGAAATTGGAACGGTATCCTCTGGATTGACCGATGAACTTAAAGAAGCTTTTGCTAAGGAACCTGAAAAATACCTTAACCGAGTAGTTTCTATACAGTGCATGGAAAAAAATAGCAAAGATCACACTTTAAGACATGGGTTTTTTAAAGGATTCCGTGACGATAAGAACATTACCGACTGCACTTTGGCGGAATGTTTTGACAAATAAAAAAATTTTTTGTAAAATAAACTTGTAAAAATTAAGGAAGAAAATTTTTAAATGAAAGCAAAAGAACTCAAGAATCTCGCAAAGAAAATTGCTAACGCAGAATTAGTCGTTCAGACAAGTGAAGACCCGCAAGCTGTTCGTAAAGCCCAGAATCAAATTATGGAACTTTCGAGCCACGTTCACAGTCTTGATGATATTACAACCATTGATGAAATGGTTCAAGAAATTCTTGGAAAAATTCTTGACAAATAAAAAATTTTTTACTATAATATTTACATAACCTAAAGGTTAAAAGAAAAAAATAAAAAAATATTTAATTATTTAAAGGAGATTATTATTATTATGGCTATGAAGGAAAATTCTAAGAAGGTTCTTAATTATTTGAAGGAAGTTAACGGTCAGGAAGTTACCGCTGCTGATGTTGCTGAGGCTCTCGGCCTCGAGAAGCGTTCTGTTGATGGTATCTTTACCAGTGCTATTCAGCGCAAGGGTCTCGGTCTTCGTACTCCCGCTGAGGTTGAGCTTGAGGATGGCACTCATAAGCAGGTCAAGTTCCTCTCTCTCACTCCCGCTGGCATGAGCTTTGATCCCGACGCTCCTGACGCGGAGTAATTAATATAGATCATTAAGGGGTAGATATTTAATATCTGCCCCTTTCTTTTTTAAATATTTATGCTTACTTTAATAATTGCTATACTGTCGTTTATTATTGGTGGATTTTTAATATATTTTGTTTTACGTCCACGACTAAATAGTATTCAAAAACTTAATGAAGAAATAGTAAAACAAAATAAAGACCTTGAATCTAAAAATATGGATTTAGATGATTAGTATACAATATTATCAACGGCAGTAAAAGCTATTACTTCTAGAAAAGAAGAAGTAGAAAATAATCTAAATATTCTTTAGTCCAAGAGAGACGAAGTTGAAAATAGCTTAAATTCTTTATAGAATCAAGCGAAACAATCAGCGGATATTTTCTATCAGCAATCAATGGAAAATGCTCGCGTTCGTCTTGAATATGATTTAAATAAACAAGAATTTAAATATACAAAAGCTAAAGAAGAATATGAAAATGAATACCAATCAACTCTTGTTGATTGTTCTTTAGAGTTATCTAATTTAATTAATTCTAAAAAAGAAGAATTAAATAAATTAGATGAAGAAATTCAATTACATAGTAGAGAAGTCACGGCCGCAGTTGATGCTGCGAAACGTGCCGAAGAAATTAAAACTAAAGCTGATTTCTATAAATTATAGTTGCCTCAAATAGATATTGATGAAATTAGTCTTCTTCGTTCTATTGAACCAAGACTTCGTGATAAAGATATTTTAAATAAAGTAATTTGGAAAAGCTATTATGAAAAACCAACTACAGATTTGATTGGTCGAGTAATTGGCTCAGGAATCCATACAGGAATTTATAAAATTACTAATTTAGAAAATCAAATGTGTTATGTGGGTCAAGCAGTCGATCTTTCCGCACGTTGGAAACAGCATATTAAACGCGGAATTGGCGCAGAGCCCGCCACACGCAATAAACTTTATCCTGCTATGTTGGCTATTGGAGTAGAAAATTTTAGTTTTGAAGTAATAGAAGAATGTTCTCGTGAAGAGTTAGATGTGCGAGAAGATTACTGGCAAGACTATTTTAAAGCTAAGGAATTTGGGTATAGTATAAAATAATGTATAGAATAATTGATAAACGTGGAACTGGAAAAACGAGTAGATTAATATTGTTAGCCAAAGAGAAAAATGCTATTATTGCTTGTTCTAATCCTGATGCTATGAGAATTAAGTCAGAAGGATATGGAATTATTGGAATTGATTTTATTTCATATTATGATTATATAAATGGGAATTATCCAAAAGGCAGTATGGTATTCATTGATGAACTTGATTGTTTTGTTCATTCTCTTGGGCATAATCTAAGTGGATATACTTTAAGTAATGAGGATTGATTATGAAAAATAATAAAATCGTCAGTAATGTGAGAGTCTATGACTTACCAGAAAGTATGGTTGCCTCTGGATATCCAATGAGAACGGATACCGAGCAACATCCAATTAATGATAAAGATATGACAAGATGTTAGAGTCTTGTGTCTGCCACAAAAAGTGGCAATATGGCTCATGCCCAATTTTTAACTGGTATTAGAGTTAATTTTGATTTAACTTTTTCTAATAAAGCATGGGTCGAAGCAGAAAGATATAGATTCCTTGAATTTGTATCTTCACAGTCCACAATGCATTGCATTACTAAATTTGATTTAAATGAACAATATAATGAATATGTTGATCCAAGAATCATTGAGATAATGCGTGAGAAAGTTGATATTTATAATAAACTTTTAAGTATTATTGATAGAATTAAGCATTGTGAAACTGAAAACAAAAATGAAAAAATTAAAATGCTTGAGCAGTTAGAAGAGATTAGAAAAGAAAAATATCTTGAAATTCTATACTCTAATCCTGCTGGATTTTTGCTTACCGCAAGATTAACTACTAATTATAGATGTTTAAGAAACATATATATTTAGAGAAAAAACCATCGTCTTCCCGAATGGAGAGAGTTCTGTAAATGGATTGAAACTCTTCCTTATGCGGAAGAACTATTGGTAAATTAATCATAACTTGATTTTTCTAAATAAATATTATATAATATTTATATAAGATAAAGAAAGGTTATAAACTTTTTAAAATGAGTAAGAAACAAGCATTTATTGATTATGTTGAAGAATTAATTGTTGCCACTAATGAAAACCGCTATCCAGTAGTAATGAGTGAAGATGCTCGTATCTATTGGGAAGCATTAAAAGCTAAAGAAGAAACTGAAAAGCCTCTATTTACTGAGGGCGGAAAAGCCATTATTAAATGGATGCAAGATAATAATAAAGATATTCCTCTTGTTAAATCAAGAGAAATTGCCGAATATCTCGGTGTGTCTAGCCGTGGAGTTGCGGGTTCCATGCGCAAATTAGTATCTGATGGTTTCGTAGAAAAAGTTAGTCAAGATCCAATTATTTATACTTTAACAGAAAAAGGAAAAAATATTAATTTATTGAATTTATTTAATTAAGGAGAAATTTATTTATGAAGAAAGTAATGGAAAATACTACTCATATTGAAGGTATCTTGTACGAACATGCTTTGGAAAATAAGGTAACCGGACCAAATTCTAAAAACCCCGGCACTCCTTTTATTTCTGGTACTATTAGTATTGCTACTGATAATGCTCTTACTAATATCGTCCAGGTTCACTTTACTTATGTAACTCAAACTACTACTAAGGGCACTCCCAATGCTACATATAGTATTCTTCAGAATATTATTGATGGTACAATCGGTAATTATATGGCTGATGGAGAAGATAAAGCTGCTAAGCTTCGTGTCGATTCTGCGATTGGTCTTAATGAATTTTATTCTGATCGCAATGGCAAGGAAGAGCTTGTAAGCACTAAGCGCAATGAGGGTGGATTTGTTCATACTACTACTACTCTTATTGATGATGAAAAACAGCGCAATACTTTTAAGTGTGACATGATTATCACCAATGTAACTCATGTTGATGCTGATGAAGAGCATAATATCCCTGAAAAGGTAATTGTTAAGGGAGCAATTTTTGATTTCCGCAAGTCTTTACTGCCTGTTGAGTTTACAGCTACTAATCCTGGAGCCATGGCTTATTATGAGGGTCTTGGAGCTTCTCCTTCTGAGCCTGTATTCACAAAACTTTGGGGCCGTCAGGTATCTGAAGTAATTAAGCGCGAGATTCGTGAAGAGTCTGCGTTCGGTGATGATAATGTTCGTGAAGTTCAGAGCACTCGTAAGGATTTTGTTATTACCGGTGGCGCTAAGGAGCCTTATGTTTGGGATGATGAAAGTTCTATCACTGCGAAAGAGCTTACTGAAGCTATGGCCGCACGTGAGACTTATCTTGCTACTTTGAAGCAGCGTCAAGATGAATATAAAGCTTCTAAGCAGAATGCCACTACTGCTACTACTGTTGCACCCACTGCTACGGAAGGCTTTAAATTCTAATTATGAATTAGCCATTAAATAGCGATGACCTCACAATAAGAGGTCATCGCGCTAAAGTTAATTTATATGATGATTTTTGTAATATACTGAATTTAGAAGAAATACTTAAAGAGATAATAATTAAAACAAATAAGGAGAAATAACATAATGGCTATTGATTTAACTAAAATTCAACCTCATAAGGTAAGTAAAGATCTTTCTGGTTATATTACTTTTATTTATGGTAAGCCCAAGACAGGTAAGACTACTTTGGCGACTCAAATGCCGAATTCTTTGCTTTTAGCTTTTGAGCAGGGCTATAACTGCCTTCCTGGTGTTATGGCCGCAGACATTACTTCTTGGGCAGAAATGAAGCAAGTCTATCGTGATTTGAAGCGTCCAGAAGTAAAGGCAATGTATAACGCTATTATTGTAGATACTATTGATGAAGCTGCTAAGTATTGTGAGAAATATATTTGTAATCAAAATCAGATTGAGTCTCTTGGAGATCTTGGTTATGGTAAGGGCTGGTCTAAGTTTAAAGATGAATTTAATGAAGTCTTTAGAGGTTTAACTCGTCTTGGATATGCCGTTTTCTTTATCGGACATGAAAAAGAACAAACTGTAACTCGTCCTGATGGCACTGAGGTTGTGGCAGTAAGACCAAATCTTTCTCAATCCACTCGCACTATTATCACCGGTATGGCTGATGTTTATGGGTATGCTCATCAAAAAGCAGCAGGTCAAATGTCTGTCTTAACTCTTCGTTCTGGTAATGACCTTATTGACTGCGGTGGTCGTTTTAAGTATATTGAGAGCGAAATTCCTATGAACTATGATAGTCTTATTAATGCCATCCATGAGGCTATTGATAAGGAAGCCGCTGACAATGGTGGTAAATTTGTCACTGATGAAAAGATGGTTGTTGCTCCTGAAGCTCCTACTTATGATTATGAAGCACTTATGGCTGAATTCCAAAATCTTGCTGGAGATATGATGAATAAGAATCCTGGATTCTTTGGTCCTCGTATCACTCAAATTATTGATAAATATTTGGGTAAAGGTAAGAAAATTTCTGACGCCACTCCTGAACAGGCAGAATTTGTATCTTTAATTGTTGGTGAAATTAAAGATGATCTTCTCCCTCAAATGGAAAGTAAGTAAATAAAATATAATTTATAACCGGAGTGATAAAAGTCGCTCCGGTTTGACTTTTATTTAAAAATATTGTATAATATTTATATAAAGTAATGGAAAGGAGTAATTTATATACATAAAGTTAAATGTATTTATTGTCAGCAGACTTTTGATAGAGATAAGTTTCCTTATGTTCAAATAAAATCTCGAAGATATGCGCACCCTGAATGTGCTAAATAGGCTGAAAATGAAGACACTCCTTTACAAGTTCATAATCCGCCCGAAAAAGTAAAAACAAAAGAAGATTTAGATAAAGAAAAATTTGAAGAATATGTAAAAAATTTATTGGGAGAATCATATATTAATGCTCGCGTCCGCAAGCAAATGAATGATTATATCAGAGAATATCAATATACATATTCTGGAATGTTAAAAGCCTTAGTTTATTTTTATGAAGTTAAAGGAAATAATAAAAATAAAGCTAATGGTGGAATTGGTATTATACCCTTTATTTATAAAGACGCTTACAATTATTATTATAATCTTTGGATGATTCAACAATCCAATAAAGATAAAAATGTTATTGATTACGTTCCTAAATTAAAGGAAATAAAAATTCCTATTCCTAAAAAAGAACCTCGAAAAAGATCAGTTTTTACATTTTTAGATGAATAGGAGGACTTAAATGCCGAGTAAATATGTAGATCCAACAGCGATTACACAAGTTATAGGGTGTGTATATAATACTCCTTAGCTTTTGGATTTTACTGATAGATATACAATAACTGATGAAGATTTTGCTGATGAATTTCATAGAATTGTTTTTGGAGCAATATATAAAATTCATGAATTAGGAGCTTAGAAAATTACTTTAGAAAATATTAGTGATTTTCTTTCTTCTCGACCTAAATATGAAGCTACATTTAAAGTTAATAAAGGCGAAGAATGGTTATTGAAAGTTTCTGAAAATGCGAAACCTTTGTCATTTGATTATTATTATGGTCGTTTAAAAAAAATGTCTCTACTTCGTGCTTATGACAGATATGGCATTGATGTTTCTTTTATTTATGATCCTGATAATATTTTAGATACTGAAAAAAAACAATTACAAGAAGATAATCTTGATAATTCTTCATTAGAGCATATCGCACAATTAATTGATGACCGCATAGAACAAATTAAATATGAGTATGTAAATGACGTTGAAGGAATTGCGATTCAAGCAGGTGATGGAATTTTTGAATTGCTTGATGATTTAGAGCAACATCCAATAGCAGGAAGTCCTCTATATGGGCCATTAATTAATACAGTTACTCGTGGCGCAAGACTTAAAAAGTTTTATTTGCGCTCAGCCGCCACCGGCGTAGGTAAAACTCGTTCTATGATTGCGGATTCGTGCTATATTGCTTGTAATAAAATATATGATGATACTTTTGGAAGTTGGATTAAAAACGGAATTCAAGAACCAGTATTATATATAACTACAGAGCAAGATAAAAATGAAATTCAAACAATGATGCTTGCTTTTCTTTCTAACGTAAATGAAGAACATATTATTTATAATGAATATCAAGGAAATGAAAAAGAACGAGTAATAGAAGCTGCAAAAATTCTTAAAGATAGTCCATTGTATATTCGTGAATTACCTGATTTTTCATTACAAGATGTCGAAAATGAAATCAAAAAAGGCATCCGAGATCACGATGTAAAATATATATTTCATGACTATATTCATACAAGCATGAAAATTCTTGAAGAAATTACTCGTCGTAGTGGTGGAGTAAAACTTCGTGAAGATAATATACTTTTTATGCTATCCAACAAATTAAAAGATATCTGTAATCAGTATGGCGTTTTTATTATGTCAGCAACGCAGTTAAATGGTGATTATGTTGATTCTAAAACCCCTGACCAAAATCTTTTGCGTGGAGCAAAATCTATTGCCGATAAAGTAGATTATGGATCAATTCTTTTAAATGTCCAAGATGATGATTTAATTTCATTGGAAAAAATACTAAACACAAAATTATTTGATACTCCAACTATTAAAATGTCTGTTTATAAAAATAGACGTGGTAGGTATAAAGGAGTTATTTTATGGTGTAAAGCAGATTTAGGAACTTGTAGAATTATTCCTATGTTTTGTACTACATACGCTTATGAACTTGTTCCTATTGATGATATAAAAATTACTCTTGAAGAAGAGTCAGCTTTTTAAAATTAAGGAGAAAAATTATGAAGAGTGGTAATGTTGAATACAAGATGAGCAATAGAATGGCTAAGGAGATTATTCGTTCTTATAAAGCCGTTCCCAGTCTTGCTAAGCTTCGTCCGCAGGAAATGCTTGTTCATTATGTTAATGAACAGTGTGGACTTATGAGAAATTGTTCTAAAGTAATTACTTATGATAGTATTTGATAAATCAGAAATTCGTCAAGCTCTTGGGCTTGAAAATATTTATGATTTATTAATTGAATGGGGTGGAGATCCTGAATATACAGAATTCGGGATTCTCTCTTCCACCATTTGTCATAATCCTCCTGGAGAAGGTAGCAGAAAACTTTATTTTTATGAAAATACAGGATTATTTAAATGCTATACAGGATGCGATTCAACTTTTGATATTTTTGAATTATGTTCTAAAGTAATGAAAATTCAATATGATGAAGAATTTGATTTAAATGATTCGGTTTTATGGGTTGCTCGTCGCTTTGGTTTATCAGGTATGATAAAAGATGACGACATGGGTAAAACTTTAGATGATTGGAAAATTTTATCAAATTATTCTCGTATTCAAGAGATTGAATTAAAAAATAATAAAATTATTTTAAAAGATTATGATGATTCTATTTTAAATAGATTAAATTATAATATTAAAATAATTCCTTGGCTTGATGAGGGGATTTCTCAAGAAGTAATTAATAAAGCGCATATTGGTTTTTATCCAGGAGCCGATCAAATTACAATTCCGCATTATGATATTAGTGGAAGATTTGTGGGCTTGCGCGGACGCACTATGTGCAAAGACGAGGCGGAGCTATATGGAAAATATAGACCAATGAAAATAAATAATCAATTATATAATCATCCTCTTGGAATGAACTTATATGGATTAAATTGGTCTAAAAATGCCATTGGCATAATGAAAAAAGCAATAATTTTTGAAAGTGAAAAATCAGTATTGAAATATGCTACTGATTTCGGCTGGAATAACAATATATCAGTAGCTTGTTGCGGAAGTAATGTTTCTTCGCATCAAATTCAATTATTATTAGATAGTGGCGCGCAAGAAATTATAATCGCTTTTGATAGACAATTCCAAGAAATTGGAGACGCAGAATTTCAACACTTAAAGTTAAATCTTTTAAAGATTAGAACTAAATTTAAAAATGATGTGCTTATATCTTTTATTTTTGATAAAAATATGATTACAAAATACAAAGATTCACCAATTGATGATGGTAAAGAAAAATTTTTACAATTATATAAGGAAAGGATATTTATATGAATGATGGTTATGATATTCCTATTTCTATAAATGATACAATTATTTCATTGAACGCGCAAATTGAAGGATTAAAAAAACAAAGAGATAGTTTGCTTCGAAGTTGTATTTATTGCGATAAATGTAATAAATATTATGATAAAACCAGTAATTGTATCTCAAGTGGAATTGAAACTCGAAAAGTAATTAGGTATAATGGAGATTTAGAAAAAGGATATACGGAAATGGAAATTCCTGTTCTTTTTCATATTTGTCCATTAGGGCATAAGATGGGAGAGAGTAGTTTATGACCGGTATTGTTTGGTGTAATACTTTCATTGAAGGAACTGAACAATTAGAAAGAATTGAAGAACAATATAAAGCAATGGGTATAAAACCAATAGAAAAAAATAAATCTATCAATCGTTATTCTATAGTTTTTGAAAATGAAGATTATTGGAAAGTAGTTATTTCTACTGGAAACGCCAGAGGTCACAAGTGTAATATTTCTTATATTTCTCGTCAAACCCCTCTTTCAGTTATTGACACTATTATTTTTCCATGCACAAGAGCCCTTCCTTATACTGCTTATCATTACTATGGTGATCCAGTAGGAGAGGACTGATATGAATAAGTAAATTATAGAAATTCTTAAATAATAGTGGTGGTATTATGAAAGGAGGTTGAATAGCCTATGGACTATCAACTAAAAGCCCCTCGCATCCCGCAGTATTCAGCGGTCGAACAGGTGCTAACCAACAGAGGAATTAAATTACAAGATATTCCTCATTATCTTAATACCACTGATGACGACATTATCGAACCAGCAACTATTGATAGAATAGAAAATGGTGCAAAAATGCTCGTCAAACATATTGCACAAAATGACAAAGTTCTTATATAGGTAGATAGTGATTGTGATGGCTATACTTCGGCGGCCGCACTCATGAATTACTTATACTGTCTTTTTCCTGCGTTTGTGCAAAACAATATTTTTTATCGTGTCCATGCAGGAAAACAACACGGAATTATACCAGATAGTATTGATAAAGATATTAAATTAGTAATTGCTCCAGATTCTTCATCAAATGATTATTTAGAACACGAATATTTATATAAAAATGGTATTGACGTGTTGGTAATAGACCACCATGAAGCTGATAAAATATCATAGTATGCTTGTATTATTAACAATCAATTATGTGATTATCCGACCAAATCTTTATCTGGCGTAGGAATGGTTTATAAGTTTTGCTGTTATATTGATGAACTTATGAACGTTCAATACGCGGACCGTATATTGGATTTAGTTGCTCTTGGAATGGTGGCCGACATGATGGATATGCGTGATTTTGAAACAAAACATTTAATTAATAAAGGCTTACAACAAATCACCAATCCTTACTTCAGAGGCATAATCAATAGAGATTAGTTTCATTTTAATAATGAGATTACGCCTATTGGAGTAGCTTTCTATATTGCTCCTTTAGTTAATGCAACTACTCGTGTTGGGACGCAAGAAGAAAAGCTCATGCTATTCGAGTCAATGCTTGATTTTAAGGGATACGAACTTGTCCCTTCAACAAAACGTGGATGTAAAGGTCAAGCAGAAACAAGAGTAGAACAAGCTTGTCGTAATTGTACTAATATCAAGAATAGGCAAACTAAAATCAGAGACACTAGCTTGGAAAAAATTGAATAGATAATCGCAAATCAAAATCTTTTAAGTAATAAAATCTTAGGAATTAAGTTAGATGGATTTGCTGCTGATAAAAATTTGACTGGTTTAATAGCTAATCAATTAATGAGTAAATATCAACGTCCTGTTTTAATTCTTAATAAAACAATAGATGAAGAAACTCAACAAATTTGTTGGGAAGGCTCCGGCAGAGGATACGACAAATCCGCGCTTAAAGACTTTAGAGAATTTTGTCAAAAATCAAATCTAATTATGTATGCGGAAGGACATCCTAATGCTTTTGGGTTTGGTATTATTGATGATAATTTTGATAAATTTATTGAATATGCGAATTCTGCTTTACAAGATTTTGATTTCACCCCAATTTATAGTGTTGATTTTATTTATCACACTAATGATTTAGTTGGAAAAGATATCATTGATATTGCTCAACTTAAACCGCTTTGGGGCCAAGGGGTAGAAGAAGCATCTATTGCCGTTGAAGGAATAAAAGTTGTATCAAATAACTTAACTTTAATGTCAAAAGATAAAAATCCTACCTTGAAGATAACTATGCCAGATGGCATCAGTTTAATCAAGTTTAAGTCGTCCGAGGAGGAATACGAGAAATTGTATTCTGAATAGGGTTATGTGACAATTAATATCGTTGGTAAATGCGAACGAAATATATGGAATAATAATATTAGTCCTTAGATTATTATAGAAGATTACGAAATTGTAGATAGGGCTGCTTATTATTTTTAATAATTGACACTACGACTAATAGACTTAAAAAACCTATTAGGAGGAAATCATTTATGAAAAGATATAAGATTTTAGCAGGAAGTATTATTTGTTTTATATTAATTTTTATTTTACAAACATCTGCTCTTGCTTTAAATTATAGCGAAATTACTACTTTTTCGGAAGCTTACATCCCTTCTGAATCATCAACTGTATATAATTTCTTAACAGAAGAAACTGCTGATATGGAGCCTATGAGTAGAGAGATTAGCAATACAGTTAATCGTAAAGAACTTAAATCTCTGATCCAAGAATATCAAGAGATTGTAAATAGCGCTCATGACTTAGCCGAAGCAACAAGAGCACTAGGATATGATGAAAATCATCCTATTATTGAATTTGCTAAAAAAGAATATGAAACTGCTAATGAATATTTAGAAATTTATCAAAATCGTTTAAACGAAATTAATTCTCAATGGAATGATAAATTATCTACTTATCCAGTAGCGACAGAAATTTGGCTTTATATGAAAGACCAATGTTGGAATGACGCGGTTTGCGCAGGTATTTTGGGTAATATGATGGCAGAATGTGGTGGTAATACTTTATCCTTACAACCAACTGCTTCTAATAAATATTATTATGGAATTTGTCAATGGAGTAAAGGATATTCAAGTGTTTGGTATTCTGATTTAGACACACAATGCGAATTCTTAATAAATACTATTGAATATGAATTTAATACTTTTGGTTCTTCATATAAAAGAGGATTTAATTTTAATTCTTTTTTAAATTTGAATGATGAAAAAGAAGTTGCGAAAGCATTTGCGAAATGTTATGAGCGTTGCGGGTCAAGTTCTTTAAATCAAAGACAAAAGAATGCGACCATTGCTTATAATTATTTTACTAATTAATTTTATGGCTATATGAAGATTTATTTCTTCATATAGCCATTATTTTCATTTATGGAGTAAATTATGGAAAAACTTAATTATTATGATAGTGATATCAATATGATATGGCAATCAAGCCCAGAGGAAAGTGGAGAAGTCCTTAAAAAGCTTTCAAGAACTTTAGCATCTTATGGTTATGAATATGAAAAAGCTAATGATGAAATAAATAATCAATTGGCTAAGTTAGGAATTTCTTCCGAAGAAAAATTATTTGATGTATTAAATAAATTAGCAGACATATGGATTAAAGCTTCCACTACTGGTTATAAAGAAGAAGGATACTGGCCCGAACCGGGGACAGACGAAGAAACCAACAAGTCAAATGAAAAAAGTGATTTAGAAATTTTTGGGGAAAAACTTAAATCTGAAATTTTTTCTGAATCTAATCCGCATACAGAAACTATCTCTTTTGGGTCTCCTATAACAATTGAAGCAGATAATACAGACAAAGAATTTATTATATACTAAATTTGACTAAATAATTAAAATATGGTATTATATAAATATAAATGAAAAAAGAGGAAATATTATGGATTTAAAAGAAATGATAGATAAAGCTCATAAATACGATAATAGTTTAGAATTTTTTAATGAAAGAGAAAAGCATACTAAAGGCTATATGTATGATAGTCTTTGTTATAGATACCAATTAGCTCGTTATAAAGCGATGGAAATGGATATAGATACATTTGCAATTGATTTAGGCTTAAAAGAAGCCGAAAGGAAAGCAAAAGGTTTATATGAAAGAGATTGTATGCGTTTTTACCAAATTCTCGATGAAGCAATTGGAGAACATGATTAATGTGGATTTACTGGAAAGAGCAATGTAATTATTGTTCTAATTATGAAAATTGTTCTTATTATAATAAAGCCCAAGAATTAATTTCTAAATTAGATAATATAGATAGACATACTACTGGTGTTTATGGAACATTAAAATGGGCTTGTGATTATTTTATTGTAGATAAAGATAAATATTATAGATTAAATCCTGGAGAGTGTTATAATGGAATTAACTCGTAAACAAGAAGAAGGATTAAAAATTGCGGTTGAGCGCTATTATGCTCGAGAACGTTGGACTTGTATAGCGGGGTATGCAGGAAGTGGAAAGAGCACTTTAATTAAATTTATTATTTCTGCCCTTGATGTTGATCCAGAAGAAGAAGTTTGCTATGTCGCATTTACAGGTAAAGCCGCAACCGTGCTCCAACAGAAAGGATGCCCTAATGCTACGACCGCGCACAAACTCTTATATAAAGCCAAAATGATGGCTAACGGAACTTTTAAATTCTTTCCAAAAGATAATAGTGAATTAGCACAATATAAAGTAATTGTTGTCGATGAAGTATCAATGCTTCCTAAAAAATTATGGGACTTAATGCTAACTCATGGTATTTATATTATCGCGGCAGGCGATCCCGGTCAATTACCACCCGTAGATCCTAATGAAAATAATCATGTATTAGATAAACCACACATTTTTCTTGATGAAATTATGCGCCAAGCGCAAGACAGCGAAATTATTCGTTTTTCAATGTGGATTAGAGAAGGTAAATCTTTAATTTCTTATCGTCCTGAAGGAAAACAAGTAAGAGTATATGATAAAAGTCAAGTTATACCTGAAATGTATGATTGGGCTGATTAGATTATTTGTGCTAAAAACGCTACAAGAACTAAGATAAATAATCTTGTTCGAGAAAGAAAAGGTTTTAATCCTGATATTCCTCAAATCGGAGATAAAATTATTGGATTACATAATAACTGGGATTTTATGTCTGAAAATCGAGTATGGGCTTTAACTAATGGCACTGTTGGAACTATTGAAGATTTTTATACAGAGGATATTCGAGTTCCTTATTATATTTCAGAAGTTCCTATTACTTATATGTTTACTCAAATTGTTTTAAGCGATGGAGATAAATTTTGTGGGACTCCAATTGATTATAAACAACTTATCACCGGTGAAGGGACTCTTACGGGTAGCCAATGCTATCAATTAAGAAATAATAAACAATGTCTTGATCCTCCGCTTGATTTTTCCTATGCTTATGCTATTACCTGTTGGAAAGCGCAAGGTAGTGAATACGGAAAAGTATTAGGATTTGAAGAAAATCATCCTTTTGATCGAGAAGAGCATAAAAAGTATTTATATACTATGGCTACTAGGGCTAGCGATAAATTAGTAATTATAAGGAAGTAATAAATGAAAAAAATATTATCAATAGATTTTGATATTATAATGTCTCCTTGTATTCAACTTTACAATAATTATTCAACTGATGATTGGGAAGCATTATGTTCTCATTTTGAAATTTTAAAATTTGCTAAACCTGATTATATCCATTTTAAAAGGCTTTTACAACTTTTATTAAAATTAAGTAAAAGTATGAAAAAAGAAAATATTCATTTTATTGTTTCACATGAAATGATTGCTACTTATGTTGATAAGAATATAGATGATACTATATCTTTAATTAATATAGATCATCATCATGATATTGCTTACACCGATAAAGACATTGAAAATAAAATTGAAGATTTAAATTGTGGAAATTGGGTAAAATATCTATCTGAAAAAGGCAAATTAGAAAATTATGTTTGGATTAGAAATGAAGATTCAACTAATTATCCAGAAGATAGAAAATTTAATTTTTCGTCTACTCCTATTATAGAGTGTAATTTAGGAACGATTGATACTCCTGATGAACTATTTATTTGTTTATCACCTCAATGGATTCCACCTCATTTAAGATGTCTTTTTTATATTATTGTAGATATATTTAATAGTATTTATGATACTGAATTTAAAGTTCAAGGAGACGAAGAAGATAATGGTAAATACATCTAATTTAAATTCAAGTATTAATGCTATACTTGAAAATAATATGTTTCTTAAGGACGCGGATTTAGCTTAGGATTTAAATTCTAATTTAGAACTTTTTACCCATGACTTAAATGTAGAATTAGATACGTTAAATTCTATGGTTCGTGATAATATGCATAAGATATCATCTCGGTCAAGAGAATTTGCTGATTTTTTAAAAGATATTCGTAGTATATGCGATAATTATATCTCTCGATTTGATTATTATTAAATAATATGATATTATATAAATATAAATTAAAATAAAAGGAGGGTCGGAGTTAGAATGAGATCATATTTTAATTGCCATTCACATACTATGTATTCGAATCTCCGTTTACTTTGACTGTATTAATCGACCAACAGCACTAATTGATAAAGCAATAGAATTAGGATTATCAGGCATTGCCATTACAGACCATGAATGTCTTTCTGCACATATGGAAGTAAATCAATATGCAAAAAAAATAAGAGAAAAAAATCCTGATTTTACTATTGCTCTTGGTAATGAAATTTATCTCACTGATACAAGAGATAACGGACAAAAATATTACCACTTTATTCTTATTGCTAAAGATGCTATCGGACATAAAGCATTAAGAGAATTAAGTTCTATTGCTTGGATTCATAGTTATGTTGATAGACGTATGGAACGAGTTCCTACTTTAAAAAGTGAACTTGAAATGGTAATGGAGCAATATAAAGGGCATGTCATAGCTACAACTGCTTGTATTGGTGGAGAACTTGGTAGTTGTATTTTACCAATGTTTCAAGCTGAATTAAATAAAGATATTGAAACTCAAACTAAATATTATAATCAAATAATTGATTATATCAATTTTTGTATTAAAGTATTTGGAAAAGATGATTTTTATCTTGAATGTGCGCCTTCTACAGATGCCGAACAAATAGTGGTAAATCATAAGATTTATCAAATTGCTAAAGCATTTGATTTAAAAATGGTAGTTGGAACAGACGCGCATTATTTGACTAAAGAAGATAGGCCCATTCATAAAGCATATCTTACTTCTAAACCAGGAGAAAGAGAAGTTGATGATTTCTATAAATTTACTTACTTAATGACAAGTGATGAAATTTTTGAATTAATGGAACCTTATGCTAATGATTGGGATAAAGATAATAAAACAGGAAAAGAATTGATAAATTGGATTCTTGATAACACTCAAGAGATCCAAAATAAAATTTCTTTTTATTCATTAGAAAGAAAACAAATTATTCCAAAAGTTGAAGTAAAGGATTATAAGAAAGGATTCATTCCTTCAAACTGGTTCGATAAATATCCAATTATCTGTTCTTTAATTAATAGCGACAATATTCAAGAACGATATTGGGTAAATGAATGTATTAAAGCTTTACAAGAAAAGCAACTTTATGATAATAAAAATTATTTAGAGCGACTTGAAATTGAAGCTGATATTATAAAAGACATTGGCGAAAAATTAGATGATTGTCTTTTTGCTTATTTTAATACTTTCCAACATTATATTAATTTATTTTGGGAATGTGGAAGTATTGTAGGTCCTGGACGTGGTTCAGCGACTGGCTTTTTATCTAATTATCTTTTAGGCATTACTCAATTAGACCCAATTCGTTGGGGACTTCCTTATTGGAGATTTTTAAATAAGGAGCGTGCAGAATTGCCTGATATTGATATTGACCTTGCTCCAAGTAAACGTCCAGCAATTTTCAAAGCAATTAGAAAAGAACGCGGAGAATTGGGATTGGTTCAAGTTGCTACTTTTGGAACGGAAGGCACTAAACAAAGTATTTTAACCGCTTGTCGCGGATATAGAAGCGAAGAATTTCCAGAAGGAATTGATGTTGATAACGCTCAATATATGTCTTCATTAATTCCCCAAGAACGTGGATTTTTATGGCCTATTCATGATGTTATTTATGGTAATGAAGAAAAAGACCGTAAACCCGTTCAAGCATTTATTCGAGAAGTAAACCAATATCCTGGTCTTTTGGATATTATTATATATATTGAAGGAATGGTTAATAAACGTTCTTCTCATGCTTCTGGCGTTATTTTGTATGGCGATGATCCATTTGATACCGCATCATTTATGAGAACTCCTAGTGGAGATATGATTACTTGTTGGGATCTTCATAAAGCAGAAGCCGCGGGAGATACAAAATATGACTTCCTTGTAACTGAAGCTTCTGACAAAATTATTACTTGTTATCAATTACTTCTAAAAGATAAGCAAATTCCAGAATTATCTTTACGAGAATTTTATAATAAATATATTCATCCAGAAGTGATAGATACAACTGACCAAGCAATTTGGGACCATCTTGCGGCCGGTGACGTATTAGATGTATTCCAATTTTCTACAGGAGTTGGTTTGGCAATTGCGAAACGTCTTAAGCCCCAAGACCCTATGGAAATGACGGCGGCCAATGCTATGATGCGTCTTATGTCTGAAAAAGGTAAAGAATCACAGCAAGATAGATATTATCGCATTCAACATTCAGGTATTAAAGTATTTGATGATGAAATGAAGGCTCAACATCTTCCACAAGAATTAATTGATAAGATGCATAAGCATTGTGATAAATATTATGGATGTTGTCCTATTCAAGAGCAAATGATGGAAATTCTTATGGATGTAGCTCATTTTACTCTTGGTGAAGCTAATACTGCGCGTAAGATTGTTGCTAAAAAACAAATGGCTAAAATTCCACAATTGAGAGAGCAGGTACTTAGTAAATTTGATAATGAAAAATCTGCTGAATACTTTTGGGAAATCGCAGTTGCTCCTCAATTAGGATACGCATTTAGCCTTAATCACTCTCTTCCTTATTCATTTGTAGCAATTCAAATGATTTACTTAGTAATTCATTTTAATCCTATTTATTGGGATACTGCTTGCTTAATTGTTAATAGTGGTTCCCTTGAAGATAATAGTGAAGAAGAGATTGTAGATATTTATGCTCCTGAAGGTGATGATTTAGCTAATGGAGTAACATTTGAAGATCTTCCTGACAAAAGTGGTAAAATCCGCAAAACCGCGGCTACTGATTATGGGAAAATTGCAAAAGCCATTAGTGACATTCAAAAAGCAGGAATTGAAGTAGGTCTTCCTGATATTAACAAATCTAAATTTGGATTTGCTCCTGATATTGAAAATAATAAAATTCTTTTCGGATTAAAAGGTATGCTGAATGTTGGTGATGAATTAGTTAATACAATCATTGCTAATCGTCCTTACTCAAATCCTAAAGAATTTTTATATCGTATTAAGCCAGGTAAACAAGCTATGATTTCTCTTATTAAAGGCGGAGCTTTTGATAATATGATGGATAGAAAAGAATTAATGATTTGGTATATTTGGGAAACTTGCGATAAAAAGAAAAGAATTACTCTTCAAAATATGGGCGGACTTATGAAGTATGATCTTCTTCCAGAAGAAAATGAAAATCAAATTATGGCTCGCCGCATTTATGAATTTAATAGATATTTAAAAGCAATTTGTAAAACTACAAAAAATAACGGTCTATATCAACTTGATGAACGAGCTATTAATTTCTTAGTAGAAATTGGAGAAGATAATAATATTCAATTTGATGGAACTAATTATTCTTTAAGTGAAAATATTTGGAATGGTATATACCAAAAGTGGATGGATATATTTCGCACTTGGATTGCTAATAACAAAGATGAAATTTTGAATAATCTAAATATAAAAATATTTAAAGATGATTGGGATAAATACGCTAATAAAAATAATTTATCCGCTTGGGAAATGGAAGTTCTTTGTTATTATTATCATACTCATGAATTGAACAATATTAACAATGATAAATATGGATTTGTAGATTTTTTTAAGCTTCCAGAAGATCCAATAATTGACAGAAGTTTTACCAAAGGAAATCATACTATTCATATTTATAAGTTATTTAAAATTTGCGGAACTTGTATTGCTAAAAATAAAACTAAAAGCACTGTAACCATTCTTACTACTACTGGTCCTGTAGAAGTAAAGTTTAGAAAAGAATATTTTAGTTTATTTGATAAACAAATTTCAGAGCGCGGAGCGGACGGAACTAAACATATTGTTGAAAAATCTTGGTTTAATCGCGGAAATATGATTGTAGTCTCTGGAATTCGTAATGGAGATAATTTCATGTCAAAAAAATATGCTTCTTCTGGAGGACATCAATTATATAAAATTGATGAAATTTTATCCAATGGCGATTTAGTTTTAAAAGATGCTCGTTATCAAGGAGGAATTGAAGAAGATGTATAAAATTATTGCATTATGTGGAAAATCTGGTGCAGGAAAAGATAGCCTAATGATGGCTACCTTTTCCCACTTAGAGGAATATTTAAATCCTATTATAAGCCACACTACGCGTCCGAAGCGTGAAAAAGAAATAGCAGACAAAAATTATCATTTTGTTTCAGATGATCAGTTTTTAACTTTAATTGATGAAAATAAAATGTTAGAAACTACTTCTTTTAATAATTGGTATTATGGCACAAGTATTGATAGTTTGTCTGATAGTAAAGTTAATATTGGTGTTTTTAATCCTGAAGGAATTATAAGTCTTCTTAAAGATAATCGAATTGAATTAGAAATATATTATATCACTGCGAAAGGAAAAACTCGCTTAATTAGGCAATTAAACAGAGAAGAAAATCCTGATGTAGATGAAATTATTAGAAGATATACTGCTGATGAAATTCAATTTCAGCTAATGAATGATATTAAATGCAATATTGTAACAAATGAAACATTAGAAGATTATAATAATATTGTTAATCTTTTAACTCAAAAAGTTAAACAATGGGCGGAAATGGACTAAGATAAATAATTATTTACTAACAAAATCTAAATATAGTAGAATATTCTAAAAGAACTACTATATTTAGTTTGGAGGCAAAAAAATTGTATATTATTAAACGTGATGGAAGTATAACTCAATTTAATAAAAAGAAAATTATTAACGCAATAAATAAAGCATTTATTGAAGTTGATGGTAAACTATATGAAGATGATACTGCGAAAGATATCGCGGAAGACATTGAAAGACAAATAAATCATTTCCCTGATGGAAGTGTTGGAGTAGAAGATCTTCAAGATTGGATTGAAGATTATTTAATGCGTTCTGAGCGACGTGATGTTGCTCGTGCTTATATCAGATATAGATATAAAAAAGAAGTTGCTCGTAATAAAAAAGATGATTTTATTAAAGCAATTCGTGAAAAGCTCGATGGTAATAATGTAAAAAATCAAAATGCTAATGTTGATGAACATTCATTCGGCGGCCGCATAGGTGAAGCAAGTAGTGTTGTCACCAAACAACTTGCACTTGATTACTTACTTTCCCCTATGGCTCGTAAGAATCATGTTGATAATATGATATATACTCACGATCTTGATTCTTATTATGTCGGCTCTCATAACTGTTTAAGTATTCCTTTTGATAATTTGCTTGCTAATGGATTTAATACTCGTCAAGCAGATGTTCGTCCTGCGGGTTCAATTAATACAGCATTTCAATTAATTGCTGTTATTTTTCAAATCCAAAGTCTTTGTTAGTTTGGTGGAGTTAGTGCTACTCACTTAGATTGGACTATGGTTCCTTATGTAAGAAAATCTTTCTTTAAACATTTCAATGATGGCATTGAATTTTTATATGAAGGATTAGATATGAGTAAATATGATGGTTGTTATAGTAAAGAAACTCCTATTGATGATGATTTTTATAAATCATTTCCAAAAGCATATAAATATGCTATGAAAATGACCACTCGTGAAACTCATCAAGCTGCAGAAGGCCTTTATCATAATCTTAATACTCTACAATCTCGTAGCGGCAACCAATTACCATTTACAAGCATTAACTATGGCACTTGCACCAAACTTGAAGGTAGAATGGTAACTAAAGCATTATTAGATGTTTCTATCGAAGGTCTCGGTAAACTACATAAAACTTCAATTTTTCCTTGTGGAATTTTCCAATGTATGAAAGGTGTTAACCGCAAATCAGGTGATCCTAACTATGATTTATATAGATTAGCATTAGAAAGCACCGCGAGACGCCTTTATCCTAATTACGCAAATGTTGATTGGTCTGGTAATGCGGGATATGATATTAATGATCCTCGCACTTATTTTTCTACAATGGGATGCAGAACCGCAAACGGCTGGGATATCAATGGATTCGGTCAGCTTAAAGATGGACGTGGAAATATTTGTCCAGTTACTATTATTCTTCCAACTCTTGCGATGATGGCCGTTACTCTAAATGAAAATGATAATTGGGATGACTATAAGTCATTATCCCAAGAAGAACGAACTAAAATTGGTGTAGAACGATTTATGTCTTTACTCGATAGAAAAATCAATGAAGCACGTATTCAATTAATGGAACGTTTTGAATGGATTTGCTCTCAAGATCCTGGATCCGCGAGGTTTATGTATGAAAATAATGTTATGGCAGGTTATGTTCCAGAAGAAGGAATTCGTTCCGCTCTTAAACACGGAACTCTTGCTATTGGTCAGTTAGGTTTGGCTGAAACTCTTCAAATTCTTATTGGTAAAGACCACACCACTTCAGAAGGAATGGAATTAGCTAAACGAATTGAACAATTATTTAAAGAAAGATGCGCTGAATACAAAGAAAAATATAAATTAAATTTTGGAGTTTATTATACGCCCGCAGAAAATCTTTGTTATACAGCTATGACGAAATTTAAAGAAAGATACGGCGAAATTCCTAATGTTAGTGATAAAGAGTTTTTTACCAATAGTATTCACGTTCCCGTATGGAAAGAAATGAGTCCATTTGAAAAAATTGATATCGAATCTGAGTTAACTGGTTATTCATCCGCAGGATGTATCACTTACGTCGAACTTGATTCTACTGTAAAACATAATATTGATGCTCTTGAAACTATCGTCAATTATGCGATGGATCACGATATTCCTTATTTCGCAGTAAATGTTCCTAATGATACTTGCCTTGAATGTGGTTATTGTGATGAATTTAATGATTCCTGTCCTGTATGTGGAAGTCATAATATTCAGCAATTACGTCGCGTGACTGGTTATCTTACTGGTAATTATAAAACTGCTTTTAACTGGGGTAAACAAAAAGAAGTTGAAGCAAGAGTAAAACATACGGGAGTATTAGAATGAAATACGCGGGAATTATAAAGAATGATTTGGCTGCGGCGCCCGGGGTGTGTGTATCATTTTTTACACAAGGGTGTCCGCACCGCTGTGAAGGATGCCAAAATCCTGAAACGTGGGATTTTGATGGTGGTAAAGAATTTACTAATAAAGTATTAGATGAATTAATTACCGCTATTAGCGCAAATAATATTGAACGTAATCTTTGTATTATGGGTGGAGAGCCTCTTTGCCCTGAGAATGAGTTTTTAACTAATTTAATTATTACTGAAATCAAAAAAGTATATCCAAATATTAAAATATATGTGTGGACTGGATATGTTTATGATGATTTAAAGAATAGCAATAATATTAGAATTAAAAATATATTAAAAACCGCCGATTACCTAATTGATGGACCATATATCCAAAAGGAAAGAGATATCACTTTACCTTTACGCGGTTCCCGCAATTAGAACATTATTAATTTAAAACTTGACAAAAAAGAAAATTTGTGATATAATTTTTCTATGAAATAGATAGGAGATTATATCACAATGAATGTTTTTTATACTAATACGATGGGAGAATTATATAATTCTCCTCGTAAATTCGAAGAAGGAACTATTGCCATTTCTGGTGAAGATCAGAAACAATATTGTTATACTGGAAATGAATGGGTAATGGTAGGAACTACTACTAATAATTTGTCAGATAATTCTACTACATTTCAAACTGGAATGAATTTATATGATTTTAATAAAAATATTATGATACAAATGGATCCAATTAATGAAGAAGAATTAAATAAATTAATGGGTAGTATTAATGAAATGAGTGAATATGGAATGTATTATATGTTATTATGTAAAGATTATAATTATTATACCATTTTTCACAAAAATATTCCTCCAATTATTTCAACTGGTTCTGTAGCGAGTATGGTAATTATACTTTGTCAAGAATTAGGAAGTATTGTTGGTTGGGAAAAAAATAATGATAATGCTATTGAAATTTGGATAAATATTGATAATGAATCTTATTGTTTTTATTTATTCCAATATGATGCTGGTATTGTGGAGTGTAATTAAATGATTGTTTGTAATATTAATTTATTTTCAATGGAACAAAATGTTTTTAAAACCTATGATGATGGAATGGCAGTAAGTATTGGAACTTGTAGTATTCCTGATCTTCCAAATGTTTTAGTAGCATCTTGTTATAAAAATGATACTGATACTATACGTTTATATGGTATTGAAGATTTTATTAATGAATTAATTCCAAAAATTTATGAAAGTAATAGTTTAAATTATTCCAATAGAAAAGAAATTAAAGTTGAGGTAGGTTAATGAATAAGTATCTTGTAAGTGCTACAGAAGTTTATCGTGTAGATAATGAGGAAAGCGCGGCCGCGCTTATTGACGAGGCTAAGGCTGAAACTAAATATATTTTAGCTAAGTATAGTTCAGTGAAGAAAGAAAAAAAGGCTAAGGGTGAAATTGTCGATGAATGGTATCAAGTCACTCTTGTTAAAAAATTCAATGATGAAAAAGATCCTATTAGTAATATTGATGTAAATTATGAGGTAAGCTTTTAATGAAGTTTGAACGAGTAAGCAAATATCCTGACGCGGTTTTGCCAGTAAGAAAGACCGTTAAATCAGCAGGTTATGATTTTACAGTTGCGGAAGATATTATAATCCCGTCTTATTCAGATCAAGTACTTGAGATGGTCCGATGGGGAAGAGGAGGACATACATATACTCTAACAGAGATGGCTAATTTGTCTAAAGAATTAAAGACTAAACCCACTCTTGTGCCTACTGGAATTAAATGTGAATTAAATGATAATACATATCTTGAATTATCAGTTCGCAGTTCTTGTCCTTTAAAATATTGGCTTATTCTTGCTAATGGCGTTGGGATTATTGACGCAGATTACTATAATAATCCTGATAATGAAGGACATATTTATTTTCAGATGATTAATTTATCTCCATTTGATATTCAACTTCATAAAGGTGATGTTATTGGTCAAGGTATTATTAAACCTTATTTAATCACCGAAGACGATAATGCTTCTGGTGACCGTCTTGGAGGATTTGGCTCAACTTCAAAGTAATTACCTCAAACCTAAAGAAAGGAGGTAATTACTTGAATATCCTCTTTTTAGATTTATCTACTAAATCTACTGGTTATTGTGTATCTAATAGTGAGGGAGAAATGTTAGATTATGGACTGTTAACCGCGATTTCCTCTAATAATTTAGATAGAATACAAAAAATACAAGATTAGATTATTGAATTAGTAAAAAAATATAATATAGAGAAGATAGTAGCGGAAGATGTTCATCCTGAAACTTATGGATATTCTGATACTTCACGTTTATTAATGTGGCTTCAAGGTGCAGTAATGTTGGGCGCACATGGAGTTAATTCTTCATTTACTTCCAAAACATTAGAGCTGATGTAGGCAAGTGAATGGCGCAAAAAACTTGGAATTAAAACTGGTCGCAGTATTAAACGTGAAACTCTCAAACAAGCCGATATTGATTTTGTATAGCAAAAATATAATATAAAAGCCAATGATGATATATGTGATGCTATATGTTTATATACTGCATATTTCACGAAAGAAAGTTCCAATAATGATTTTAATTGGGAGTAATAAATAGGCCTTAAATAAATAATCCTCCTTCCCTTCTTTTAAAATATATTAGAAGTTAATGGAAGGAGGTATTTTTTATGTCTACTTTTATTGCCTAGCATTTTATAGAAATATTTTTTGGTCTTATTTCTGCTGGCCTCTTAGCCTTTTGTAGATATATTTATACTCAAATGAAAATGTATCAAAAATTGGCAGAAGAAAAGAAAGATGAACAGTTAGAAGAATTAATTGAAGAGCATATAGCTCCAATCAAAGAAGATCTAAATAATTTAAGATCTTTCGTATTGGAAGAAAAGAAAATTAGTGAGAGATATATTGAAATAATTCTTGCTTCTTATAGATTTAGATTAATTCAATTATGTCAAAGTTTCTTAAAACAAGGATATATGACTTCAGGACAGTATGAATAGTTAGTCGAATTCTTTAAAGTATATGCAGGTTTAGGTGGAAATGGATAGGCTAAAGAGTACTATGAAAGGACTTTAAAATTACCGCTCAAAGACTAATAAAAAAAATAAGGGAATGAAACAAAAATAGTTTCATTCCCTTATTTTTTTTATCTATTTAAATAAAAGATTAGTATTATTTATAATTTCTTCACCATAAGTTCCCACCAAATCCGCAATCAATTCTTCTTCTTCTGGTTTTAATGAAATATCATAGCTAAAAATAGCAGCATGAGTTAATTCATGCGCTAATACTTTTTTTAATTTTTTATTACTAATATTTTCATTAATATAAATTGTTGAAGTGGGATCATCGCAAGAACCTAAAGTATATATTCCAGAAGGTCGCATTAACATAGGATGATTGGAAGATACTAATAGTATCCTCCAATTCCTATTATTAATATTAACCATTCATAGATCCAATTTTAGATGCTAAAGCCTAGATTTTCTTCTCCATATAAGAACGTTCATCATTAGAAGCATCTTCAATCATTTCTACTATATCAGAACTTAATTCTTGAAGATATTTATCTAACTCTTTTATCTAAACACTCTTATCTTTATGAAGTTCTTTGGCTTCTATGTACATCTTTCTGTGGACGCCACTACGGCCTTCTCTGCTATCATGGGTTTCACGAGATTTTCCATTTGTAGGCATCTCATATTCATGCTCATCATAATCATAATCTTCCCAATCATAATCATATGTCATAGGTTTATAGATTCTTTTTTTATGAGGAGATTTATATTTTTCAGTATAATAATGTGTGGTTTTAGGTAAATCATTCATAGCTTCAGTAATAGTACAATAATAAATAGCCTCTTCAAGGTCTTTTATCATATCTATTACTTCGCCCATTTCCTTTGTATCAACACATTCTAAATGAGCCATTTGGCTTTCTACTTGAGTTAATAATTGTTTTTTAATTTCTTGGAATTTATCACACATTTAAAAAACCTCCTTATGCCACTCTCTCGATAATTAAACTGGCGTTTTCAACATCAATAGCCTATGAACTCGTGTTTTCAATACTAATTTGAGTGCAACAACCGCCTAACACATCAAGGAATAAAGCACGTGAAACATTATTAAACTGTCCAGTAGCCGTAGGAGTAGAAATCATTGTAGAAGTAGTAACTGGCTCTCCATTAATAGCTATAGCCAAAGAAATAGCACCCGCAGTTCCAGTAGTTGGAAGTCCTATATTACCTCCAAATGAAATGCGGAAACGAGCTCTGCGTTGACCGTTCGTAAGACCGCGGAGGGTAACTAAACCGCTACCCTCGCGATACATTATGGAACAGTTTCCAGCAACAGCTGTGTTAGTGAATACTACATTAGAACCAGTAGCAACTGATTGTAAAGCATTAGCCGTTATTTCCATAATTTAACCTTCTTTCTTCAATCAGGAATTGCAACCGCATCCTGAACCATATCCACATCCATAGCTAGTATAACTAACACCGGTATAAGGATTAGCAACAATATAAGCGGGAGTTGCTTTTGGAGACAACTGATCAATAAGATAAGCATTTTGAAGATTTTGAGAAATCTAATTTTTAAGAGTGCTATTTTCACTGGTAAGAGTCTCAATTTTATCTTGAACAAGGAAGTCAAGAATAGAACGCATATTAGCATTATTGTTGTCAATAATATCACGGACACCATCAACGGTAGCCTGACGATTCTGGCAAGCAATACTAGCAAGATTGTAATTAAGATCAGCAAAACTAGATTGAATTAACTATTTATTCTCGCAGCAGCATTGAGCATTAGTAGCTGCCATATTACTTAATTGCTGAGTTAAATTATTAGTATTCTGCATACTTGCTACAGTATCAGCATTAATAGCCTGAGTGATACTAAAAGTATTCTGCATATTATTCATACCCATATTACAGATATCACTCTGTAAAGTGCGAGTATTAGCATTATTAGTTTCAGCAAGATTAGCAAAACCACTTAAAAGATTAGTGTTTACTCCACTAAAACCATTGCAAAGACTAGAAGCTAAGCCATTAACCCCAGATTTAAGATCGCTCATGTTAAAACCATAACCGATTTCTTCTCGAGTTGTAGTGCCTTGGAAACCAGAACCATTAGCACCATTATTACCCCAGCCATTACCGCCCCAACCATTGAAGCAGAATAAGAACAGGATAATAATCCACCATGCTCCGTCTCCCCACATTCCGCCATCATTATTACGATAGCCATTTCCAGAAGCCGCAGCAATATCAGATAATGAATAATTCGGCGTGCTCATTGGATAATTGTAATTAAACATAACAAAACCTCTTTCTATAATTTTATTTATTTAAACCCCATTTGGGACTTAAAACTATTAAACTCTTTATCGAAATTTAAACCTCTTGATTCAAACAAATTACGAGCAAATTTTTCAATGTCATCGGATTGACCGTTCCGTGCCATTTGTAATAAATTATTGCCCATTGGCGTTCCGCCCATTTGATTTTCAAGCATAGATAAAACTAATTGCTATGGATTTTGACCGTTTTTAATCATAGCAATAATTTGCATTGGATTCATTGATTGTGTCATTTGAAACTCTCCTTAAAAATTAAACTGCGGTTTGCTCTCTGTTGGTTGCTATTGAGCTGGCTAACCCGATTCCTAAGACGGCGCAACCGCGTTATTGGATCCCATGATCTATGCAAATACTTCTTTAATAGAAGTTAAGGTAGTATTAAATTCTTCTCGTGTTATATAGTCATTATTAGGCTAAGAAGAATTTGGGATTTCTTTTAATTCATACATATTAATAGAAGCTGTTCCATCCATATTTATTTGTTTTGTATAAATTCTACGATTAGCATAGTCAGGAAAATAAAAAACTGAACCATCAAAATCTATATTCATAGCTCGAACCTCTTCTAAAGAAGCAACGGGTCTAATTCGCTATGCAGTATTGTTTTGAATCACAGGTGTAGCAGTTGTTCCATAAATAGGTCTATTATTACCTATTGGATACTACTGCTATGGATAACCATAAGTATTCATGTTATTACCTCCGGAGAAATATAATAATGAAAGGTTTTATCTTTTCCTTTCATTATTATATGACTTTTATTTTGTGTAAATATATTATAATTACTGACACTTTTTGGATAAAAATTTCACTTACTTAAAATTAAATAAATTTGACACTTTATAATTTTTTATTTTACAATATTTAAAAATTTTTGTATAATTATAATATAGAAAGAATATAAAGATAGAAAAATTTTTTCTAAAATAAACAAAATGAAGGTGATTAAAATTTTTATCGTAGGTGTTTGCGACAATAGCGATTAGCAAAATGACTCATTGGAAGAAATAATAAATCAGTATTTTAAAGAATTTAATTTGCCGGGATATGTATATAAATTTACTGATCCTAGAAAATTAATTGATTCTAATATTGATTATGATGCAATCTTTTTAGGGATTACATTCAAAAAAATGGATGGTATTGAAATAGCTCATCTCTTAAGAACAAATGGGTATATTGGAAAAATAATTTTTGTTTCCTCTCAAATAAATTATGGAGTAGCTTCTTATGAAGTAAAGGCATTTAACTTCGTCAAAAAACCTGCTAATAAAGAAAAAATTTTTTCTATTTTACATGAAGTTAGAGAAGAAAAAAGACGTGAATATAAATATTTAGACACTCCTAATGGAGAAGTAAAAATTGATTTGGGTAAAGTATTATATGCTGATATCCAAAAACGAAATTTGTGTTGCCATTTAGAAAATGAGGTTCTAAATAGTAAAACTTTAAAAACTTCTTTTGAAAATTATATAGGAACTTTAGTTTATCATCCAGATTTTGTCTTTATCCCACCAAGTTTAATTATTAATTTAAATCAAATTAAAATAATGAATAAAGACAATTTAACTTTCAAAAATGGTGAAGTTTTATGCTTTCCTAAAAAAGGCTATGAGGAAATTAATCGACGATGGAAAAATCCATTTAGATAAAAAAAATAAGGGAGACATTCAGTTAAGAATGTCTCCCTTATTTTTATTGTTTTAAATCATCACTTGGAGTACGATAATTATTTACTGTAGACTCGATCTTCTCTTGTAAATATTTATTCAAATCACCAAAAGCATTATTCAAATACTCTTTAGCATCATCACTTAAAATGAGCAATACTGCTTGATAAGTTCTCTAAAATGCTTCTTTTTGAGCAGCTTCATCAAACTTACCTTGTTCTTTAAGAGAATTTACATAAGTTTGATTGGTGGCAATAACACAATTAGTAATTGTGTCAGTAGCCATTTGCACATATTTATTTAAAATATCATTATTAGTTTTCTTTTGTAATTCTGCACTTTTTGCTTTAATCCAAATAACTATAAAAGTGGTTAAAGCACCAAGCATAGGAATCAAACATACTTGGAATAATTGATTAATTAAATTTTGATCCATAATATTATCTCCTTTTTCTTACAATAAATTTATATTAAATCCAAGCCACGGGGACAGGTGTCCAAGTACCTGTGGTAGAAGTTCTATATTTAAAAGTGCCAGTTTTAGCAGTTGTATCTATCCATACTAAAGGAGCAGTTCCAGACGCAGGTTGTGTTGATCCAATATAAATAGAATAATCAGTAGTAGTTCCAACTGTAGGAGGAATGGCATTGTCAACGTATTTTTTAGTTACTAAATCCATATCCTGTGTTGGAGTATATGTATTATCCATAGTAATTTTGCCATCTTTAGTTAATATATTAGATTTATTTTTATAAATCAAATTCTCGGTAGAAGAATTAATTTTTTCTAAAGCTTTATTTAATTCAGTTTGGATACGAACAATATCTTCATCAACATTAACTCCTACTGCTCCTTCAATACCCATTACAGTTAGAAAATCTCCCTACTCACCTTTCCAACCATTTAAAGTAATAGTATTACCATTTATAGTATAATTTTCTGTTTCCTAAATCATAATACCATTATAATAAAGAGTAAGAGTACTACTATCACTAAAATTAAAAGGAATATTAAAAACCGTCTAATCGGCACTAACATCAAAAGTATATTTGTTTATGATTTTTCCAGCAATATCAGCAGGACAAGTAACAGGATATCCAATACCATTAATATTTATTACTCCAATTTGTCCTCCAGTATCATCAATATTTTCATAAGATACTTCTGATAATTCTGCTAAATTACGACCATTTTCATCATAAGTGGCATAATCCGCGTGATCAGTATATAAATTTAATCTTTTATCCGCAGTATCAATATAGAATTTATGAGTATCTTCTGTAAAATAAGCATAACCTTCTTTGATAGGAGTGGTATCTTTTACTGGTGTAAATAAAGTTTTTCCAGAATCTAAAGATGGAAAGGGTATTTTTCCATTAACCGCTTTCGCATCATAGGTGACTAATCTATCTGAATCACCTTTTAAAATTTTAAATAGAGCCATCGATCTTCAATAACTCCTTTCTATAAATTAATGGTATAGAATTAAATTAATAATTCTATACCATTTGGTTTATTTATTCGAGAACAATCCAATAAACATCCAACCCATTACCACCAACAAATCCCTCTAAACGCGCTAAACGCTCCCAAATTTGTTGTACTACTTGGCTATCATCAATTACGTAATAATCTTCTTCTTTTACAATAGAATCTAAATTAAGTTTAGAATAAACCTAAAGACTTGCTGGTAATGTATTTAAATTATATAATAAATTATTAGAATCTTTTTCTATTTTATAAAAAGTTATCATATAATTCAAAGTGCCAGATTTCTTAGTAGCGCTATAATTTAAAACCCAAGGAAAAATAATTTTATCTTTATGAGTTAAAGTATCATAATATGGGACTGGATAAATACGTTTTTCATTATCAGCATTAATATACTAAATAATACACATCATATTGGTTAAATCCATAGTGTCAAAATATCTATTTATTTCAAAATAAATAATTTCAGCAGCGTGATCGCCTTCAACTGTAATATAACTATTTTCATTATTAATAGTTCTTGAGTTTAAATCTATCTAAACCAACTTTTCATCTTCGGGAGCTGGAAGAGCAGGATACTTAACTGGAAAATTTTCATCTTGTATTTGATGTAAAACACTATAATAATCAGTTGGATTAGTTATCATTTATCTTACCCCTCAATCTTAAAGGTTCCTGGTTGCGATTTTCTTTCACCCTTCTGGATAATTACAGCTCCTTGAGTAATATTTTCATCTACTTCTGTTGAATTATCAGAAGTTGTCTTTAGAGTAGTACCCTACGCATTTTTCCATTGATATTCATAAATACCATTGCCTAACTCACTAGTATTAGTGACTGTAACAATATATTTTCCATTCTCAATTTTAACTTTTTCGTCAATGACAGGTTTTAAATTAGTTGGGTCAAAATAATTGGTGAAACTAATTGTAGGATAATCTATATTATCTTTATTTTTATAACCATGAACTGATAAAGTATAATTATCCTCTTCAGTTAAAGTTACAGTTTTTTCAGTGCTAAAATCAGAGCCATTCTTTTTCCAAAGATAAGTACACTGAACGCCTTCATCATTCTATCCAACAGCAGTAATAGTATTAGAAGAACCATAATAACATCCATTATCAGGAGAAGGATCAAGAACGATTCTAAAATCTTCACTGATTCCTTCAACAGAAATAGCTAATCCAGCCCATTTAACTTCTTTACTTACTTGATTCGCGGTTGCGCCAAACGCGGTGACACTATAGCTTCCACATCCATCAACTTCACAGTATTGAACTTTTAGGTAGAGGTCATTTTTCTTAGCAGTATAGTTTTCAAGATTAATATCACTACTACTATTAATATAAGAATCTCCATTTTTAGTAAAATAAGTTAATTTCTCATTGTAGATCATATCTCCACTAAAAATACTATTATCTTCAATAATTTTTTTATATTCATAACCAATGCCACTTTTTAATTCAGTATTAGTTCCTCTATAATTACAAATCCATTTATATTCAATTGTAGTATTATCTGGATTATTTAAAGTATCATTATAAGCTAAAGCATATAATTTATCACCTGTTAAATAAACAGATTTATTGTTTAAAATACTTGTCAAGAAAGCAACATTATCAGGAACACCAAAACCAGCGGATTTCTTTGAATCAATTAGACTTTCTAAGTATCCAGTCAAATAATCAACAGGTTGCGCGGTAACTAAATCTTCATCAATATCTAAAGTTTTATTAATAACCATTTGCGCTGGTAATGTATTAAATACATACATTAAATTATTATTATCTTTTGGATTCTTTTTAAAGAAAATAATAGAAAACTATAAAGTACCAGATTCACTAGTCACTTCATCACTAATTTGCCATCCAAAAATTAATTTTCCAGCAGTACCAATATCAGGACAAATAGCTTCAGAATAACCTTGAACTTGATCGTTTAAATAATACTGAATATAAATCTTAATATCATCAGCCGCCAAATCTTGTAAATCAAAATATCTATCAATTTGAAAATAAATTGTTTCCGCCAAATGATCGTTTTCAACAGTAAGTAATTGTGTTTTTCCAAATTCTTTAGTTAATTCAATTTGACGAGTATCAGCATTTATATTTATAATAGGTTCATCTAAAGGTATACGAAGAACAGATGGATCTAATTTCTTCATTTGAACGATACCAGTGATATTACTATAATAGTCTTCAATAGATTTTATTTCAACGATTTTTCCATTAATGTTTTTTATTGAGTTATCTTTAGCTAAAGTATTGATTTTCTTTTGAAGTTCTTCCCATTTAGCTTGTTCGATAACGCTATCATTTTTAACTATCAAATCTATCTCTTCCTTTCTAAAAAAATTAGGTTAAATAGTTTCTTTTCCTATTTAACCTAATTTTTTTTATATTTAAATCAATGTATTCTGGCCTATTTAAACCTCATACCATTCTTCTAATTCATCTTCGGGAACTAAAGGAGAGATAGAAAAGAATTCTTTTCCATCTCTCGTTAATTTTTTATTATAATCCGCAATTAATCTATATAATTTAGTCGCAGGCACTCCTGCTAACTATATAGAAGATTCAATAATGCCATTAGAACCCATATATCTATAAACAATTTCTTTTTCCATATTTTATCCTCACTTTACAATAGGTTCTTCTTCAAAGTTTGCTCTATTAGATATCATTGCTTCATAAATTCTATGTAAAGTATTCTTAACACTTTCACCATAACTAGCAACATAATAATATCTAAAACGACCTGTATATCCATTAGCGACAGTAGGCATACCTGTTTGACGAGGGGTAAAAATATTACCAGAACTATCTGCCGTAATCTATTTAATTGGATGCTTATTAGTGCCAATCTATACTTGAATAGCACCAGTATAACCCTTAAACTAATTACCAGACATATTTAAAATTGTCTAACCAGAGAACGCATTTACATCAAAGTTAAGAATACCATCTTTACATCCCTCTATAATTAAATTATAAGGAGAATAAGACCCCATCTTACTTTGATAGAATGCTTGAGCTCCAAAAGTCAAACCTTCCGTAGAAGAAGAATAAGGAATTATATTATTACGGCTTAAAGGACATTGATAAAATGCCTTAATGCCAATTTTCTTTAAACAATCACTGAACTAAAAATATTCCAATCCACTATCTAAAGTAAAAGCATAATCATCTATTACAGAAATTTTGTTATTGTCTTTTGGAGCAAAAAATACTGCTGTAATATTAGGATTTACTTGAATACCCACTGCCGCAGATGGATTAACTTGACTGTATCTAATTCTTGTAATTGGCTAGCCGTTATAAATTGTAGGTAAAGTGATTTTACCTTTTAAATTCTTAGCTAAATCAGTCATTACAAATGATAATTCTCCGTCAGAATTTATAATATCATAATATTTATGAGTAGAATCATTAATTAAGATATTGTCATAAACACTAACTGGTTCTCCAACAGCATAGAATTCGCGGTCGGCATAAGCTAACTATCTTGTTAAATCAATTTTAACTCCATCTTTATCAGCCCATCCAGTCTGTTTCCAAGTCCATTCTAAAGAATTTTCTCCATTTGGCAAATCTGTCACTTCTGTATTATTAAAATAATAAAATTCATCTGGAACAGTAATTCTTTCACCATAATTAAATACTTTCTTTACGGTTGAATCATTGACGACGCGGTCGCCATTAACAAAAGTAATTGTATAAGATTTACGTTCAAATCTTGCTTTAAAGATATAATCTATTTTATTAGACTGTAAGGATAAAGAACCCCAATTATCTTTTAAAACCGCATCTTTTTCATTTACATCTTTTCCAACTGTAATTACCAATTCACCAGTATCATCTTCCCAACCTTTAAAATTATAGGTTGGCATTTTTTCTTGTAAGCTACCAAAAGAAATATAAGTTTCGCTTGAAGAATCCGTAGGATTGTCAAAAAACTTAGAGCTTGATAAAGGTAATTTCTAAGTCTTTAAAATTTCTTGAGTTAATACTCCATCTGCGTCTTCTTGTTCGAGAACAAATTTAGCAGAATATTCTTTCTTAACATTTTTCATAAAAATAGTTAGATTAGGATAAATACTCTATAATTCCTCTTGAATTACGTGTTCTTCTATTTCTTGAGTATTTTCAATGTAAATAATGCCAGTTATATTAGGATAAGTCTAATTAATACCTTTAAAGTTAGTCGGGGCTCCATTATACAAATTACGTAATAAAGTATAATCAATAATTTTACTATGAATATCATTATATCCATTTACATTATTATCATAATAATAAATTAAATTATTTTTTATTTCACTCGGAGTAATTTTACTTACATCTTCTGCGTTAATTTTTTCTAGTTGGAAATGCCCGTTATCTTTATAATACTTAATATTAATACTATCTAATTCCACTTTATCATCATTTAATAATCTATAAGGACTCCATTGGACATTAGTTAAATTAACTTCGCATCCAGTTAAATTACTCTTTTCACAACCAAGATAATAACGTCTTAATAGTTCATAAGAATAATAATCTAAATTACCACCGCGAATATCAAAAGTTTTTATACTCGTTGTAATAACGTTATCTTCAACATCAGTTAAATTTTTAATATACAATCCTTTATTTTCTTCCGCAACTTCAAGACGATTAGTGATAGGATTAACTGTAGGATATACATATTTAGTAACTAATTTAGTCAAAAGATTCGCTTCTATTAAACTTAAATAATTCGTATAATCAGTTAAATACAAAGTATTTAAAGCAACGCCTTCAGCGAACTAAACTTTAGTGACATTAGAACCAGTATTTCTAAAGTTTTCTAATTTTTCACTTTTAGTTAAGTCTAAAGCTACTGGATTTAAGAATCTAATATTACAAAGATTCATTTCTTTTAATAATGGCATACCTTCACTGGGATAACTCCAATTGTTTACGTCATTGTTTTTATATTCTTTTCCTTCTTCAGAAAGACCATCATATCCTAATAACAAATCTACTAATTTATTAGCCTTACCTCTAATAAATAATTCTTGGAAATATAATTTACTTAAATCTCCAAGAGATTTCATCTATTCTAAGCCATAAATATAATATAATTGTTCACGGTAATTACCACTTGACATAATACCTTTCTTTAAATCTGGAGCAGTAAATCTAACAGGAGTTAAACCATCATATTTCTAAGATGGGAAATTTGCTCCATCAGTTCCAACAGTAACATAAGAACGACGGGCAGGCTCCATCTTAATCCAATATTCACCATCAAACATATGATTTTTAGTACCAAATTCTTTTCCATTTTTCCAATATTGAGAATTAGTTATTAAATTAGTTAAGCCTTGATTATTAGTTCCTTCAATCCATTCATCAGATGTAGTATTTGGATTATTAGCAGAAATACGGCTTATGATATTATTACTACCACTATCTCCAGAATATTCATCAACCGTTAACCAAGAGTCAATATAATTAAGACGGTTGGTTAAAAACTGCGAACGATAAAGATTGCGGTCGCCCTATAAAGCATAGAAATACTAATCACTTTCTATTTCGTATTGGCCACCATTAGTAATACGACCAAAAATAGTATCTTTTGCTGCTGAATTAGTCGGAATAATATATTTATATTCTTCATCTAAATCTAAAGCGATGATAGGACGCTCTCCCTATACAGCATAACTACCTGGGAATAAAGAAGGATCTGTTTTATACCATTTATCAACAACATCACTTTTTTTAGAAGAAGTACCAGATTCTTTCTTAAAAATTTGTTTTACTTGGCTCTAATCATAAGATCCATTTGGCTTACCCATTAATTGTTTATACTTATCAATAATTTTACTCTTAAAGAAAGTATAGAAGTTATTCCATAATACACTATCGTTAGTAGAATAGCTACCATCTTCAGTAGCATCAACATAATATTCAAATGATGGAATACCAGTATTGTTAATACCTAATTGAGTATCAATATCATAAAAAATAGGATACCAAATATAATGCTGAATTCCAGTAACTTTTTCAACATTTCCTTTTTGCGGTCCCCAAGAAGCAAACATCGCATTTTTACCACGAGAGTCATAACATTCAAAAATTTCAGTCATTAAAAAATAAGTTGCTAAATACTCAATATTAAAATAATTACTTAATTCATTTTTGAATTTGGCTTGACGATATTCTTTACTATCTTTTGTATAAGTAACTGAATTATAAGTTACTGGTGTAGATAATAACCATTTATCATCAATTTGATTTTCATCTTCAATAAAAGAATAATAAGTGGTATAAGGATTATATTTTTCAGAATCTAGAACATAAATTTTATTATCCTAATCCTATAAAATATAATATTTATTTATCTAATAAATTTTATTATCATCATCAGTTAATTTAATTATGCTATAAACTTTACTGTCTTTATTATAAACATAATACTTTTCTTCTGAATCAAATTTTTCTGTAGCAATTTTATAAGTTTCGCTACCGCTTTCATCAACTTTATCAAATAAATAATATTTATTTGGTTCATATTTAGCTTCGGCTAAATCTATTTCTTCATACTTACCCATTGAAGGAATTTCATATAAAGTTCCATCAAAATCAATACTACAATCTAAACAAGTGCTCCAAACCCAACTTACGGCATCCTCCCAATTTGACATTAACGCAAGAAGTAATTCACGAGAAGTATTTCTATTTTTCATATCGAATATAACAGGATCTTGTCCTGGATTTGTGATAGTCCACTATTTATGTTTAGTTCCTGTAGTTTCATCGACAATTGTTTCTGATTTTAATCTACTTGGAACTGTATTATTTATTCCATCAGTAAATTCAATTATTTTATCTGTATCTGTAGCTTCCGCAGAAACACAGTTAAATAATTTATCTGCGATTAAATCATCATTAGAATTATATCTAACTTCAAAAGAATCGGCAACCATTGGAGCTCCACCAGAAGTTAAATAGCCTGTTGAATTATTATCATCCATTAACGGAGGTCTAAAAGATAATTTATATCTATTCCAAGGATCACGGAAAGAACAATACGTTCTTGAATTATTCTAAAATTCCCAACATTCGGTGATATCTCTTACCCTTGGAGTTCCTTCAATCTAATTCTATAAAACTTTTTTGTTAGGTTTAAACCCATAACATTCGTCGGAGCCTTTATCCAATAACATATTATATTTTCCAATATAAATGATATCATTTTCGCTATATTCATTATCATCAGTAGAAGGCCAATGGAAAGCTAAAACAGGGTATCCCTTTACAGAAGTTCTATAATCATCAATATCTCCATACAAGTCATATTTATCAAAAGAATTTTGATAATCTTCCACTGGATGCTTAGAATAAGTTTCATTAACTAAATTGGCGAATCCTCTATTATAATCTCCAGAAGATTCCATGAAGTCAATCTTTAAAGTAAATTTAGTAGTGCCAACAGTATTGTTATCCATGTAAAAGAATTCAAGATAACTTTTACTTTTTGTATTTAGACTATCATTAGCTTCTTCTTCTTTATAAATAGATTCAAAAGGTCCTCTATTCATAAACATAGCTTCTTTACATTTAGCTTTGTAATTACGTCTTGGATAATTACGTGAAGAAGTTCCCTAAACCTAAAATGTTGCTCCGTCAAAAAGAGTGATAAAGCTAGGACAATGATGTAAATAATAATTCTATACCGCAGTATAAATTACTTCATTAGTCTTACTATCTACAACCGGTTTCCAACCTTCTTTTTCAACTATCTTATCAAGCTCACCTTTAGCATAAGCAGTATCTAATGGAACATTTACGAATTCCATAGTTCCCTTTTGAGCACCATTATCTTTAGAGTAGGGAAGTCTATTATCCGTACTTTCACTATTGTTTTTAGTAGTCTTTAAAATAATATATGGCATTAATGGTTTATCAGTGTGTCCAATATTATAATCAAGCATTTTACGATAAGAAAATACATAATCGTTTAAAATAGTATTATAATCATACAAATCTTTCTAGTCCCATTGATTAATGTCTTTTTTATCAAAAGCATAATTCTAAACTACATCAGGAATAGTTAAACTAGCATCATAAACTCTAATACTATAAATATCAATATCACAAGTATTAGACATAAATTTAATAACATCAGAGTCAACTGTCCAAGCAGAACTACCAGAACGACGAGCTACGCTTGTTAATACTCCATTTAAGAAAATTTCTAATAACTTAGAATCTCCACCAGTATGACTAGATTTAGAGCTTGTATAAACAAATGTTAAATATAACATTTCATCTTCTACAAAATCGACTGAGACGGTTTCTTCATCACCGTTAGCAGTAAATGTAGCATCTTGTGGGCTAAAATAAATACCCAAAGGACTTTTTAAAGATCCATAAGCACAAACAAGATTATTTAAATTGAAATCTTGAGCTAAACCATTATAAGTCAATTCATCATAACTTGGAGCTTCTGGATGTTCTGGTAAATATTTTTTTGTTAAAAATTCATCATAATTAACATAAGTAGTCTAATCTTTAAATGCATTCCAAGCATCTTTATCAGTCCAAGACTTTCCAGATTCATCGCTTGCTTTATAACGAGTATATTTAGTAATTACTTTAGAATAATTTTGTGGGTTTCTAATTTTAAATTGAATTTCAATACTGTGTGTAGGAGTGGAAGAACTATTATCAAAAGACAATTGTCCAATAGGAATAGAAACTTCAGCACCATTACTAACTCTTAAACAAGTAGTATTGTTATCATCAAAAACCCAACCATTATTATACCAGTTAAAGTTTTTAAATTTTGCGTATTTACCATTAATTTCTAATGTTTCACGACTTAATTTGCTCTCAGAATTAGAACGTCCAGTAGCAACGAAATTAACTTTTAAATCATTACTTCTAGCTAATTCCATATTCCTTAATGGGTCTATTTTAATTATAAAAGTAAAATTACGAGAATAATCATATGGCTCAGTTCCTACTTTAATTGTATAATAAGAACTGTCATTAACAGAAAGATTAGTAATTTCCCAGTATTGCCATACAGTCTAATCAGCAATTTCACGAGTACTTAATAAAACACCATTTTTATATAAGCTAACTTTTGCGGTCGTCACATTAGGATCATATACTCTGAAAGGAATTTTAATAGTTTCATAAGTGTAATATTCTGTTTTAAAATCACCAGTCCAGATCAAAGGAGTTTTACTACTTCTATCTAAAATAACAATTTCTTTTTCAATAAAATCAGTACCATTTCCTTTTTCACCACTGTTAACTAAATAAAGTTTAGCCTTAATAGTATGTTCTCCATGAAGAAAATAGTTTGCTAAAGTCATTGTAGAATCATTATTATTATTTAAAATAACAGTATTTTTTGTTATAGTAATACTATCTTCATTTCTGGTATTGGTGCTACTATACTCTTTATCTAAAATTAAATAATTATCAAAATAAACTTCAATAGCACTATTTACTTTATCAGACATTAGCCAAGTAACATTAATTTGGCCATTATCAAAAGGTAAATCATTATTAAATTTGCTTTCTTGCCATTGAAGAGTTAATTCATGTGTAGTTACGAATTGAGTCTTTTTAGTAGTAGAAAAATGATTATTAGTGGGATCACTATTCTTACTAACAATAAACTCAATTTCATGTGTAGAAGAATTTCTTAAATAAGCAGAAATATCAGTAGTAATTGGTTTATTATGTTGATAAGTTTTTGCTTCACTATAAATATCTTCCCAAGAACCATCACTCTTTTTCTATCTAATAGTTAAAATACCTTCGACAGAATCAAGAACTGGTTCTCCATTTATTGTTCTACATTTTACGAGTGCGGTTACGCTTACTGATTCACCATTAAGTACATCAGTAGGACCGTCTAAGGTTAAGGAAACAGTACCATTTACCTTAACTTCTTGATCCTGGTTTCCGCCACCTGCTAATAATTTTTCACAACTTGCGACTTCTTCTTTATCATCATTTAATTTAAATTCTTTAATGCGATAAAATGCTCCATCGCTATTTAAAATCAAATCATTTACATGAGGATTAGAACTTGATAAATTAGATAAACGAATTGAATATCCGATTGGATTCTCATCCGCATCATAATCAATTCCGACGTCTTTTTCAGTTCCATAAATTACCTAAACGCCACTTGAGCCTATTGGTATTTTATTTTCAGTCGCAGTATCTAAATAAACTCGTCCGGTATCTGTTGCCACATAAAAATATCCATCAGTTTGTGGATATGCTTTTATCTTTTCTTCTGGACCCTAAACGGGACGAAAATGTATTTTAGACATAATTTACTCCTTTCTATCCTAAAAAAAATATGGGGAAAGAATATTTCATCTTTCCCCATAAAAACATTCTTCTATATAAAATAGAAAAAATTATATTTATTATTAAATAGTATTGCCCTTAGAATGTTCCCCACTCCAACTCAAAACTAACTTTAGCATCATCAGCCGCAGTCGCCGCAGAAACATTAACCTTTAGGCTATTACTGGCGAAAACAAGTGGTTTGCCTTCAAGATCAGCACCAGCAACTTTAAGATTAGGAATTAAAGTATCAGTACCATTTACCGTATAATCTGCATTAGCAATCTCTTGATGAGTATTTTTTACTGTAAAAGTCTTTTGAGTGGATTTAATTACATGACCTTGAGCATCAATTTCAGTTGGTTCATTAATAACAATAGTCTACTCATCAGCATAATCTTGAGAAATTGGAGCATTTACAGTTAAAGTATTACTATGTTTAATAGTAACTTCTTTAGAATTCGTAGGGTTATTACTTGAATCTTTTATAACTTTCGTCTCTAAAGTGATACCATTTTCGCCTTTAAGAGCATACTCTAAAAGTTCTTTAGTAGGACCAAGTTTAATAATAAAACCAGTAGTGCTCTCATCTTTAGCTCCTTCAACCTCAGTAACAGGATCATCAGCAGAAGGAACATAAGTCCAGTTAATAGTGCCAGTAATAACTCCATCAACCTCTGTACCAGAAGCAATGATTAAATCACCAGGACGTAAATAATGACCGTTCCAAAGAGTATCTTCAGCTCCAGTATAAATAAAGGTATTGCCTTCAGCAATTTCAGTGATATCAGAACTATCATAAGTAATAGCTCCATCTTTAACTTGGAATCCGCCGCGGAATACCATAGCGTTGATAGTTCTAAGTTGATTATCAATATCTTGCTTACTATAAACTGGAAGAGTTAAAACACCATCTTTAAATTTATAACTACCATCCTTACCTTCTAAAGCAATTTCTGGATCAATATCAGCAGATAAAGTTGTGCTATTACTAGTTCCTTCAACGCCAGGACCGCTAATAGAAGCGGTAAAACCAGTACCAGTAGCGTGATTAATTACATTGATATCATTAACTGCTTTATCGACACTTAAAGTATAATTACCCGCAGAGTTTTCGGCAATATTAACATTACTACCGGCGATAATATTAAAATTACCCGCATCAGTATCAGCATTTTTTAAATTAACATTTAAAGTTTTTTTACTTAAAGAAGAACTTAATTGATAATTAACTCCTGTTAAACTAAGTTTAATAGTGTCTACACCTTTATCATTAGTTGCAGGAATTACTTCAACTTGAATATAATCACTACCAATAATATCATAAGTCTCAGTAATAACGTTACCACTACTATCAGCAATAGTATTAGTTATAGAAGCTCCATTGGCATTATTGGGACTAGTATTTACTGACACATTACTATTCTTTTTATCAGTATCCAAAACAGTATCAGTATTTGTTTGAATCCAGCCTTTACCATTATTAATACATAAAATATTTTTATCTTTTACATAATAAAATTCGCCTGCTGTATTTTGACTAAAACTTTGAGGCAAACCTGCGGTAGTATCAACTACATTAATACCTTGATTTACAGGAACACAATTATTTTCATCTACACCATAATAAAGACGGCTTGGTTTTTTATAGTCTTCAGCGGACTTATTGTCATTAATTACTAAATAAAACGCACCAGGTTTATATCTACCTGCCACCTTTTCAAATTCGGCTTGAGAGCCTTTTAAAAACTTAACGTTCAATCTTTTTCACTCCTTTAAATATCAGCCCAAGAAACAGTTTGTTCAACTGCTTCAACACGAGTTACCAAATTATCAGGACCTTTATCTACTAAATATTTATTAGCTATATTAATTGTTTCAATATCTCCCTAAGTTAATGTTCCTACTGGCATATCAATCCATGTACCAGCATCGGTAAGAATATGTTTTCCTTTAGTTTCGTGTAAAGAAACTGGGACTAAGCCTGGAACTGTACCCTTAAAAACAGGAGCTAACTTAGCTAAATTTTCTTCCGTAGATAATTTTTCAACAATAGAATTAATTAAAGTCTCATTATTTTCTAAACCCTAATTAACCCATTTTTTTTGTTCTTCATCATAAATTAAAACTTGATTTGTTTTAACTTCATTAAGAACAATATCACTTAAATCGCTTAACTTACCCGCGGAACTAATTCCACCGCAAATTAGACGACTACCTAAATAAAGTTCTCCAGAAGAATCATTTTCCTCATAAATAAAATATAAAGTATCATTGTCTCTTTTAGCCCCTAAACTTTCAAAAGCAGTTTTAGAACCTCTGACAAATTTTACATATTTATTTAATGTATTAGGCAAGATAATCGACTCCTTTCTATTATTTATAAAATCTTTTTAATCAATACTAAAAGGGTTTGGCCTATTAAGACCAAACCCTTTATTTAAATTAAGTTGTTTCAGATGGAGTATCAGTATTGTTTGAATTTTTCTTTAAAGCATCAACATCAGTTCTTAATCCAGTAATTAAATCATTTAATTCTGTATCTTTATCCTATAATGCTTTAATAGTTTTATTCAATTCCGCGTTTTTATTTTGTAAAGCTACAATTAAATCAAACATTCCTGCTACCGTTTTAGCTCCATTATCTCCAGAAGTCGCATTGTATGTAAGACCACGGACCGCGCTTTCATTTAATTTGCCACTTGCTAAAGTATTTATATCAGCTAATGTGCCAGTATAGCCACCTAAAAGATTAGTTTTTAAAGTATTTAAACTACTCATAGTAGCAACTTTATTACTACTACTATAAGTTCCATCAAAAGTAATAGGTAAATCACTTTCTTGTAAAGCGCTTCTTGAAACGGTTATTAAACCATCTTTCTCTTCTACTGCCGTAACAAATTGTTTATCTACTTTATTATCAGCTTTGTCTAATTTATCAATAGCCTATTTAACACTATAAGCAACTGAATTGGTTGTAGATACAGTTCCATTCAATACATCAATTTTATCACTTAAATTGCTAATGCTATCTCTATCAGCATTAATTCCCTATCTTAATCCATAAAGAGTTGGAATAGTATCTTTACCAAAACTATTATTAGATTGGCCTAATAAAGTATTATATTTACTATCACTATTATCAATCAACTTACTGATACTATCATTAAGAGTTGTATCTTTAGTAATAGTATTTAATTTATCGTTAATAATATACCCTTCGCCTAATGCTAAAGTTCCTAAGTAAGATTTCTCACTACTTAAAGCTCCAGTAGTATCAGTAAAACTTAAAGAAGTAAAAACATTACCTTCTTTACTATTAGTATAAGAACCTTTTGGAATACTAACTGAAAATGTTTCTTCTTTTACAATATGTCCCGCTCTATCAGTAAATAATTTAGGTAAAGTAATAGAAGAACCAAAAGTACCAAAATCAACATCTTTACCATAACTTTTTGATGCTTTACTTACATTCAAATTATTATGAATAATTTTAATAACTCCATTATTTTTTTCAATATTAGCATCTACTGAAATCAAATTATCTCCTTCGATAGTTGCAGATTTCATATAATTATCATTAATATCATTATCAGTTTCAGTAGAAAAATAAATAAGCTTATTAGTATCTAATTTATCTAAACTCATTTTTCTATTAAGGGTATTTAAAGCACCTTTAATATTAGTTTTATCAAAATTAGTAGCGGAATCATCGCGATTTTGACCATAAAGCAAGTCATAGGTATCACATACCACATTACCAAGAGCAGGAAGCTTTACAACAAGAGATTTGCGATCGTAGCCGTCTTCGATCGGCTCACCAACAACATTATCCTATTCTACATTATAATAAAATCTATATCCTGACTAACTTAATTTATAATTAATAGTATTTTCTGTCGTATTATCATAAGAGCGTTTTGTCTTACTAAATCCTTCTTTATTATAATAAATATTATTATCGTCTAAATCAAGCTGGAAATTAGTAGGAACTCTTAATTTATAAAGTAAATTTGTGCTACTTTGATCTGTGGTTATCGCAGGTCCAAGTTCACTTTCTAAATAGTAAACGCGCCCCTCGGTTTTAGTATCGCTATTATCTAATTTATAATGACTATCAGCTTCATCATAATAATAATATTTACCTGGCTAATATACAACGCTAGCATCATCAACTGCTACATATGGATCTTGAGGAAGTAATGGATAAATTGAAAAATTTGGAACAACAGTATTTAATTCAGCAATCTAAACATAAGTCTCTTGATTATTGATATATTGTTTTATCCAAACTGTAGAATCATAACCGCGACCATAAACAGGATAGTCTATTTGATAATTTAAATTATACTATTCATCATCAACTCTATCATTAGTAATTCTAGTGAGATATTTCCACTCTTTAGTCCCACTCGCGGTTACATTTCCCACATATAAATACCATTGGTTGCTTCTTTTAACTTTTACTAATTTTCCATTTTCACATAAAATAATATGAGAATCACTTCTATCAGAAGGATCATCATACATAATTTTATTATCAAGATATCCTACTAAATATTGAGTGGCGGGAAGACCATATTCAACTAAAACATAGCGTCCTAAAAATATACCATCACTCGTACAGCTATTATCCATTTGAAGTCTATTACTGTAAATTTTATCAAAAGTAAAGGTTGTTTTTGAAGTATTAGTTATATTACCATAAAAACCCATTATCAACCCTCCTCAAATAAATAATCTATAATAAGATATGCTTCTTGATTTTGATTAATCAAATTCATAGAGCTTCTATCGAATTTAATCAAATTAATAGTAGAAATACCTTCTAAGTCTAATTCATAAATACCAGTATTTCCAACAATAATAGCATTAGTGCTATCATTTAAATAAAATTTCGTTCCTGGCAAAGTCTAAATGCCTAATTGAGTAATTAATACATTTTGGTTATTATTTTTAAATGCGGTTCCTGTAATTAATTTACTCATATTAACATCACTTGGATAGTTCTTAGAATTAAGACCTTCACCATAATAACGAATTTGTCTTATCTTTCTTGCCATTTAGTGGTCCTCCTTAATATACTCTTGATATTGCTTTGGTGGCACTAATAGACATTGAACCATTATAAGTTAATGGAATAGTTATTTTATTAACTAAATATTCTCCTTCAACGCCACTTCTTTTATCTTCAATATAAATTCTATTATTAGGTTCTAAATAATAAACTGGAATAGTAGAAATTGAAACGCTTTCCGCACAGTAAGCAGTCGTGTAAAGCAAATCCTCAATCTCATCAACTGCACTTTTACCCTTAGAGCTAATTTTAAAGTAATTATCATATCCAGAAGGAATATTAATCCAAATATATCCACTTTCTGTTGGATAGTTATTCTAAATAATAGAATCATAATCAGTCTATGTCATAAATAATACATCAGGTGTATCTCTATAACATATAACTTTTACATTAGTATCATTAATTGCTTTTGTTCTATCTCCAATTAATTGGACTGAATATTTAGCAATATCCGCATTTTCTTCCCCAATAAAATCAAACCAGAAATTTAAATTTTCAGGATTATTCTTTACTTCTTCCTTGAAATCTAACTTATCATAATCGTAAATATCTCTCCAAAAAGAGAATAAATCTACGTAATAAGTCTCATAACCAGTTATTCCAGAAGGATAAAGGTCAGGATTGGCGGTCGCTACTTTACTGGTAAAATCATCTGCATAATTATATTGATAATAATCTACGGCCATACGATATAAAACTTCACGCCAATCGCAATAAATAACTCCCGGTTCATTTTCACTCTAATACCATTTATTTTTATAGGTTTTTTGTTCTAATTGCGGATTCATAGTATCAAAAATATCATTATTATACATTGTAGATTTATATCTATTTATATCATTATCATTTACAATAATCGTAGTATACTAAATAGGCTTTTGATCTATCGCATATCTTAGATGGATAGGAATTTCAGCACCACTCGCGCTTTCTCTCTATCCCCAAATAGAAAAATCATTTCTTAGATTAGCAATCTATGGAGTATTATTAAAAGAAATAACCGTCTATCCATCTCTAAAAGAATAAATTGAAGAAGAAGAATAAACCGCAGGTTCAATATAACTATCTCCATTAGAATTATTTACTATGTTATTCCAAGATTGGTATTCATAAAATTTCTTTCGCTAAAAAATAAATCTACCATCTATATCATAATAATACTCGAAACAACTTAACATATTTTTAATTTTGTCTAATACGCTAGTTATATTTTCACCGACACTAGTAATAAGTTCTCCTGCATAGACTAAATCACAAATACGATAACCAACTGTTTCATTAGTTGTTCGACTTACAATAGTGTAAATAGTTCCGTTATTTACCAGTCTTACTTTAGTTGGCTCAGGAGCATCATCTAATAATTTATTACTATCTAAATTATCAAATTTAATATTGCTTGTATCAGTTATTTTTACATTATTTACATCTAATAAATCTGGCAATGTCCCTATTGAAGCATTAACTATTCTATTAGTTTGCACGTCTTTAAAAAAATACATAGTTTCATCACATTTATTAGCTAATAATTCATAACCATATTGATCTAAATCATTAATAACTATATTACTTTCTTTTTCTTTACCATAAACTGTAAGAAGTTTTTTAACAATAGTCTAAATAGGAATTTGAATTAAATTTAAATAACTTTCTCTTAAATAATATTCTTTATTACTAAATTCTTCTTCATCTAAAACATAATAAGTAGTTTGTTTATTCTAAGTAGAAATATAATAAACATTATATTTCTTAGCTTCTTCCTCACTATTGACAATATAGCAATATTTACCTTTTATGTAGTTGTCTTTGGTTATATTATCTTGTTTATTATAAGTATAAGTAATTATTTCTTCCTATCCAAAATCTATAGAAGCAGGTAAATCTCCTCCCAAATCTCCATTCAGTAAGCACATTTTATCTTTACCTTGAATAGATATGCTATATGAGCTAGTACTTTGAGAAGTATTAAAAGAAGTAATTAAATAAATACCTTGATTAAACCAAATAATATCTGGATATTTACTGTCAATCTTATTTTCCAATCCAATAGCCAAACTAAATTTAGAATTTAAACCCCAAGAATACTGCCTATATAATTTCTCATTCGTCATCATAGTAAGGGAACAAGACCTGCGGACCGCAGATGTTCCATCAATATTAATCGATCCGCCGGTTATCTTGCCCTCTATGCTCTCTATTGGCAATTCATCAAATGTTAATAACTCAATACGAGCATAAACTACTTTATGTTTAAATTCATCTAACTTTTTAAGAAAGTCGGTATCATATTGTCTTTGAGTCTTCATAATCCTCTACCGCCTTTCTTAAAGTATCAATAAATAAAGTATATGTTTCATCAACTGTCTTTTGCAATCCTGCTACTTTATTATTATAATTTTTTATACAAGTCTAAATATTATTCTAATTTACATTGTAAAATGGATCGTCTTTAGTAAAATTAGGATTGCTTTTATCTTGCTCCAATTCTTTAAAATCTTTTAAAACCTTTTTAGCTCTTATCCAATTTTGCTTTAATTGATAAATTGTAGTTGTAATATAATTCTAACCATTAAAAATTCTATAAGTAGTTTGATTATCATTTTCAAAAGAGTAAACTACTTCTTGACGTTGAACTGATAATTCGCATAAAACACCTGGATCGATTTCAATAGAAGTAATATCAGTTAAGTCTTTAATCTAATATTCATTCTTCTAATCAATACCAATAATTTGTTTATCATCTTCATTTATTCTAATATTACAAGCCCAATTCTTTTCACTAACTAATACGCCAGAATCATAAATTTCTTTCTTAGTATATCCATCAATATAGTAATCTTGTTCTTCAATTTGACTTACTAAATAGATATGATAAATTAAGGTAGGATCAAAATCTACACGTTTAATTTCTATAGAATGATCTTTTTCTCCCTCTTCTTCACTAATTGCTCCGCCGGGAGTTGTATAAAAATTAACTTTATTACTTGTATATAATTTCTATACATCACGCTTAGTAAAACGCAAGAAATAAATCTATGTTACTTTGTATTTAAAATCATCATTATAAAGATTTAAAATATTGCCTTCAGTTCCATAGTATTGTTCTAAAGGCAAATCCGCAACTTGAATATCATTAATAGTATCAAACTTACTTGCCTGCTTACCATAATAAGAATATACAATAATTCCTTGCTATAAGCCCACGTCAGATAATTCTACTACTTTAACACTATAAATTGGAGCAACGTGATCTATCAAGTAAGCACCTGTAATACCAATAATGATTTCTTCTCCATCAATACTGAATTTATCTCCAGGAGCAAAACCTTCAAATCGAATCGTTATCGCGGGAGAATTAGCTAAAATATCTTTGGTCTATAAACTATAGTGATTTCCATTATAAAGCAATTCAAACATAGGATAAAAACTTAATGTTTGTAATAAATTATCTAAACAAGTTTGTTTATTTGCTTGTAATTTATTAATTTCTGCCTAAGTTAAATTTTCATCTTTTAAATTATCAATATAGGTATTTACATCATCAATATAGCCATTAATTTTATACCATCCATCAAAAGATACACTATCCCATTTAAGAATTTCACTTTCGGGTGGATCCGCATCAATAAATCCATAAGTAGTAAGATTATCAAAACTAACTTTATCAATCTCATAGGCAGTTCCGCTAAATGTATGAAGCATACGACCTAATTTATCTTCTGGACTTAAACTTACATTTAACAAACGCACAATAAAATTTCCTTCGGTTGGAGACTTAAATAATTTAGGTTCTCCATCAGTTAAAAATTCTAAAGCTTTAGTTTTAAATTGACGCTCTATATTAATATTATAATCAGTTAAATCAGTTGATGTGAAATCCTTAATTTCATCATCACCTAATTTACCTACAAATAAATGGTCTTCATCCATAAGGTGAGAAATTAAACCACTTATAGGAAATTCGTGATAATAGGTGTTTCCATTCCTAAAAATATAAGGATATTGACTTCCAATAGTATCAGTTTTACTTTCAAGAGTATTAATTTTAAAACTACTTACTTTTGGATTAAATCTTATTTTTAATAACTATCCATTACTATATAAGAAGCTATCTTCAAAAATACTATATACAGTATTAGAAAAGATTTTATTACTGCGGACCGCAGTTTCATCGCTATATTGCTACACCGCATATTGATAACTAAATCCATGCTCGACAGTAAAATCTCTATATAATTCTCTTGATGGAGTTTCACCAACTAATTTAAATTTTAATACTGTATTCCAAGTATTGAAATCATCTTCGCTACTGGCTCTTAATAAAGCAAAAGCCCCAGTAGCAGGAATTTCTAACCCTGTTTTTTTATCGCGGATTCCATTTAAATTAATTTTTACATATCCATTATTTTCATCCATGACCGCTGAAAGTGTTGCTTGTAATTCTGGATTAATAGTTTCTCTATTAACGATTTGGTATCTAACGCTTTCTGCTTCATAATTATTAATAGTAGTTATAGAGTATTGAATAAAATAATTTTTATTTTTTTGTAATTCTTTATTTAATTCAAAACTATCATAACTTTCATTTAATTCTGTATCATTAATTGAATTATGTAATTGTTCTCCACTATCCGCAAAAATATTGCCATTTTCATCATATACTTTAAATCTATATGAATAAACTTTTTCAGTAATATCATCATTTTTTTCTTTTTGGCTATATACTCCAATAAAATTTGTTTTATTTATTCCTACTAAATTATCTTCAAAACCTTTTATATAAACCGCGGGCTTAGTCGTACATTTAGCAATACCAACTGTAGAATAATATCCGACTACTCCATTGGTATTAATATATGCTAATTGAATTTTATAAGACTATCCTGGATTCAATTTATATTGAATAGGTTTTCCATTATTAGTAATTGATTTAAGATTTATATTGAAAGTAATAGACCCTTGTTCCAAGCAACCGCGGACTTTGCTTGGAGTAAAATCCGCGGTTGTTCCCTAAGCAATTACTACATTACTTGATACTGTTTTAATTATATAACACAATCCTGAAACCTCTACCATACTAACTGCACGGTTCATTTGAAATGGAATAGTAATTTCCTATCCAACAAATGCTGGTAAAGTTCCAGATATAATAGGTGGATATAATTTATTAACCATTTTATCCCTCCTAATTATTTTCGTTATTCTTCTCCTCTTGAAGATCTACTAATCTATTCGTAAAATCTCTTAGTTGTTTTAAACACTCTCCCATAAGAATAGTATCTTCTCCTTTAGTTGTTACTAAAGAGAGAGTATTATATAAAACCTTTAAAAAATTAATATCTCTTTCATTCATTTTCCTTTTTCTCCTTTTTAACCAGTAATTTCTTTTCCATTAACTGTTAATGAACCAATTATTTTTACTTCTCCCTGTAAATAAACAGATGTATCAGACACATTTAAAGCACTTCTTCCAGCGGATAAACCCGCGATAGTGCCGTCTAAATATACTCGAGGCTATCCATAGCCCGTTTGCCCCCAATAATGCAAATAGACATTTCCAGTTTCTCTTTTATAATTAAGAACTTCACCAACATATGATAGTCCACTAATAGCTTCATCAGCTTTACCCTAAGCATCTGCTATATCTTGAATCCATTCCGCTGATGCTTCAGTAAGATCTTTAGCTTCCTTGGCAGCTTTACTAGCTTCAGCTGCTGTACTTCCAATCTTATTCAATATATAATTTAAACTCTAATTACCATAGGTCCAAGTAGATCCAACTACACCATTATAATTAATAATAATATCATCTTTAAATGTCCCACTGTTCACAGTAATATTATTTGTTGTAATATTTCCTGTGTTCAAATTAAAATAAGTGCCAGTATTAGTGGAAGCATTATAATTTTTTGACTATAAATAATAAGTGCTAGCTCCAACACTTAATAAAGTAGTTGGTGTCTAATTACTATTTTCCACGGGGGTATTTATTTTTAAAAAAGGCTCATCTTGACTTAATAAAAAAATACTCTTTTTATTTTTTTGACCGTCTATTTTACTATCTTTTAAATCAATTAAAAGACCATTGCCATTATTATAACCTTCAGATTTTATCTAACTATTATCTCCATTTATCTCAATTCGCCCATTTCCAGATTTACCAAATGTTGCAGTTCCATCATCTTTTAAAGCATAAACCTACTTACCTTGATAATATCCATAAACACCAGTGTTTTTACTAAGGCTGCTATCAGCATTACCATCACCAAAAGATCCCATTAAAACACCAGTAAATGTATTATTATTTTCTTTCTTGCCGGCTGCGATCTAAGCAACACCAATAAAATTATTGCTATCATCTATATTTAACTATCCATCCCATTTATTTACCATCGCTGATGGATATTTATTCTAAATAACTAAAATAGGTTGGCTCCAAACTACATTACCACTCTATTTTCCTTGAACTCCATAAGTGCTTACACCATCAACATAAAAATTCATAGGACTTAATCTATATTCTTTTTTCTTCTCATTATATTTAATCTAACCAATAAATTTATCTGTAGATCCAGTAGGATAAATATCCCAAGTCGCATTATTATCTACTTTACCATTTTCAAATAATTTATAAGGCTCTTTAGAAAATACAGGTTCGCCATTACTTAAATAAATTACTTCAGTTGGGCCATTTATATAAGCATTATCTTTAGTAGTAATGGAAACTGGATAATAAGCAGTTAAATCATAGTCTCCCCAACCAGATAATGTCACCTATAAAATAATTAAATTATTCATTATAGAATTTGTGGTATTAACGCTTAACTTACAACTCTATTCATTTTCATTATTTAAATTAACATTATTAATCGTTGAACCGTCCATAAATTTCCAAGTCCATTTACAATTATTAAAATTAGTAACCTCTTTACCTTCATTATCATATAACTAAGCCTTGAAAATATATTTATCTCTCACACCACTTCTAATAGCAGTAAATACTTTATTATTTAAATTTTCGTGAGCCACCATATCAATTACTAAAGTACAATCAGTACCATTAGTTCCCGCCTATCCAAAAGTAAAATCCTTGATAGCAGTATAAACAATACCATCTTTTTCTACTTTAGCAATTACAGTATTATTAGATTTATTAGCACTATAAAAAGTATTAATAGTATAATCTAAAGAAAATTCTCCAGAAGATACATTAACATTTTCATTAGTTAAATCAATTACAATTTCTTTATAAGTGGCATCAGTTCCATCATCTTTAATCCCAAAATTAAGCATAGTATTTTTAATAGGAATCTGCCAAATTACTCTCTATGCTTCAACTAATTTACTTTCTCCATTTTGATTTTTACCAATTATACCATTAGTAATAGCATAAGTCTTAGAATCAAAATGTAAAGTTAATTTACGACTAATCTTTCCATCTGATCTATTCATCAAATAATTAGCCTAATTATAAATTAAATAATTACCATTAGTCTAATCTTCACAGTGAATAGACAAAGCATTTAAACTATCAATAGTCGCATCATTAGGAACTTGTTTCTCATTATTAAAAGTAATTATATTACTTCTATAAACTTTTCCATTATATAAAATAATTACTTTAACTTGTTCTTGATTTTTATTAGAACGCGGTTTTAGCTAATAAAAGAAATTATTTTTATTATCTTCAATCGCAGTCCAATAGACACCAGAATATTCATCAGCAGACGGTGCTCCAAATTCATACATATACCAACGAACTTCAAAAGTATCATCTTTTTTATGTTCGGTTATTTGAACTCTATTGCCATCTTCATCAAAATGGACCCATTTCAATTTAATGGTTTTAGAATCAATCTAACCTTTATCATCAATTACATAGGTACTTCCATCTAATGAATATAATCTTACATATTCATTTTCAATTTCATCAGCGGAAATGCCTAATCCCATATATATATCTTTTACAAAAATATTATTAGGCGGGACTGACATATTAAAATCATTAATATAACTAATTAAATCATTATTGCTATCTTTAAAATTACCTTTTTGATAAAGGTATATTTTTATATTATATATTTTTGCTACCGCACTTGTATCAATAACAATCTCTTGAGAATAATATCCTTCAAAATTATAAGGATTACCATACATATCATTAGTATCTAAATCAATAGATGCTATCAAAGGAACTTCTCCATTATTTTTGATACTTGCTTCTATCTTTTTAATATTATCAGCGGTATCGTCTTTTATACCATATATATTTAATTTTAATCCATAATTACCACTAACTATACCGAGCGTTTCAAGCCAGGCACGAAAATCGGCGCGCAGCCCCAACCGCGTAAATCCCTATTGCTCATCAGTAAAAGTAATTCCACCTTTTAGAGTAATCTCAATTTCTTTTTCACTACCATTGGCTAAAATACTCCAAACCTCTTTATTATTATCTTTAGCAACAAAAAAGTTTCCAGTTAAATCAATAAAAGTATTAAAAGGATTAACAAAATTATATGGCTTATCTTCATTTTTATCAGTCTTTTTACCAACAATAAATTTAGTGCTATTATAGTCTCCTTTTGGAATCTATACATACACTTTATCATCTTTGTTGTAAGTGGTTATTTGGGAATAAGCATAAAATTCCGCATAAGATTCGTTTTTAACCTTATACTTACCAATAAGTTTATCAGTCGCGTCAATAATAGTACATTCAATAGTGCTATCAAATTTAACTTTATCAACACTTGAATTAGCAATAATACTCATTGCTTGACATAAACTTTCTTGAATATTTAGTGCGTTATCAGCCAAAATAATCCCTCCTTTTACTCATTACTCTATAATTTTCTAAAAAATTAATTAGTTTTATTCAATATAATTACCCAAAAAGAAAAAGGGTGAAGCCTATAAGACCTCACCCTTAATTTTATTTTCTATTGGCATACTGAGAAGCTACATTAACTAATGTATTAAATGCTTCTTGAATTTCGTATCTATCAGTAGCGTTCGGGAAACTAGCTTCAATTCTAACATTCTATTCTAATGTTCCATCTTGAGAACTAACAGTAAATCCAGAAGATGAAAGAGTAGAAATTTGCTGACTATTGAAATCTAATTGTTTAGCAATCTATCTAACTAATTGGATAGAAGCTAACATATTTTCAGTATCATCAGCATTAAGAACTAATTCTTTCTAATGTAAGAATGCTAACTTGCCATCATTGTTCCAAGTACCAGTATAACCACCACTTCTAAATCCGACTAATTGTTTCCAAACACTATCAGGAATATCAGTGAAATGACTATAAGTTTTTCCATTATAATTAATAGGCAATGCCAATCCTTTACGATAAAAAGCATCAACACGAGCAGTAGTAGCAGCTTCAACGTCATATCCTCCCCTAATAACGTCTTCACGATTCTGATAATATTCATTATATTTATCAGAACCATATTCAACTTGGCCCATTTTTTCAGACCAATCAACTCTTGTTAAAGAATTACTACTTCCACTACCAAATCCGCTCTAAGCACGCAATGTCGCTTGAATAGCGTTCAAAAGCTCTTCATAAGCTCTAATAGTATCAAGCAACTACTAACGATGTTGCGCCCAAGCTTCAGTCGCACTACGGACAGAACTTAACTCATCTTCAAGAGCAGGAATAACTCTATTAGATACTTCTTGATAAAGTTTATTACTTTCATCAGTGACATCTTTAACTTTCTATTGAGTATCTTTTAAATCATCACCAACAATTTTACTAATTTCATCCATACTATCTTGCCATTCTTTAAATGTATCATTAATAATATTAGTGTTTTCAGTAATAGTATCTTTCCAACTATTACTATTATCTTTAATAATATCAAAAGAATTTACCCAAGCATCTTGAACTACTCTGCTATCTTCTTCTTGCGCTTTCGCATAAAGGTTTCCAGCAGTAGTAATTAAATCAGTATATTGTTGAATTACTAATGCGCGTTCTTGTTGATATGTAGTCTCGCGGTAAACGGCATCTTCCGCGGCTTTCTAATCGAGTTCCGCGAGCTTTTCAGCCAACTCTTTCTCATATTGAAGTTTTTGTTGACCATATTTATTTGTCGCATTAAGACGAATATTATACAAGTCATTTTCCGCGTCTGCTAAAGCCTATTGCGCATCATTTACTTTCTCTTGGTCTGCGGTATACACATAACCAAAATTACCCTCATTATCACGTTGTAGTCTAACAGTAGATTTTGCGTTTTGAGCTTCTTCTAATGCGATTTGCGCTTCAAGCACTTTATATTTAGCCTAAGCAATTTCTAATTCTAATTGACTTAATTTATCTTTATCTCTTAACTACTCAATTTCTTTAGTAAATTGCTGATATCTATTTTTAGCCGCTTGATTATTCGTCTTATCAATAGCCTAATTAACATTATTAAGTAGTTTATTCATTTCATAAATCTAATTAGTTTTTGTTAAATATTCATCTTGATAAGAAGACATTCTATCTAAAGCATCATTTAAAGCATCCCAGCCAGAAATATTAAAATTATTACCATTAATACTTACTTTAGTGGTACTTAATTGCTTATTCATTTCATCAGCAGCTTGCTCCATTTTCGTAGTAAGAATTTCTTTTAATGCTTCGCCATATTCTTCAGCTTTAGAAAGCATATCCTCTTCCGCTTCATCGAACGCAGCTAATATAGCATCGTAATTCTTTTGAAGCACTTCGCGCTCAGCTTCGTCAGTCGAATTAGCTAAGGCCGCGGCCGCTGCATCACGTTCACGCTTCAAACTCTCATACCATTGTTTAGAAGCATCAAAATTATTTTTCTTAGTCTAAGCAGTTCCATTCAAAACTGATAAAACTTTATCATAATCTTTATCTTTACCTAACAAAGTAATAATAGAACGATAATGATCCAATACACTAGTCAAATGCTCCATATGATCTGTATATTTAGACAATTCATCATTTGCCAAATCTATGGTATTACCATAGTATTCAAGCATTTCTTTATCTAAATCCTACAAAGCATTTAAATTATCTAATGTGTTATCATATACATCTTGTAAACCTTCAATATAATTTTCTTGAGAAATTTCTCCATTAGAATAAGCATTGTTTAACTGGCCATAGAAATTTTCATAAGTTCCTAATTGACTAATTACTGGATCAAATTGACCTTGTAAATATCCAAGAGCTTCAGCAGCTTTATAAATATTATCACTTAATTTGTCAAAATAATATTCTAATTTCTTAGTATCATTTTCGTCTAATTGAACCTTTACTTCAACTTCATAAGCAAGCATTTGATAATTTCTGTCTTGCCACTCGTTTATTTTATCTTGAATATCATCAGTTAATTCTTCGATTAAATCTCTTGTATCCTCATATTGACTAATGGCATCTTTTAACTCATCAATTTTCTTTTGAATCGGATCTAAAGTTGCTTCTTTATAAGCATCTTGAGCATCTTTTGTAGAGAAAGAATTTGCTTTGTCCTAAGCAGCCGCAAGCTAATTATAAAGTTTAGTCATCTAATCAGTATAATTAGAAATATCACCATCTTCATCAAATGTGAAAGTAATTCCAGCTTTTTTCGCAGCTTGCTACAAAGTAGCTTTATCTGTCTTTAAATAACCCTATGCTTCTTTTTGCTTCTGCTTTAATAAATCAACTTCTTTTAAAGTTAACTTATTACTTTTAGCCATCGCATCAAGATGAGCTTTACCCCAAAGTCTATCCGCTGATTTATTAGCTTTATCTAAAGCACGAGTAGTATCGTTGATACTATCAGTTATTTCTTTATACCTATCAACAATATCAGATTTTTTGGACTTACTAATTTTAGAAGGTTTAGAAGAAGAACCTCCACTTGATTTCTTCCCCGATGAAGTAGAAGAAGGAGATACTGGTCCTGAGCCTGTAAAGCTAACTTTAGGAGGAGTATTTTTTGCTCCATTAGTAGCAATTTGCGCGACTTGAATTGTTTCTGGGACATCAGTATATCCAGATATAGAAGATGTCTAAGTTGAGGAGATTATATTATGATAATCATCATATTCAATATCATCTAATTTAGTTAATACTTTTGGCTTTCTGCTTGTAATAGTCTTTTCACTTACATCAACATCAGCAGTTAGTCCCATTTGGCTAAGAGTACTATTCATTTCTTCAACAGACATATTAGTAGCCATAGCCATTTCATTTAATGCATTAACCCAATTATTAGCAGCGTCAGTTCCTCCAGATAGAATTTCTTCTAATCCTTTACCCGTTAAGTCTTGACCTTCTGCAAGTTTAGCAGAAATTTCATCTAGACCATTTAGAATAATTTCTTTATTATTTTGAAAATTACGGATATATTCTGGTAAAATACCTTCATCTTCATTATCACCATAAGTCATGGTAAAATTTTTTTCCGCATCATTAATTTCCATTAAATCAACTGTGGTCTTTGCTACAGCGATACCCAATTGGTTAATGGCATCAGTACTACCTTGAGCAGCCTAATTAATTAATTCTAAGTTATCAGCAGAATCGAAAAATTCATCAGGTAATTCTAAATCTTCTGAAGCACCAGTTAAATCAGCAATAGTTTTAGTTAAATCTTGGATTGTATCAGTATATTCTTTAGTTAATTTTTCTTTATCATCGATTTGACTTTTCTTTAAAACAGAATTCCAATTTTCCCAATTGTCACTTAAGTCCTTAACACCATTATTCATTCGCTGATTGGCAATAGCAAGTTTAGTCGCTTCAACTTCAGTTAAGTCATAAGCTTTCTAAATTCGTTTAGCCTAATCTTCAATATCATCAGCGTCTAACCCATATTTCTAAACAGCATTTTCAGTTAAAGAAGCGACTTCCTACTGAGCTTTTTCTTCTTCACTTAAAGTATTAACTAAATCTCTTATAATATCTTCTTGCTCGCTCGCTGTTTGATTTACATCAAACATTGCTTCAAGGGCTTGTCTTGTAGTTTCATCTTCTAAATCCATAGTTTGAACCAAATCATTTAAAAGAGAAATGTCTACATCAGAATTAATATTAGAAGAAATATCTTCACCTAAAGTATTATTTAAATCTTCTCTAGTAGATTTTTCGGCATCATTTTTAGCCTAAGCACTAGCAATTGCTTCAGCCATTTCTTCAACAGAAATGGTTACTTTATTACCATCATCATTATAATACTCAAAAACGCGATTATCTCCACTACCTTGAACTGCATTACTTGTTAAATTATAATTATATCCAGTGGCATCTAAATATTGTTGCCAATAATCTTTTACTGTATTATTATTTCTTCCAGCCCACTTGGTAAAATCAGTCTTTAAGCCATTTAAAGTAATTCTCTTTTGTTTGGCATAAGCAGAATCAAAAGTATTAGTAAAATCATTTGCCTATTCATCTGTTATATTATCGCCAAGAACTTGTTTAGATAATAATTTACCAGTATTATCAACCTAATTTCCTGTTTCTTTAGCATTTCTACCTAATTCTTTTAAATTATCAGAGCATCCCTTTAAAGCGTTAGTAAAATCATTTAAAGAAGTGCCAAGACTTATATTATCAAATTGCTTAGCATAATCTTCAAAAATTCCATCAATATTTTGAATACCATCAGGAGAATTTATAGTATTTACAATTGCATCAACCATTTCTCCTGCCACTTTTTTATTTTCCGCATTAGATTCGCCATTAGTGCTATATTTAGATACCACAGAATAAACCTAATTAACCGCTTCTTTTCTATTGGACTAATATTCCATCTAACTAACCGCGGCCTAACTGGCCAAAGCAGCTGCCTAAGCGTTATTAGATTTATCACGTTTATCGGCTATAAAAGAGTCAATAGCTTCTTGATTAAATGTACCATCTTTATTAAAAAGATTGTCCATTTTAGCTAATTCAGGATAAGTTTCAAGAATATTCCAAATCTATTCATTTACATTTGATAAGGCTTCTTTCCACTCATCAGTCCCTTTAGTACATTCATTTAATGTATCTATCGCAGTCTAATATTGATCGAAAGCGGAAATAATATTATTTAATTCAGTTTTTGTCTATTGAGATTTTTCTTTCAAATTCTCAGCAGCTTCAGTAGCTCTTTGAAGACTTTCTGCTTCAGCATTTGCTGCCTTAGAAACAGCATATAAAGTTCCAATAACTACAGCACTAATAGCAACAGTAGCAAGAAAAGTTTTATTAGTAACTAATTTAATTGCTCTATTTTTTATTTCTGCTAAAGTATTTTTTTCTACAGCAAGAGTTTCTTCTTTTTTCTTAGCAGTAAGAATTGTCTAAATAACTATAGCAGCTTCTTCCGTATCAGTGATACCTTTTTGAGCTAATTCATTAAGAACTTTTACTCTAGTATTTTCATCAGTTGCTAAAGTGTCCTTATTTTTCATTATAATGTCAGTAACCGTTGCAATTACATTTTCACCATAGGTCTAATTTAATTTTTCCATTGCAGCTTTAGAAGCAAGAATACTTCCTATAAAACCAGACGGACCAAGAACACTACTTACAGTCTAAAAACTATAAACTAAATTTGGTAAAATTAAACCTAACTAAGTAAATGTAGCTAATAGTTTATCTCCAAAAGATATATCGGTATCATTTAAAGTATTTATTAATCCTTTAATAGAAGTTAATGCCATACCAAAATTAGCTATTCCATTAATAGAAGCCGAAAAGGCTGAACCAAGAGTCTAGGATTCGCCCTGCGCGGTTTTAAACCAATCTCCTAACGATTTTGTCGCATTAATTAATCTCTATTCATCTTCAGTTAAATCTGCAGTGGCATTACCTAAATTATTATAAGAATCAACCATAGCCATAGCCATTTTCATAGCATCTTGAGTTTTAAATCCACACTATTCTAATGTTGTAGTTAATCTTTTAATAGAATTAGTATCATCTAATCCAGTTAAAGCATCTCTAAAATCTTGAAGAGTAACATCTCCTTTGTTTAAAAGAGTTATTAAATCTCTAATTTTCTAATTATTTGTTTCAAATCCTAAATCTTGCTTATTTATATCTTTCTCTTTTTCATATAACTAATTTAAAATTTCTCTAATTTTAGCTAATCCTTCAATCTAGAACTGTTTTTCATCAACAATTGGGATAGAAGATAATTTATAAACTAAATTAGCATATTCTTGAGCTGCTTTTTTAGCTCCTTCAAAAGTGGTAATTGCAGTTTCTGTTTTATAGGCACTATTAGGATCATCCTAATAAGTTCTATGAGCCATCATTTCTGCCATAATAGAATAACGCTTATTTAATGTTTCCATTTCTTTCTAAGCTAATTCTACTTCTTCACCACGTTTAATAACGCTTTGTACTAATAAATTATGCTAATCTAATAAGGTTGAAGCAATTTGTTTTTCTTTTTCACTTAACTTATCAGCATTCTCAATAAGCATTAACTAAGCGGTAGATTGTTCTGAATAAGCCATATTCATTGCTTTTCCAGAAGTAGTATTTTTATTTCCTGATAAAATAAGACTTTCATTAGCTTGCTTTTTTAATTCTTCAATATCATTTTTAATTGTCCCAAATTTTAATCCTAAATTATAAAACCAGTTATCAAAAGAAGTAGTTAATTCTTTTGAAAAAACTTTTGACATTGTAGAACCAATTAAAAGTAACATACCAGGCATTCCACCTAAGCTCTATGATACATTACCTATTATGTCTAAAACAGAGCTAAATCCATTTGTTAAATCAATAAAGAAATTATCATCTAATAAAGCAGCATATATTTTTTGTGCTGAAGCTTTTACTCTATCTCCCGCAGCTTCCCAAGACTCAGCATAAATATCCGCCTGTTCTTGAAGAGATCCATCAGCACCCTATGCTCTGGCAAGATTTTCTTTATAATAATCAAAATGATCCATCAAAGCAATTAATTGAGTATATTGACGAACACCCGCAACCTATTGTGCTAAAGCTACTTGCTAATCTTTATCAATACTCTACCATTTATTACCCATTTCTTCGATGATATTATTCATATCTTTTAATTTGCCATTAGAGTCTTTAATATTAATTCCAACTTTTTCAAGAGCTTGTGAATATTGATTTAATGTAGTGCCATCTTCAAGAGTTTCACCAAGCTTTAAACCTTGAATACGAGCAAAAATAGTTTTTAAAGCAGTACCTACAATATCTTCACTTTGACGAGTAGTAGCAGTAATAGTAGCTAAGGCCGCGGCCGCGTTATCAAAACTTAAACCAATCGTATTGGCAACAGCAGCAAACTTTTCGAGACCGCCAGCAATTTCATCAGAGCTGGATGAGGTATCTGCACCTAAGCGTACCATAGCATCAGCATAATGCTCTAATGACTAACTCCCGTTATAAAAGTTATTCCAAACAGCAGTCATTTGATCTGAAACTATTTCAGCACTTTCACGAGCTACATTTGCCATTTTAATGGTAATATCAGTGCGTTCTTTTACCTATTCATCATTTAAACCCTACTGATAATAAATTAAAGCAGCGTCAGTATATTCAGTAGTAGTTGTGCTTAAAGCTTTGGCCGCTATATTTGCCTATTTAGCAAATTTAGCCATCTAATCAGTAGTCTATCCAGTAACAATACGAATATTATTTAAAGATTCGTTTAAATCTTGAGCGTATCCATAAGCAGTCTATAAAGACCCCATAAACCCATGTAAAATACTAGAGGAAATTTGCCAACGCGCGGTATTTGCTAAAGTAGTCCCAAATTCTTTTAATAAAGAATTAGTTCTTCTTAAAGGTAATTCCGCCTGTGTAATAGAAGTTGCTAAATTAGCAAATGCTTTTTCACCTTCTGGACCCAATAAGCTTAAACTTTTCTGATATTCTTTAAGGGAAACTCCACCCTATTTTAAAGTCTAATTAAATTTACTAAGATCTAATTTACCTGTATTAACATCAGTTGCTTGCTATAACTAAGTTTTTAATTGTGCAGTTAATTGAATTGCGCCCTATATATCTTTAGAAATTCCTAAACTAGCATCAGTTTTTATAGAATTTGCCATTAGATTATTTAGCTAATTTTGTAAATCCTATAATTGCTGTTGAGCCTATTTAGAATCAGCAGTAAATTGTAAATTAACCTAATAACTATTTAATTGTTTAGCCATAGAAATCTCCTTTCTCTCCAAGTTTTATCTTTATATAAAAATAAAACGGGGATAAGAGCAATTATACTCTTATCCCCATCACTCTATTATTTTTCAAAAAATAATATTATTAACTAATTTAATTAGCCCAATTTAGTAAGCACATCTTTCAACAAAGCCATATTATCTGGATCATTTAACTTCTTTTGAATATCTGTCGCATCCAAATCTAAATTACTATAATCCGCGGAAATTGCTTCCATAATACCCATTGCAGAATTGCGGTATAACACAATATTATTAGCCATCTCGTGAGTCGTTTTATTTAAATAATAAAATTCTCCATCAGGCACAAGACCAATAATAAGATTAAGCACTTTAGAAGCATTAAGCATATCATAAAGCTTCATTGGATCTTCTTTTTGCTTTTCAGTAAATGAAATATTACTATAAGCATAAACAATCTCTAAGCCAAGATTCATATCCAGCTTTAAAAGATTATAATATCCAGTATTTTCATCTACTGAATTATTCAATACACGAGTAATTAATTCACTCTTTTCCGCAATGGGAAGATATTGCTTTACCTCAATAGTCTAATCATTATATTCAACAGTTTGAACTTTATTAAGTTCATCCTTAGTGATTCCTAATTTATTATATGAAATTTTAGCCATAATTAGCCTCCTTTTACTCTTTATTATATTATACAAAAAATTTTTTATTTAGTCAATTTTTTAGAGATTCTAAAATTTACTTTGATTAATTCTAATACGTCCATACAAAGCTTTTTCCCAACTTATATCCCCATTAAAATAATCATCGTCAATATTATCAATAAGTTCTTTTACTACAGTTATAGTTGGAATAACTTTAATTACTCCATTTAAATTCAATACTAAAAATTTAGTATAATTACCACCAATCAATTTATTCAATACAGTATCTACATAATTAGATTTTCCGCCTGTTAATTCATAAATTGCTCTTAATCTATAAAAATATTTAGGAGCGTCAGGGTGTTCTTTAGGATAGTGTCTCTATTTACAACCTAACATACGATAATATCTTTGTATTTTGCTAGAAGCTCCACCAAGAGGAATCATAGTCATAAAAACGCGGAAAGGATTTGTTGATCCTAACTCAATCTAAGTATTAGACATATAATTTTTTGCAGTAAAAGTAGCATTTAATAAAGCATCGTAAAGATCCTCGTCTATTTGATAATGAGAATTCTACTATATAGTATAAGTTTGCTATATCCCTATAATATCAGTTTTACCTGATACTCCTCTCATTGTCGAAATAGAATTCTAAACGTCTTTTTTAATCTAATCTCCTGCTTTTTTATATATATCGCCCATTAAATTCTTAATATCATCATCAATATTTTTAGATAAATCAATAACATTAACTTGCCCGGTTCCAGCTTTTTTACTTGCACTTGTAATAGTCATGCTTTTATTACCTGCAAAATAATTTTCCGCTGTTGCCACTGCTTCGGCCACTACATTTTCAAAATATTTACCACGAGAATCATTGTTATCCAAGTTTTTAGGAATATTAAATAAAAAATTCATTGAAGAAAATAAATCTGGATTAATCTATTCTAAAGAATCTAATAATTCTGCCATCTGAGCATCTTGAATTACATTTCCTTGTTGCCGGTTTTGAATACTTCTAAAAAATTCTTCAAGCTTTTTTGCTTGCTTCTCTTGAGTTCCTCTTGCATGCAACTTTTGACTCATACTTCTTTTTGTATAATCATAGGATTTTTTTAAAAAATCCTAAGTATTCATTTCTCGCGGACTCGCCTTAATACTTCTCTATAATGAATTCATAAATCCTCCTTTTTCACATAACAAAAAAATGGGAGAGAATATTTCTATTCTCTCCCATTAATTAATCTTTTTTATCTAATTCAGATAAAATCTTACTTACCTCATCTTCCTCTTGAAAAACTACTTCCTCAACAGGTTTAATAGGCTCTTTCTTTATTACAGCCTTTTCTACTTTTGGCTGCTTTTTAGTAGATTCTTTTTTAGGCTGTTTTGGTGGAGTATATTTTACTGGACCTTTTACAACCATATCAATTAGCCCCCAATAACAGTGGTGCTATTAGCAGCGGTCTTTCTACGAATATCGTTGTCAACAGTTTCGTCTTCTTCAATAATCTGAATAGCAGCCAAAACTTTCTTACTATGATCGAAACGAGTATAATCAGGGAATGCGTCCATAGTAAAGGTGAAAGTGGAAGGATCACCAGAAGAAGCCATTGTGAAGTTAAAGTTAGACTGAATCTTACAGTTAGGAATAATAAATTCAGCAGGCATATCTACACCATCTTGATTACGGAATAAAGTAGAAGCTTCAAGATAATAGTTACCACCAAATTTATCGGCAGTAATTTCAATCTACTTAGCCCCAGATTCACGCTCAGTGTAGTAATCAACCATTACAGAGTCGCATTTAGCATAATCAGCTTCCAAATCATTAGCGGTATAAGCTGCTCCAGTAGCACGATCAAATCCTTTTACGGTAACACTAAAACCGGCGTCTCCCTCAGCAACTCCTTCGTGTGCTAAATAAGGCTCAGAAATAATTTCGCCATCTTTCATAAAGAAAACATAAACATAGTCATCATCTTTATGCTCTTTATCAAGATAAGGAGCATAAGAAACAGGGATAATCAAACCATCTGTCTTAATTTCTTTCTTATCATTGGCAGGGACAATATCTTTACTCTTATCAACAGTTTGAGTAACATGTTGCTTAATCTTATTATCAGGAGAAGCCTCAACAAGACCAGCACCGGAAAGAATCATGAAACCTTCAGGAGAAATAAGAGCATCTTCCATTGTGAAGGTAACAGTACGCTCGCCTTCCCATGCGACTAAGTTAGTATTACCACGACCACCCTGTGCGTATACGGTAGTAGCAGCGCCTTCCATACTGGAAGTCTTTAAAGTGTCGAAATAAATAACTGGCTCATTCTTATAAAATTGCTTATTACCAATCTTTTGATTAGCCTTTGCCTTTAAAACGACATCGCAAATTTCGCGTACACCAAATTTCATAGGTTTTTTTCCTCCTTAAAAAATTTAATGGATATTTTTCATCCAGTTATCCGGCTTGTTATCAGGCTTTGCGCCTGCCAATCTAGACCGGATATCAATATCCCAATTAATATAAAGTTGATATCTTTCAACAAGGTCATAGAGTTGGAACATTGTTAAATCCATTAAATCCTGTAAAGACATTGAATCAAGACCTACAGTAAGCATTGAAAGATACTAACTAAATATACTAGCATTAGCCGTGCCGTTTAATTCAGCGACACGTTGTCTACCTCGCATTAATTTATCGGCTATCTTTTTCGCGGCCGCATTTCCAGGATTAAATCCCATTTCTTGCGAAGCATTAGATTTAAAACAAAATATTTCTTTAATATATTCCTATAATATATTAAAATTGCTTTCGTCAATCATTATTTGTGGGTCGCCTTGTAAAACAATTGACCTTGGGGTAAATAAAACATTTTGCTTTGGAAACAATAATGTAAGAACCTACATAGATGCTTGTTTTTTATCGGCCATCTCTTTTTCTTTCATCATTGTCATAAATATCTAAAAATTATTTGTTTCTCTTAAAAGACTTTCGCCCGAATTCTCTATTATGTTTTTATCAATACATAAACACTAAATCCCCAAGAAAAGATCTTTTTCACCTATAAAAGAAATTTCTTTTATAGATGGCTAATGAATAGTGACTTCTAATTCAGGTATTGGTAAATCAATACCTGTCATTAAACCAAGTCTAATATCCATTACTTTTCAGTTCTTTTTCTAAAATCTTCTATAAATCTTTCCTCGTCATTAGGATTCGGCATAAATTTTTTATCTTCTTCACCGTGAACTGCTTGATACATAAGACACAAACCCGCATATTCATCAGTCAAAATAATCTGATTAGCACCAAGAAATTCTAACTTACCAATACCAGTTAAATGTGTTTTATCTATCATACTATCAATTTCTGCGGCAATGCGATAAGGGCGCAATTGATAATCTTTTAAATGCCACTAATCATAATGACACACAATATCAAATTCAATAATATTATCTCTAAATTCTGGATTTTCACTCTAAACAAAATTATCAAAATTAATAACTATATAATTTAATACACTTCCATCAACATAAAGTTTAGGAATTATTTTAATATTTTTATTAAATAATTGAATCATTTGTTCATCATTTAAATCCGGTTTATCAATAGCATCTTTTGTCGTATAATATAATAAACGCTTAAGTCTTTCATTTTTACAAAGATGCTTTACAACAATTTCTAAATCTTTTTCGACAGAAAGAAAACTTGATTTAGGTAAATTTACACCATTAATTTTCATAACACCTTTTACTCCTTAAAACAATGATTGAACTACAATTGTTTTTTTATAATCTCCATAACATAAATCAAACTATCCGCTATATCCAGAAGTCCAACTTACTTCAACTGTTGGCTTTTTTGCTTCTTTAATAACTTTTAAAGAAACCGGCAACTTTTTATTATTCTTTATTTCCCATTCTAAAACAGCTTTACCATCAAAATAATAAGTATAAGTTTTCTTTGGAAAAATAAATGTTTCCCCTATAATATCAGTTGTCGTAGGATTTGGATCAATTGGTTCTGTAATTAAAGAACCAACAGTTTTATCATCTAAATTATCTTCCTACTCATTAGTATAGTATTCAGTCGCATTGATTTCTAAAATGCCAGGCATACTTATAGAATCTACAGCTTCAACGCGCCAACAAATTAAATTATCTCCTTCATCCTAACTATCTAAATAAAATTTAGTATAACGTCTAAAATAACTTAAAGTATCTTTATTTTTAGGCATTAAAATATTTAATGAATAATTAGGTCGATCCACGCTAATTTCATGTTTCTAAATATAATCAATTTTCGTTTCTACTGGACCGCGAATTGCCGCATAAGTAGATTTTTTCTCTCCATTATCTACCCAATTTATTTTATAAGAGCATTTTCTAATATCCCCTCTAAAATAAGCTAATTCAGTCAAATCCTAAAGATAACAAATCCAATAGGTATTAGTTCCACACCATTCAAAGATATCTCCTGGTTTAAACTAATATTCGTTTCCAACAGACAAAATCTTGTCATCATAATCCTATTTTAATTTATTAGGATTAATCAAACACCTAATAGGTTTTTTATATTCCGCATCCTATTTAATAATTTCCGCGGCTTGGTATGAATTCCATACTGCTCTATCTAAGCTTCTACGCTTAGACAAAATCATACGTTCTTGTTGGCGGTTTCCGCCCATCTGACCGAGCCGAACCGCTGTATAATTAACGCCTTCAACAGGGCTACCTTCAAAGGGTGGTTTATCATAAATTCCCAAGCGACCTTGTTGTAATCTAAAAGGTTGCTTACTACTATAATCAAACCCTGATGCCATAATTTATCTCCTATAAAAGACTAATTGTTTCAAAAACAGTCTTACGATAAAAATTAAAATCAGTATCTTGATTTTGTAATCCCTCAAGTTTGTTTAATAACTATAAATAAGGGGGTTCAGCGTTAAAAATCACACTAAACCCCACAATTTCATTTATAACAGTTTCTAACTATTTATGCCAATCTTCATTGTTTTCACGCATTGGAATTAATTTCCATAATTGGTTGGTTAAGCGCAAACAATTGACTTTTATACTTTCTACTGGAATATCAAAATTATACTTAGTAATCATATCGACTTTTAAATACATCCCAGTTAGATTCATACTCACCTTTGTCGTTTAAACGTCTACGTTTATATAAACGCTACATATGGTGAGATTGTCTTTGGCATTCACCTAACAAATTTAATAACTTTGATAAATGATTTGCCTAAGAAGTAAATTTAAAATCAGAGCCACTATATTTCATTCGAGTATTCTCAATTGAAGTGACCTGTCTTTGCGTCCAACCACACATCATTAAAATAGCTAGAATATTAATTTCTTCTTCAGTTAGATCACAATTAAAACTGGATCTATCAACTAAAACTTGAGGTTCTTCACCCGGTTCTGGAAGCTCTCCCCATACTGTTCCTACAATGAAATCATCAGGTGCAGCATCAGATTCATTAATAGTAGCGACATCTAAATTATAATCTAAAAGATTTTTTCGCGGAAATTCAAATCCAGGAATAGCATCTATTATAAGATTCTATAAATCTCTTAAAGTATTTTCGGGAGTTAATTCCAGATACATATCATCAGTAACCTTGTTTAGAAAGCGATTATAAACAGTTGAGAATAATGTTCCCACTTAATCGCCCTCCTATAAATTATTTCTTGGAGGAAGTTTCCTCGGTTTTATTAATTACTTTATATCCAGAACCGCTTGTGCGACGACCTTGAGTAGTAGGTTCTTCTCTTACTACACGACGCTTAACCGCGGGCTCTTTCTCTACAATAGTATCTTCTTCTTTACTAGCGATATCATTAGCAATAGCTTTATCAACATCAAACCCAGTTTTTTCCTTCAAAGCTCTACGCTTATTAATATCAGTAATAGGAAGGCTAACAGATAAATTCTTGATTAAGTCAATAATTCCAATAGGAGCAAAATCAAGAGCATCTAAGAAAGCATCTAATGAGCCATTAAGAATTAAATCAGCAACTTGTTGCTCTGACATATTATATTCAGGTTCAGTATGAACATTAAGAGTATGAGTTACTTCTGGCTCTAAAATTTGTAAAAAATTAGCAATTAATTCGCGACCACCTGCCTGATAAGTTAATTTCTCTAACTCACCAAATGGAATACGCTTAGTCTCACCGGGCGCAAATTCACGACGCAAATTAGTATCAGGAATAGTATAAACAACTACACTAGTGCTTCTATTTTTTACATTATAAATATCTTCATTATTAATCATTATTCAATTTCTCCTTTTACTCATAAAACAAAAATATGGGGAGAGGGAGTTTAATCCCTTCTCCCCATGGAATAATTTATATTAAATTAGACAGTACCGTCAAGGCGACCATCATAAGTGATAACCTTACCAGTAATTCCATCATAATTCCAAGTATACATCTGACCAAGAAGTGAAGTATCAACGTAAGCACAGATGTTATTAGCAAGCATACAAACTACGCCAACTTTCTTGTAAACCTGAATCTCACGAGAACGGTCATAATTATTGAACTCGTCAACAATAGTACCACCTTCGAAAGCAATCTTTACAGGCTTACCATCAGCGCCCGTAGGAATAACCCAAGCATAACCAGGATCAATAACCTTACGAGTATTGGTTTCATCTTCGAAGCCCTGCTCAAGAATAATAACCTTAGTGCCCTTGTAGGTAGCAAGACGACCATTATTCCAAAGCTCATTCTTCATAGCTTCAGTATATCTCCAAGCCTCATGAGGAATCATCTTAACAGCGAACTCATAAGTACAATAAATAGTAGGAGTACCATAAGCAGAAGCAATAGTGATCAAACGATCCATAGCAGCTTCATCAAATCCGGCAGCCGCAACGCGGTTAGCAGGAGGAAGCTGATTGATAGAAGATCTAAGAGCAGCAGCAACTTCTTTATAAATAAGTTCATCCATACCATCCATGATGATCTTGGTTACTTCGCCGAAATCAACACGACCATCAAGGAACTCTTCGAAGCCAATCTGAGCAGCTCCGCCGATAGCGCTAGTACGTACCTCGAAGGCTTCATTCTCTTTAGGTCCGAGCTTGAAGACTTCATAAATACCAGCAAGACCAACGCGAGTTACAAACTGCTTAGCACGAGCACGATTATTAAGAGGACGACGGAAAATAGGCTTATCACCCTGAGCGAAAGTCTTAACCTCAGCAAACTGATCATATTGCTGAATAACTTTCTTAGGAAGAACCTCATCAAGAGTTTGCTCAATCATAGAGAAAATAAGATTCTTATTTTCACGATAAAGAGCATAAGTACCAGCCAACTCATTCATTTCATTACGAAGAGTTTCATTTAAGGCTTCATAACTAAGATTTTTTCCCTCATAACTATAAGCAACAGGAGCAGAAGGATCAGCCTTAGCAACTTGCTTCATAAGAGCAATTAAATTATTTTTATCTAACATTATCCTTTTCTCCTTTCTTACTTAATACGCATTACCTTGACGCCCTTTTGACCATCAGGCATAGTATAAACCTTAACAACCTGCCAGGTCATTGAATCGTCGCCAGTTTTGCTAAGAATACCCTTTGTAGCAGCAGAAGGAGAAAGCTTATCTCCAACAGCAAGAGTCTCTTCATTAATCATATTAGTAGTATAAAGATCACCAATCATGGTCTTAAATACACGAGGAACCATAGAAGTGCCAGATTCCATGAACTTCTCATGATAAATACCTAACTTATGGTATGGATCATTAGTCCAATTCATTTCATACATATCAGGAACATCAGTAAGAAGCTTATCATAATAATACTTTACAGGAACATTAGCAACCTGATGATTACTATCAAGAGTATATTCATTACCATCATAAGTAAACTTGCCGGTTTCATCAACATCATAAACACGACCAGCAATAGTAACAGTCTTTAAACCTTGATCTGCGGAAACGGTCTGATTGATTAACTTATAGGTTTGACCCTTCTCATCAACGCCATTCCAAAAACGACCACCATATTCAACCTCGGTATGCTCCCAATCATAAGGACTATAAACACGAGCCTGATAGTCATCTTTAATCATAGCAAATTCACAATCCCACTGCTTACTGCCATCATAATGATCACGATAAAGCTTAATTTCGTTATAAACGAGCATCCATTCACCTTCGCCAGTGAAGTTGACTTCGCCAATACCATTACCATTAGCAGCATAGTCATACTTTACAAACTGACCGTTTTCAAGAATCTCAATGTCTTTATTGGCAGGAAGTTGAGCATAGATTTGAGCATTTCTTTGTGCGGAAAGGTGATTAGGCTCGACCTGACCGTAACCAAACTCAACATACTTTGCCTGAGACTTAATAGGAAGATTCTTATTCAAAAAGTCTTTAAACATTTAGTATGTCCTCCTTATTAATTTTTGTTGGCGGTAGCAAAAGCCGCCTTCACCCAAGCGGGCATATCATCATCTTCTGAACCATTATTGTTCAAATTAAAAGTAGTAGCACCATTGGGCTTATTATTTTCGTCAAGGTCGAAACTCACCTTGTTGCGAACACAAATAACAGATAATTTAGCTTCAATATCATCAAGAGAATATTTATCAATATTTTCAACAACATCAGCTTTATCTTCATCAGAAAGCATATAGAATTTAGCAATCATATCTTCTTTATCTTTCTTTTCAGCAGCATTTTTAAATTCAGCAAGTGGAGCAATTTGCTCTTTCAAGCTATTATTTTCAGTTTCAAGAGCCGCGAATTTAGTCTGTAATTCATCATACTGAGCTTTAAGTTCAGTATATTCAACAACGTCCTCAAGAGAATAATTTTTCTTTTTCTTTTTATCATCATCATTCTCGCCATTGTCGCCTTTATCAGACTTATTAGAGGGTTCCCCGTTATCAGGGTTCTTTTTATTATCATTGCCCTCTGATTTATTATCAGGGTTTTGGCCGTTAGATTTATTATTTTTGTCCTCTTCCTCAGCCTTTTTCTTTGAAGCATAATCAGTCTCAAAAGCTTCAATATCAGCAAGAGCAAACTGAGGCTCTGTTGCCGGAGTATAAGACTTAGTTACTTCAGTTAAAGCGTCAGAAGGAACAAAGCCTTCTACATCGGTAAGAGAAAAGTCCATGCGATAATATTTTTGGTCTTGTCTATTTTGAAGAATAGCAAACTTTTGTCCAGCATCTTCATAAACGCCTTCAATGCGATAAATAGAACAATAACTACTAGGCTCGCCAGGATATTTAGTCTCAACATAAGACCAGAGAGAATTCCACAAACTATCGCCAATTTCAACAGCATATTGTGTAAACACTTTGGGTCCTCCTTCTTTCATAAATTCTTTGAGTTCATTCATCATGGAGAACAAAGTGTTCTTAAAACCATCATCGAATGAAAAATTCACATTGATTTGGGAACCTTCGAAACAAGGTTCATTTTCTTCTCCCAAAATACAAAGTTTAGAAATAATTGCCTTATTTATAATAAAAAACTAAGGCTTTCCATTACTATCTTTTGCCCACGTAGCATTTAATGTTTTTTCATCAAGCTCCATAGAATGATTATTCCCTTTATCAACTACACGTTTACATTCAGGATACTAACCAGTCCACAGATAACCTTCAGTCATTAAATACTCACGTTCGGCAACACCATCATCCAAAAATTTCTAAAACCAAACTTTAGCTCCAAGATCAACGAAACCATAAGGGCGAGTATTATCTCTCATTCTAAATTCGCCGTTAGATAATTCAATTATCCTATTATGTTCTTCAAAATCTTCAGCATTCTCATTAAAAAAGCCAACAATAGGACTACCAGGAAGGCTATTAGCCATCTCAGTCGCTACATCTTTAGTAATTACGCTTTTGTTACGATTAGGTTTATCATCTACATAACAAACCTTAATTTGACATTTAGAAATTAAAGGATTTACAGGAGTTATATTTATAAACTCACAAGGTGTATTTAATTTAATACTTGTATGTTTCATAAATCCTCCTTATTTCATTGCTTCTTTATTTTGAATAGTTTTTTCACTTTTCTAATCATCAGGTTTCTCCGGACGTCCTGCCTCGCCATTAGAAGCTTTAGCAGTTCCAGAACCTGAGCTTCCTGAATTATTTTGAGTTTTATTATTAGATGATGAACCTTTTAAACCCAAAATATCTTCACTACCCATAGTAGAACTCATAAGAGGAGGAATCATAATTTCACTTAAATGTAAAATCTCATTTTCAAAATGAGCTGCATTAAGAATAAAACTCTACGAATGTCCAAGAGCAATCTAAGACAATAGTTTTGATTGTCCCATTTGCGCTTGTTCTTTATACATTTTAGAAAGTGTTTGATAATTATTTTGAGTAGTTTCTAATAAATAAAATCTAAAATTATATTTTTTATTACTACTCTTTTTTTCAATAATCCTATTAAAGAATATATTAAACTATAAAATTAAACTTCTTATTGTAGATTCATCATTTAATACTGATTTTTCTAAAGCCATATTACCATCAGTATTAAATAAATTCTATGAAATACCTAATGAATTATAAACACTACGTTCAACTTTAGCTAAATCATCTGTCGTTGTAGTAGTATTCTTATCAGACATATCAATAGAATCTACATCAGTAAATGTAGTTAAAACATCTACTCCAATAGCCCTCTATAACATCTAAACGGCATTATTATGGATATCTCTAGCTTCATCAACATCAAATATCAAATCACCATTTTTATCCATTGGGAGCTTTTGGACTAAAATTTTAAGCAACTTCTACATTTGTTTCTTGCGGTCAAGATCTTGCGCTGCATCTAAATCCATAATAGTAGGAATGGAATTTACAAAAATAGGAACATCACTATTATTAATATTAAATTTAATACAATTTTCTGGCTCAAGAACATACCAACTACCAGTATGCTAGCATCCAACCGCTTCTTCTAGAGCAAGTTTTCCTTGCTTGTATAAAACATAACCTTTAGCAAATTCTTCTGGGAATAATTTTAATACTTTTAAGCGGTAATTCATATCTCTAAAAGTATCAAAAAATCGCATATCAAATTCGACAACTGGGGTATTATTTACACTATAACGTGTTCTACAATATCTAACTGGCAATTCTTGTAAAATTAGATTTTTTTCTGAAGGAACTATATATCCATAATAGCATCCATTTTTAACGACTTGTAAAGCAATATCTCCGCAAATCTTTTTAATATAACTATTATCAAAATAATTCAACATTCTATAAAAATCTTTTAAAACTTTTTCTTCTTTTACACTATCATCATAAGTTTCGGCTGCAATATACCAATCATAGCGGTATAAAAAAGCAACATAATTACAAACTCGTTGATATACACCACTTATGTCATAATAAAAATTAGAAATATATCGTAAAGCATTTAAATCTCTTTCCGCAAGCGCGCAAAGCACATCAGGTTTCGTGATAATACGAGTTTGACCTGGGTATCTAATCTTACTATAATCACCAAGTTTTAAAATAGCATCATCTAAAGTTTTTGTGCCAACTTTTATTTTTCTATTGGCATAATCCATAGTGTCATTATAATTATATTCATAACGACCATTATAAATATCAAAACCTTTAGCATGAATCTAATCATTACGATCTTGCGTATCCAAAGTTCCACCTCCTTTAATAACCTGCTAATTTCATTATATAATCATAAGAAATAAGGTTTTCGTCGGTATATGGAATCTCTATTAATCTAAAATCATGTAAAGCGCAAAAACGTCTTTTTTGATTATCATTATATTGCTACTGGTATAAACCGCGTTTTCCGCCAAATTTAGAACTGGCTTCATAATGCTATTTTCCCTAATACTCAATAATGAAATCAATTTTTCCATCATCATCAAATATAACAAAATCAAAACGAAGCGGACGCCCGCTTGGGCTTTTTAAATCTGGAAAGATATATTCCATTTTAAAAGGTAGTCCTGCTTCTTCTAAGATTTCTTCAATTTTAATTTCTCCTCTTGAAGCACGCATTTTCCACCCTCCTTAATTTAAAAAGCACCAATCAGCCGCATTAAACTTTTTACGTTTTTTCTTTTTATCTTCTTCAAGTTTTAAATAATATAATCCATATTCAAAAGCCGAAAATTTATCTTTACGAATTCCGCGATTCGCCTGTTTTAGGATAATATTAATACCTTCATTTTCTTCGCGTAAATTCATCATTTCTTCTTTTAATATGGAGGTTAAAGTAAATGGTTTTAAATAATCTGCCCTTTGTTCAGGAGTCATTTTTGAACCTTTTTGAGTAGCTAATAATTTTTCTTTAGCTGTTCTCTCATCTATTAAGAATTTTACTTTACCCGCCTGTAATTGAGTCTAAGCATTAGCATGACATTCAGTATTTATTGGAGCATTTGCTTTAATAACATACATAGCATCAAATTGAGTATTTGGTGTGCGATATTTTTTATAATATCCATCATCATCATTTTCAACACCGAAATCAGGTAAAAATTCACCATCTTCATCATTTTGAGATTTTACCATATAATCTAAAAGTCCAATACCTAAACCATTACCATCTATAACCAAAGTTTTAGCTTTATATTTATAAAATAATTTCTTTAATTTAATAGCCTAATCTTCAAAATGGTCATCTGACATAGTATACATATTTACTAATGATTTAATAGCTGGACCTTGAGCTTGTGGTGTTACTTTAAATACACAAACTACTGAATCGCATCCTTTACGACCTACATCTACAGAAAGCACATAATAAGCCTGCGCGCCCGCACGTCCAGAAGCTTCATATTCAGGCTATAACAGTTTTCTATTTCTATCAAAATGCTCTCCATTAAAGAAAGCATCCTCGACCGTTCCTGACCATTTAGATTCATATTCACGTTCGAATGACGCTTCATTATAAGTTCCTTCATTCTTTTGGTCAGTAATAAATGTTTTACTTTGTAATCCTACTGCAACAGGAGTTCGCCAGGTTCCACCTAATACCATACAACGATCAGGCTAAGTTACCATACGAACTAAGAAACCAATAAGTCTATCATAAGGGAATGTGCCCTTATAACCAGCAGTAGTAATATAGATTTGTGATTTGTTTAATGGCTCTTGTTCATTGGTAGTGCCATCTTTAGCTCTACGAGAAATTGCCATAACAGGAATAATAACTTCACGAAGAATGGCATCATCAATACCAACACATTCTTCCATTAGTCCACCATGACGACGCTAACCACGAGTGCTTTCACGAGCTGCAAGGTTATCCAAAACTGAACCATTTTTAAACACATATCTAACTTTATCTTTTCCTTCAAGAGTTTTTCCTCGGCTCCAATCAATTTCTCGATTAAAGCTTGGAATAAGTTCACATATTTCTTGAACTTTATCATGAAGAATGCTAGCACCTTGCTCTTTACCTCCAGAAGTAACGAACAAATGCGCACCAGGATATAAAATACATCTAATCATTAATGCCATAACAGACAAGAATGATTTAGAATAAGCACGAGGGAAAACCGCGTAAACATACTAATAACGCATAACAGAACGGAGAAATACTCTCTAATAAAAATAAAAATTAAATTCTCCATCTTTTATTTCAGTGCGTCTTCCTCGCACCATAAAATCTACAAATAAATCAGGATATTCTCTCCAAAAGGCAACGTATTTGCGAATAGTGGGCATTACCGCTTCTACTCGCTCCGGTGATAACCCTATTTTTCTACGGCTATCACTTAACTACAGTAAATCTTGTAATGCCATTATTTATCCAAGCCCTATAAGAACTCATTATCTTGTGCAGATTCCTATTCTTTAAATTCCTCAAAATCCGCGTAATCACTATCTTTAATAGTTTTTTCAAGTTCTTCAATACTTAAATCAGCATCATCAACGATATCGCTTTCCGCGTTCTTTGCTTTCTCTTCATCTTCTTTGGCATTTTCGCGCAAAGCCTTTTCTACCATTGTGCTAATATTAGTTTCATCTTCGATAAGAGTGCGAGTATAACGTTGCATATCTTGAATAGTTAAATCCACTTTATCATGTGGCTATTCAACATAATATCTTTCAATATATCCTTCTTTTTCACATAATTCAATTAATTCGCCAATTGAATCAACAAATTCACCTGATTCTGCTTTGTTTTGAGCAGCGGTAAATTTACCAGACTTCATTAAGCTATCGTATACTTTGCTCATCTTTTGGAAACCTTCAATATCACCAATATCGATCAATTGATTTGCCTTTAAAGATGTTTTACATATTAATTTTAGCGTATCTTTATGTCCGGCGCCTTGAATATCATAAGAAGCCATCATTTCTTCATACAACTATTCAAGCTTAACCCATTCTTCAGGTTTATAAGTCTTACCCCATTTAAGTCTTAAATAAGTGCGGTCTTCATCAGTTAAGTCTAATTCTTGTTCCACTTCCCCACTCTATTGTGCAAAATAATCTTCCGTAGGGGCATTAGGTGGTGGAGCATAAACCGGCTCTTTTAGTTCTCCTTCTGGAATAGCAATAGAACTTTTTTCAATAGCGGTTGCAATCTATTGAGCATCATATCCTTGACGTTTCATAGTTTGTTCTAATTTATTATTCGCCATCTACTATAAAAATTCTGTATCTTTCCAACGATAATCTTTAAACTATTTGAGTTTCATTTTTGACAAATAACGTCCAAGAATTGTCATACCGGTCATAGACTGCGGATCGCGCCCATATTTTTCCATTAATTTATTCCATTCATCTGGAACATAAGGAACATCCGCTTCTTGTAAAATCCATAAATAAGTATCTGGATTCCAATTATCGACGTGCATTGTCATACATTTTTTGCACACAGGAAATTTACCATCATTAGGATATTTTTCTAAATTATTAGATGAATAGAATTCCGTGCCATTCATTGTACGATTACATTTTTCACAATAATATGTTTCAGCCATAAATAAAATATTCTCCTTTCAACTATTTATTATAAACAAAAGGACAATATTAAGATTTTTTGGCCTTAGAATTTCGACAACTTTTACAAATACTATAAAAGCCATCTTTACTTGTTTTATTTTTACTAAAATATTTATTATGAGCCAATTTTATTTTACCACAACGACTACATTTTTTATATTTGCCTTTTTCAACATTTAAATAATAATTATCTAAATATTCGTCTTCCGCAGTCGAAGCAATTAATTTTGGAATTTTATTACGCCATAAACTTGAAATATATTCAAGACTATGCTTAATACCAAATTCCATTTGTATTTTCTCTTGAATGTCAATATTTTGTAAACCATCAATTTTATATTCAACGATTCTATCATAAAGAGGATAATTAGCTAAAGCTTTATCACAAAGCTTATCAAAATCCTCCATTAAATACCATAAATCTTTATCATATTCGCCCCAACTATCTTGCTTTAATCGGGAATAATTACATAAAACCGCAGAACATATTTCAGGTCTTAGTAAACTAATTCCATCAGGAATGGGAAAACCATCATCATCAAAAATAAATGTTTTATCATCTAATGGAATATAAGACTTTGATCTGGTTAATTTTGTAGGCACTATTGGACGACGATAAGCATTTTTCATAACATACTAATCTTTACGCATTTCAATAAGAGCCTTTTTAATAACAAAAGCATCTTTGCCTTCTGTTACTTTTAATTTAGCCTCCCAAACATTAATGGCTTCTCTTAACTAATTTAAACTTGGTATCTCTTCTAAATCTTTTTTTGTAATTGTAATATGTGGTTGAAATATTGTATTTCTATTATCTGTAATTAAATTATAAATTCCATCTTCGCCATTTTCGAGTTGGGAAACAAGACCTTCAAAAGAAGTCTCACGCTTATTAACTGTAGCCATACGATTATCAGTTAATAATTTTTTCTCCTTTTTTTCTTGTTTCTCCATACAAAGAACCAAATAGTCTGCTAAAATTTCTAAATATTTCTCAGGCGGATCTGGATTGTCAGCCAAAATTTGTTCGACTAATTGATTTCTTTCTTCTGGAGTTTGTAAAGAATAATCAAGTTTTATCATTTTTACCTCCAGTCTATATTTATATTATACTCGAAAAAATTTTTTTTGTCAAGTTTCATTTAAAATTTTTTCTTTTTATATTTAAAAATTTTTTTAACAAAACAAATAACTTTTGCCCAAGCACGCGCTACGACTTGACATTTCTTTATTTTTATTTTATTATTATTATAAGAAAAAGAAAAGGAGTATTTATGGAAATTATTTTTATCGTATTATTGAGTTATGCATTAGTAGCATCACTCCTTTTTTTATGGTTATATAGAAAAGCTTTTTGGATATTATACCAAAAAATGGCAAATTAGCAAAAAGAATTAAATAAATGGCCAATCGCGCAATATGAGTGTATGCTATTGTTAAACATATTTTATAATTATGATTTTGAGGGAAGGGCAGTAGATTTTTCGCGATATGAAACGCAAGGACTAATTGTTTATAATTGTTTTCATGATGCGAAAAATAGTCCAAAAGGAATTACAAATGATGGAATTGTTTCATCATTTTATAAACAAGCATTTGTGTATGAATTAGATGATGGAACATTTGAATGGGAGGATATTGAAGATGAGGCGGAACTAGCCTTTTGAAGTAAGAGGGATAAATGCGGTAATATTTAGATTAGAACAAGAATATTTTAACGCAACAAGAGATAAAGACCCTTTTGTAAGAGATTGGAAGTTATTTAAAACAATACGTATTGAGCAAAAAGATAATGGATCAAGAACAATTACTTATAGACCTTTATCAGACGCGGAAAAGGCTCAATTAAGCACCAAAGAAGAACAAGAAGAATACCAGTTAAACAAATACAAATATATATTAGAACACTTAATGGAAAAATATGATATAGATACTATTAATAGATATATTGATAGTTGTAAATATAAAGATAAATTAATCAAATATATGGAGGAAAAATTAAATGCGGAAACCACTTAGTCCCTTGAAGGCAGTTGCTAAAAAGTATCAGCAGAAAGCCACTTATTCTGCCACTTCTGGATTATACACTCTTATGTGGGGTGAGAAGCCTAAAAGGGGCAGGAAGAAGAAATCGTAAAATTAAAAATTATTTTTTCGTGATTTAAAATTAAGTAATTATTCTTCGTAATCTGAAATTGAAAATTGATTTATTATTTTTCCCCGTATTTTGAAATTGAAAATTGATTTAGATTGCGTTTTGATCAGGCAAAAGAAAAAACGATGAATAAAAATTTATTTTTCCCGAAATACACCCCGCCCTATGCAGGTTTTATTCATTCTCTGCTGGATAATAATGCAAAGGTATACTACAAGCGAACCGCGCTCGTCGAGCTGCACAAAAACAGACCCCCGTCAATAGAAACTTTTGTGCAATCTGCCACTTGTATTCCGTGGTTGAATCTGCTACCATGTAACCATGCTGAACGGCGCAAGCGCCGAACAGCAAATACATGATACGAGGTTGAACACCATGAAAAAAGTCGATATTAAGAATGAACAGCGCGCCGTGCTTATTAACTACCTTGACGCAAAAGAAGCACTGGACATTGCAAGCAAGGCTGAAAAAGCCGCAAAAGCCGCCGCAAAAGATTTATTTGCGGACTTGGGCAAGGAATACAAGGCAAGTGAAAAGTCCGATTTTCTGACGCTTTCTTTGCAAAAGCAAGGGGAAGTCAAGCACGTTGTTTACACCGAAACGGCGGCAAAAGGCGCTATTGACTGGCAGGCGTATGCCCTCGCGTTAGGCGGCACTCCGGCAGGCGCAGAGGAATATCGCAAGGCAGGCAACACCCGCACAAGCATCGCATGGGCGAGCGCCAAGCAGGAAACGGAAATTGCGGAGAGAGGTTAACCTCTCTCCCATTCAGAAGAATAATAACGTATTAGCGCGATAGCGCGGAAAGGGTCATACTATGAAAATCATCAATCTCACTTCTTACACTTGCGCAGATATCAACAACATGGCAGAAAAGGCGCGCGATATGGTGCGCGAGGGTCAGCGCAAAGTGACTGACCACATGACCAAATATCAAGCTATGACGGGCACATGGTTAAAAGCCAGCGCCAAACAAGAAAAGGTCAATATTGCGACCGCGCTTAAATGCTTGCGCTATGAGCAGGAACTCGCCAGCGACCTTGCAGTTATTGCGAGTGTATGGAACACCACGCGCTTTATCGTGGTAGAGTATAGCGTCATGGATAATGAGTTCGGTGATATCTACGATTATGTTGCTTACTTCCACGGCGAGGGCGAGCGCGCCAAGTTTGAACGCGAGAACGCCAGCGTGGGCAACCGCTTGACCGTTCTGACCACCTATGAATGTGGGATTGACCAGCTTCCCGACGATGAGCGGGAAGACGTTATCCGCGACCTGTTTAGCGAGTGGGTTTAACCCACTCGCTCCATAAAAAGAGGTGTATATTATGTCTACTATTGCTATTATCTGTCTTACTTCTATCTGCGCTTATAATTTTGTGTATAGCGTAGACAGTAAGAAGCCCGCTCGCGCCATTGCCAGCACTGTCGCTCTTTTGTCGCTCATTGCTATCATTTAATGAAGAAAGGAAAGAACCATGAAAAACATCATCAACTATATGCTCGCTATTGCGCTTCTGATTAGTGCTACTATGTTCGTATCTCATAACCAGACCACCGAAGCGTGTGAGGAAGCGCCGCAGTCATATGACCTCACTGTTATTGACAATTGGTGCGGCGCAGGCACAGAACGCGGAAGTATTCGTTTTGTCGGCGCAGAAGTCGAATCCCGAAATGAGGACGTTATCACACTACTGGACGAGCAGGGTAACCTGTGGGAAGTCGAACATATGAATATTGATGATAATGACTTCCTGTTGCTGTGGATAAATGACAATGATACATATGATGACTTTTCAGATGATGTTATCATTAAGGTATGGAGAGAAGCTTATTAAGCTTCTCTCTTTATTTTTCATTTTGATTCATAAATATTCATATGAATATTCATTGCATATTCATACATATTCATTTGGGCGGCGCGACGTGGGCCGCGGCGCGCCGAGTTTTGCAATAGGCAAGTTGCACAAAAATTTTCAGACGAATTTGTGCATTATGCCAGTCGCCTTTATGCACCCGAAAATGAATATTTATACATGAATATTTATACAGCCCTGATGAATAAATATTTTTTTCAAAAACCTATTGACATTCAGTCCAGAAGTGCTATAATAGAGGTATCAAAAGAAAAGGAGATACACCACAATGACTAACAAGGATTTTCTCAAGACCCTCTCGCTCGAAAAGACGCGCCTCGAACATGAACTCACCGCTGCCACGGAAAAGGCCGATGATCTTGACGATACGGAAACGCTTGCATGGGCGGCAGTCGTCACTATGGAGCACGCGCCAGAAGAAGAATATACCCGTGAACAGTGCGAAGCTATCTATGACGCATATGAACAAGCAATGCGCGCAAGTGAGGAGCAAGCCGACTATGTAGAAGAAATTGAGAATACAATTGAAAAAATCAAATCATTAATGGAAATGTACGAGGATTAAACCTCGTACATTTTTTTATAAATGGTATTGACAAATGCCCTGTTATCTGCTATAATGTAGATACAATAAAGAAAAGGAGATAACAACAATGTATGAATTCGAGTTTATCAACAAAATTACTAATGAGCATGACATTCGACAGTCGCGATACTGCAAAGCTCCGGATCTTGGCCCTGATTGGGAGCTTGTTTTTACAGAGTATGTGGAGGAATATTAAAATGAGTTTACATGACGGTTTAGTTTTACTTTTCATTTATACTGGCACAATCGCCGCGGGCGCGCTCATTGAATGGGCAGAAAAGAAACTGAAAAAGAGAAGTTGAAAAACTTCTCTTTTTTCTATTTTAAGTATTGACAAGTTCCACACTATCATGTATAATAAAAGCATCAAATGAAAAGGAGATTTTTTCCATGACAACTTACAACATTATTACTATTGGGACTTCTAATCCTATTCCGAAATTCGCGGGCAAGTTCAACGTCGCGGACACTGAAAACTTCCTCGACCGGTTAGAGGAAACGCTTTACATTCTCTTTGAATTAGAACCGAAGTCCCGCACATGGAGACGCGAATTTCTCAAACATCTCTCCGTGAGTTTTACCTATCACTTTTGTGAAGATTCTCGCGTGAAACTGCTACAAAATAATGTTATTATTTATGAAAATTAAGGGCGGAAACGCCCTTATTTTTTTTGAAAAGATTTGAAAAACCTATTGACAAATCCCGAATCTATGGTATAATAAGAGTATAAAAAGAAAGGGGATAAACCAAATGTTATTTATTGTTTCTGTCAACTACTACAACTACAAGGCTGGTGATAACAACCGCTATCGCTATGAAGTGTCTGTCGCGGGACAGGAAAACGCATATGCCCTCGGACAGAAGTTTATGGACGCGGACAACGTCCTCTCGGTTGACATTATCAATGCAATGACCGGTGAAGTCATTGAGAGTTGGGAAGATTAAAAAAATCGGCAGGATACACAAAATCCTGCCGATTCTTTTTGTCATTTTACCTATTGACTTTTGTTATAGTTTATACTATACTATAATCGTTCCAAGGGGAACAACATTAAAACGAAAGAGGCTGACAAAAATGACTTTGGGCATGGTTAAAAATGTGATTGGTCTGGTAAAGGGCGCGCTGATGTTCTATGAGGGAAACGGCATTGAAGTGATAAATGAAAACACTTGCGGTCGCTATCTCAAAGACCGCAAAGGTCGCATGACTTTGAACGGCGATGTTTTGGGCGCAAGTGAAGAATGGGTGCTGGGACTGCCGGTTAGCGGTTTGAAAGCCAAAGATGATGTTCTTATCATTTACGTTGATGGCTGAAAATAAAAATAAAAATTCAGCGGATTGCATAAAAATCCGCTGAATTTTTATACGCTCCATTTTGCATATTCATTCGGCCGGCCGTGCACGCCAGGCGCGGCCGGAATTTTGTATCAATAGGCAAGTTCAACAATTTTTATGGCAAACCTTTGTGCATAATGTCAATAGACAGAATCCCGAATCGGTGCTATACTATAATCACAGTAAGGGAAGGAAAACCTACCAAACCGGAAAGGGATAACAACATGATTAACATTCGTTCTATTCGCAAGCTCGCTGAAAACGACGGCATGACCCTTAAATATGGCAAGAAAGTCAACTACAAGTCCGGCTGGCAGGTCGCTACCAACGGCGTAGAGTGCAAGACCGCCCGCGAAGCTATTAACGCGGTTAAGGACTTCGGCGGAAACTGCGGTGTGTGGCTTGCGAACGGCATCTATTATGTTGACAAGTCTAAGAGGGTGCAGACCAAGAAGCAGGCGCTTGAAATTGGCAAGGCGTGCAATCAAATTAGCGTATATGGCTGGGCGCGCGGGAATCTCGCCTATTGCTAAAAAAATAGCATATAGGGCTTGACAAAACAAGCCCTATATGCTATAATAAAAACATCAAAGGAAAGGGAAAAACACCATGGAAATTAAATATGCTTATGAAATGACGCGCAAAGCCGAAGAAGTCCGCAAAGAAATTCAAGCTAAAAACAATGCCCTTGCGCGGGCATTCATCGAAGACCATATCATGCCAGAAATTGAGCGAGTAGCAGGAACGGGAGAAACACTTTACGAATGTTCTCTTGCTTCAATAAATGACAAGAAGGTCAGGCAGGCTTGCAAAGATATCATGCAGAATTATGGTTATAAAGCCAGCTACATTGAAAACGTTCTTTCGATCTATTGGGGATAAATAAAGAAGGAAAATTTTTCCCTCTTTTTCCAAAAGGCCTTTGACAAATCCAAAAGCAGATGTTATAATAAAGGCATAATAAAGGAAAGGGAATGTTGATACGATGAACTTTGAAGTTTATAGTCTTTTGAGAAAATGCCTTGATAATGGCACTTTTACAGGAATGGACGCATTTCAGGCGGAACGGGCTTGCCAGAAATTCGAAGAAGCCAGAGAAGAGCAGAGGCGAAAACAGGAAATCCGCAACACCATGATGAAAAACATGATGCTCGATATCCTCTCAAAGGCAGAAAAACCCCTGCGCCCCACGGAAATTCAGTTTATTCTTTACCGTGAGACCGGCAAGGAATATTCTTGCTCCACCGTTTCATGGTATTGTAGTCAGCTTTGCTGGACTGATAGAAAGTTGATTTACAAGCCTGGAAAAGGAAAAAGGGGCTACTACTCCATTAGAAAAGAAAGTTGAAAAAAATAAGAAAAAGGGCTTGACAAAAAGCCCTTTTTCTGCTATACTTAATGTATCAAAGGAAAGGGAAACAAGAAAATGAAATTTACTGAGGAGCAGATTGAATTCATTGGAAAGTGTATTGATAACACTAACATTGAACTTTATCCGGGTGAATGGGAAGAACTCAAAAAAGAGTTGAGAAAGGGGAACTAAAATGGAATGTCCTTATTGTGATAGAAAGTGCGGAACACACGCTCAATGCGTTAAATGTGAAAAGGGGGAACAAATAATGAATGAAAAACCTATCCCGCAGGCTTTGAGAGAACAGGCAGACGCCATTGAAAAATTGGCTCAAAGAATTGCAAAAGAAAGTCAGAAACTTTCAGACGAGGAAGATTATAGAGACGGCGGAGAACTTGCGGACGCCTTGTTTGCGATTCAGTCCAAACTCCGCTATGAATACTTCTGGATTGCGGAAGCCATGTGGGACGTGTAATTTTCAGGCGAGATTTAATTATCTCGCCTGAAAATTTTTTTCAAAAAACTATTGACAAACTCGCCCCGTTGTGGTATTATAATCTTGTCAAGAGGAAATGGTAAGCCTCTTGAAGTAGTAAACAAATTTTTCATACTATGGTTTGCGCGGTAGCCGATAATTACCGCGCCCTTTCTATTTCATTTTTGTTAAAATTTTAACAATGGTCATTCGGCCGGGCGCGCACGGCCCACGCGCCCGGAATTTCCATTATATCACAGGGCCAGCAATTTGTCAAGCAAAAAGTTGTGAAAATTTGCACAAATTATTTTTCCCAATTTTGTGCGATCCGTCAATAGACAAATGCCTAAGCATTTGCTATACTATAATTGTTCCAAGGGAACAGAAAGATGAGGTAAATAAAATGACTAACTACAACATTCACTCTTTTATCAAGACCCAGCTTCTCTATGCCGAGCAGATGCCCAGCGACGCCGAGCTTTTCAAGCACAACGCTTATGGCGCGGTTCAGTGGGAATTATATCGTACGAATGACCAGACACTTGAAGAACAGTGGGAAAAGGTATATGCTCCCAAATTCGACGCCATCATCAGAAATTATCATTTCTGATAAAAAGGGCTTGACAAAAACCCTTCCGCATGGTATAATACATATACAATCAAGAAAGAGGTAAATAAAATGGATATGGTTCGAGTTTACAATAGACACACTAACGAAGTTCTTGAAAAGACCTTTGCAGACCCCGCAGACGCAGACGACTTTGAAACTATTCTCGACTTCCTTGAAGCGGAATATGAGCGCTACCACGATGGGGAACAATTATATTAAAGGGGCTTGACAAGCCCCTCCCCATATGGTATAATATAATCAATCCAAGAGGAAAAGAAAGAGGTAAAACAAATGCTTATCAAAATGTCAAAACACGCCACGCAAGACCGCATTGACCGCCTGCTCTTCATCTACGATAATGTAGGAATCGGCGAACCGTATATCGACAGCGTTGAGGACGATGTTCTTTACACTATCACTACGACCGGTATTCTGCTTATTCGTAGCGCTAAGGACGGCACGCTCATTACCGCCTATATCGCGGATATTGATAAAATCACCGCAATATGGAGAAACAAGCACGGCGAGCGCCCCATGCCTGACAACCTTTACAAGCGTGTCCTCGCAAATGCGTTCTTCGATAAAATGTGGAATAAACAGGAAAAGGAGAAAAAGAAAAATGTTCGGTAAGAAAAAGAAGCCTTTCAACCCATATGAAAGTCATGCAGACGATTTGATTTATAAAGTTTGGGAAGAGCGCGACCGCCTTTATGAAAAGACAAGGCAAGTCATTACGCGCGTAGGGGTGATTAACCTCTACCCCGATGGCGCTGACCGCAAGAAAGCCGTGTCTGACGCTGAAAAAGCAAAACAATCTTTGCTTGTAGCTATTGGAGCATACGACACCGCGCGCATGGAATATAATGATTATGTTGAAAAAAGCGCGGAAAAGTTTGACAACCATAAAGAAAAATGGACTACCACGAGCCATGAAATCATTGAATGGGCTTACAAATACTATTATAAAGGGTGAATAAAATGAAAATTACTGTTAAGCATAGCAACAAAATGGTTGCATTTGAAGACCTCCCCGAGGGTATGATTTTTCAAGACCCTGCTTCCGGAAACGTCTATTACATCAAAACCGCGTCAGTGGTTGATGAAGATACCGGCGCAGAAGAATGGAACGCTCTCAATTTGGACACTTACAATCTCGACTGCTTTGGCGCACCTTGCATGGTTCGGCCTGTCTATGACGCGGAACTCATTATCCCTTGACAAAACCGAACTTTTGTTCGTGTTTTTCTCCCCCTTTCCTATGGCTTTGGCGGTTGTGCCTGAAACAACCGCCACCCTTTCCAAAAAATAAATTGAATGGAGATAAAAAAAATGAAGAATGAGAAACTGAGCGAGGTTGTTGAAACGGTGTGCAGAATGGCTCGATACGGTATTCAGAAGAGATACCCATCGGGCGGTGCAGAAGCAAATGACATGATTGAACGTGTCGCGCTTCTTGAAGACAAGCTCGTCCCCATTCTCGCCGACCTCGAAGCCGTAGAAAACTAAATGAAAAATCTCCCAAATTTGGGAGATTTTTTTTGTTTAATTTCACTATTGACAAAGTTCCTTGAATGTGATAAAATTGGCGGCGCGCGGACGACTGTGGCGCGCCGAGTTTTCTGTCAAGAGGTAAGTTCAACAAATTTTCACACGAATTTTTGTGTAAAATGCCAATAGACAAAATTCCCAAAATTTGGTAAGATAGTACCATCAAAGGGAAAGGGGAATACAAAATGAAAAAGTTCAGCACTTATGAGTTCAATAACCGCACATTCCGCGTCTATGTTGAAGGGTGTGGATATGGCTTGGTTGATGTAGTCGTGCGCGAGGTCGTACACCCTAACCGCAAGTTTTTCAAAACGAGATATTTCTATCAGAATATCTATTGCACGGAAGATTTTGAAGAAATCAGCGATATTGCGCGGTCTGCCATAGCGCGCGGTTTTGAACTGGAAAAACAACATCAGGCTTATGAAGCTAAAATGGAAAGATGGCGTCAAGAATGATGTATGAAGAAGTCAATACCTATATGCTCGAAGATTGGCTTCGAATGTGGGTAGATACTTTTAATGACTGCGCCTGTTGCCCTTTGTCCAACGAGTGCGACCGCCGGAGCATCAGCTATGAATGTGCTGATGACCTATTAGAAAAATTAAAAGAGTAAATTAAAAACTCTTTATTGACATTTCTATTATAGTATGTTATTATTATAATAGAAAAAGGAAAGGGTGATAATAATGAATACAATTCTTCTGTTCGCGCTTTGTACGGCGGTGAATGTGATTCTGTCAACTATCAAAAGCATTTTGACTGTCAAGGGCGGAAAGTTTAGCGCGTCTTTCATCAACGCTATTACATACGGTTTTTATTCCTATGTGATTGTGCTGACTTCCGCGGACGGTATGCCTATTTGGGTAAAAATGGCTATTACTGCCGTTTGTAATTTCGTAGGCGTTTACCTTGTCAAGTGGATTGAAGAGAAAGCCCGCAAAGATAAACTTTGGAAAGTCGAATTTGCCGTTCCCGCAGATTACAATGCCGACCTTGTAAAGTTAATGGTAAGTGATTATGACATTCCTTGTAATTACTTCTATGCGGGTAAGTGGACGATGTTTAATTGCTATTGCTCCACGCAAGAGCAGACGAAAGCAGTTAAGGAAATCGCACATAAGTGTGATGGAAAAATTTCTGCTTATGAGAGTAAAAATCTTGAATAAAGGGCTTGACAAAAGCCTTTTGTTCTGCTATACTTAACGTATCAAGTGAAAGGGGAAAATTAAAATGAAAGCTACTGGTATTATTCGCAGAATTGATGACCTTGGACGTGTGGTTATCCCGAAAGAGATTCGCCGGACTTTGAAGATTCGCGAGGGCGACCCGCTCGAAATCTTCATTGAAGACAACGACTGCGTTTGCTTCAAGAGATATTCGGTGCTTGGTTCGCTGACCGAAGAAGCTCTGCGAACCGCTATTACAATGGCGTCGAATTCCGGCCTGCGTCCCATCGCAATCTATGATACTACCGTGAAACTGCGGGGTATGGAAAACTATCCGGCCTATGTTCCGACCCAATGGGAATACGAAAGAAAGCCGTTTGTTTTCAATAACACTTATGGCGTTTACCCGATTACCGCAGACGGCGAACTCATTGGTTATGCGGTTTGCGACCAGCAGGACAAGGGTTGCGAAATGGACATGATTGTCCGCTACCTTAGCATTGTGTCCGAACGTTAAAAATATTTTGAGACGAGATAACCAAATCTCGTCTCAAAATTTTATTTATTTTGCCTATTGACAAAAATCCAATAGTGTGATAAAATGGCCGGCCGTTTGCGCCTGCCACGGCCGGAAATTCCATTATACCACCATCCCAGCAATTTGTCAATAGGAAATTTAGCCAAAAGTCCAACTAATTATTTTCCCGAATTTGGGCATTTTACCAATAGACAAGAATGTAATAATCTGCTATACTATGATTACCGTAAAGGAAAGGGGATACAAACAATGTATTACACTCACGATTTTTCTACTGAGAAGTTCTCTACTCGCGGAGAATGTGTGGAAGAGCTTCTTTCTTCTATGGATTCTCTTGATATTTCGGAATTCCTTGCTCATCGCGTTTCTCTTGCTGATATTATTAATGAACGCATGGCCCGCGACCCCGAGGATTTTTATAACTGGTTAGATATAGAAATTCAGATTGCGACTAATGCCTATCTTGAATGGCATATCAACGAACACTACGGTCATATAGAGGATTTAGAATGATTATTTTAATCGGCATTTTTGGCCTCGTTTTTGGCTTTATTTTTGCTTATTCCTGTGAAAGTCTCGGGTGGGACTCTTTCAATATCGTATACGCTATTCCTGTGTTGATTTTGCTTAATTTCTTATCTTTCGTGTATTGAGAAAGACCGCGAAAATTTTGAAAAAAACACTTGACAAGCAAATCCAATAGTGGTATAATACAAGCATAGTAAAGGAAGGGGTAAGCACTATGAGTAAGCCGAAAACTTATGAATATGAGGGAAGAACCTTTGAGGTCAAGGCGTACAGTGAAGAAGCGTATAGGGATTTTTTATTCATCTATGTATATGAAGTTATCCGCCCTAACCGCAAATTCTTTGGTCGAACTCGGTTCTTTTGCGAGGACTTTGTTCTTCTCGACCAATATCTCTCCATTGACGACGCGGTAAAAGACGTTATCGCACGCGGTCTTTGGCAGGAAGAGCATAAAAAGTTTGCCGAAGACCAATGGAAAGAATGGATAAATAAAGCGAAAAATTGCTAAAATTTCTCTTGACAACTGCGCAAACGTATGATATAATACAGATACAGTAAAGGAAAGGGGTAAATATCTATGAAAATTATTTACATCAAGTCCCACGTTGTAGCCACTCGACGTTCCATTAACTTTGACATGGACGGCACTATTGCTGACCTCTACGGCGTCAAGGATTGGCTTGCGCTTCTCCGTTCGGAAAATCCTAAGCCCTATCGAACTGCCGTTCCTATGTGTGATATGGCTGAACTGAATGAAGTTTGCGAACTTCTCCGCGCCGAGGGTTGGGAAATCAATATCATTACTTGGCTCTCTAAGGATTCAAGCGAGGAATACAAGAACGCCGTTCGTGAAGCAAAGCGCGCGTGGCTTGAAGAACAGGGCTTCCACTATGACCACTTCCACGGCGTCCAGTATGGCGCGACTAAGGCCGACAGCGTGCGCGACCGCTACGACGTATCCATCTTGGTTGACGATAATGAAAAGGTTCGGAATGGTTGGCACTTGGGCGCTACCATCGACCCGACCGCAGTAAACATTATCGAAAAACTTTCGGAACTTTTGGAGAAAAGGGCTTGACAAAGCCCTACTCCAATGGTATAATAAATACATCAAATGAAAAGGGGAAAATAAAATGTTTGTTCTTTTGATTCTGTTGTCTCTCGCAATTTCGTTCCTGCTTACCTCTGGTTTTGTCTGGCTTCTCTGCTGGCTTCTTCCCGCCCTCGGCATCACCGCAATCGGCACTTTCGTCATCGTGTTCTCGTGGAAGCTGGCACTCGCAATTTGGATTGTTCTGTTGCTTCTGCGTTCGCTCTTTACGGTCGGTTCAAAGGGGTGATAAAAATGATGCCTTATTTTTGGCTTACCCTTGGCGTTCTCGCCAAAGTGACCGGACGAACTGCCGGTGGTAATTACCGTTATGAAACGGTTGTCTCTAAGGAAATTGGACTTGTGACCGCAGAATGGGTTAATACCCATCTGCTGTGAGGTAAAAATGCTGTATTTGATGATGGATAATTTAGCCAATAGCCATTTAGTAAAAGTTGGCTATTCCGATGGCACTAAAAACCTCTCAAAGCGTCGCAAAAGCTATTATAGCCACAATCCAAAAGCAATAATGCGTAGCACTTGTGCGGGCAGTCGAGACATGGAAAATGCTTGTCATCAGACTTTAAATGAGTTAGGTATTCGCATTAGTGGTACGGAATGGTTTGAAGTGCCCGAATTTTTGTTTAATTCTCTTTACAATGAGGGAATGGCATTTTTCAGACCAAATCACAAACCGATTCATTTCTTAGAAGAATTTTGAAAGGGGAAGTAAAAAATGAAAGTAAATTTTGGCGATAAGGGTCAGCTCCAAATTATGAATATCCTGTGCGGTGGCACGTTCACCACACTGAGAAGCGAGGGCGGAATGGGTATGTATCTTAAAATTGATGGGAACAACAAAGCCCCGTTCCTCAAATCAAGAGGTTGGCAGTTTTGCTATGCGGTCAACCTCGAAACGGGTCAGATTCGCGAGTTCCCGCGCGAAAAGATGGTAACGCCTGTCAAGACCGAAGTTAGTATCATTGACTAATTTCAAATGAAAATCTCCCCAATTTTGGGGAGATTTTTTTGTTTAATTTGACTATTGACAAAACCATCTAAATGTGATATAATGGCCGGCCGCCAACGCATGTCGCGGCCGGAATTTACCATTATACACCCCGCCAGCATTTTTGTCAAGAGAAATTTTGCACAAATTTCAATTTTATTTTTTCCCGTTATTTGGTTATTTTGCCAATAGACAAATCAATACCAATCTGCTATACTACATAATGTCAGGAGGAAAGAGTAAGACCTGCGGAAAGGCAGTTCCCTTGGCCATTATACCAAAATCCGACGGAATGTTCCAAGCGTGGCGTGCCGAACAAACTTTCAAAAAAGTTTGAAAAACCCCTTGACAAACCGCTCAACGTAGGGTATAATGAATACATCAAATAAAAGAGGTAAACAAGATGATTTCTGATGCTCGCCCACCGCCTTAAAGATTGATTTGGTTTAGTAAAATGAATTGGTTTATGATTATAGATAAAGGTAGGTATAAACAAGATGTATAGTAATAAACCTCGCGACCGCCCCTAAAAAAAATCTACAAAAACTATTGACAGCCTGCTCCGCCTATGATATAATAACTACATCAAAGACAAGGACAGTCTTAAAAACCGGAAAGGAATTGATACTATGGCTACTTCTACTACTACGACTAAGAAGCTCACTAAGCGCGACCGTTTCGAGGCTCTGCTCAAAATGAGCGAGGTTCAGGCGAATCCTGACATGGTGGCGTTCATCGAGCACGAGATTGAACTGCTCGCCAAGAAGAACGCGGGTGATAAGAAGCCCACGGCCAAGCAGATGGAGAATGACGCTGTGAAGCAGGTCATTCTGGACGAAATGACCGCCAACCCTGACAAGCTGTATACCGTGACCGACCTCATCAAGGGTGTTCCCGAGCTTGCGGAGTATTCTAACCAGCGCGTTTCCGCTCTTCTGCGTCAGATGATTGACGCGAACACCGTTGTCAAGACGGTTGACAAGCGCAAGTCCTACTTCTCCCTCGCGTAAAGGGAAAAGGGCAGGGGATAAAAAAATCCCCTGCCCTATTAAAAAACTCTTGACAAACCAATAGCAAAGTGCTATACTATTATCAGAGGTTGAGAGAACGATGGTAAACCTCAATCTACTTTTCCAATAGGAGACGATAAGATGGGTATTGATAGGCGCAAAAACTACGGTATTATGCTTGACACGGAAACTGCGAACACCATTCAGGACGGCGATAAGCTGGATATGTCAAATGTTCTTCCCTATGACTTCGGCTGGGCGGTTATTGATTCCAAGGGCAATGTTTATGAAACTTATTCCTTTGTGAATCGAGATATTTTCTGCTACGAGCGCGACCTCATGCAGTCCGCATACTACGCCGACAAGATTCCCCGCTATGTTGAGGACATTAAGAACGGTTCGCGCGTGATGGCTGACCTTTACGAAATCCGCAAGGCATTTTGTGATTGCGTCGAGCGTTATAACTGTTCTTTTGTGTGCGCTCACAATATGCGGTTCGACCTTAACGCTTGCAACAACGCGCAAAGATGGGACACGAAAAGCAAGTATCGCTATTTTTTCCCCTACGACCTTGAAATATGGGACACGTTGAAAATGGCGCGACAGGTCATCGGCAAAATGCCTACTTATCGCGACTATTGCGAAAAGAACGGCTATAAGACCAAGAACGGACAACTCCGCTTTACCGCAGAAATTCTCTATCGCTTTATCAGCGGCGAAGACACTTTTGATGAATCGCATACGGGACTTGAAGACGTTCTCATTGAAGTTGAGATTTTGCGCTATTGCGTTCGACAGCACAAGACTATGGAAAAGTCCCTTTTCAAAACTCCCACGGTGGAACGCCCCAAGCCGACCGAGTTTCAGCGCGCGCTCATGCGAAACATTAAGGAAAATCCCGTTGTAAACATGGGCTAAAAAAAATAGGGAATAGGGCTTGACAAGTCCTATTCCCTATGGTATAATCAATGTATCAAATGAAAGAGGTGTTTCACATGAACGCTAAACAAGTCCTTTTTGTAGTCCCTGATGACAATGACCCTCACATGGGCATTTTAATCGACCATGACTATGTTATCTGTGCCGAGTGCGGTGGCGTCTTTGAAGCCGACGAAATTGTCATTATTCAGACCTACGACTCTTGGGTAAACTTTGAAGAGGAAATCGCGGACGAGCTTGACCTACTGACCGCAAAAGGCATCGGCAAAAAGCTGGATAGTGAGGGAAAGTTCGGCTGGGACGCGTGGAAAGAAGCCATTAAGGGGGAGTTTTGAAAATGGATTTGGATTTTAATTACATGACTGACGAAGAACTGGACGAACTCATCGCTCAGGCAAAGGAAGCCAAGGAAGCCCGAGCGGAAAGCCGAAAGACTGACCTCTGGAACAATGTTCGGCGGTCGGTTCAGAATTACGTCATGGAATGTGGAATGATTGAACTCTTTACCGAGGACTACAATTCCACACTGGACGCTGATTCTTTCAGAATTCCAGGAGAAATTAACCTGCTGGACTAAAATGAAAAACTGCCCAAAAATGGGCAGTTTTTTTTGTCTATTTTACCTATTGACAAACGCGGATTTTTGTGTTAAAATGGTCGGCCCGCTAACGCCCAAAGCGGGCCGAATTCACCATTATACCACACCCCGCCAATTTTGTCAAGAGAAAAGTTGCACAAAAGTGAAGAAAATTTTTTCCCGTAATTTGGTTATTTTGTCAATTGTAATCTATGTGGAATCTGCTATAATGAATAATGTCAAGAGGGAAACCCCTGAGCCACAGGTCGGTGTGGGGCTACGGTTGGAAGTAGCAATAGACCGTTCACCTATTACGTTAAGGTCTCTTCGGAGCGGAACGCACGGGATAAAAGAAAAAATTCATGAGTTTTTTCTTGAAAACCTCTTGACAAATCCCAGCGAGTGTGCTACAATAGAAAATGTCAAGAGGGAGTAGCCCAAGAAATCCGAGGGCGCGCGACCTTGAGAAAGTACAGGAAGTAAACATAATACACCACGTTGTAAAGCCAAACGTTGAACGCGAAAGTGAGTTTGATTGAGCCAACTATACTCGAAGCGATTTTCGCTGACAGATAGATTGAACCAACAAACAATAAATTATCCGTCAGGTCGGGGTAGTAATTCGTGTAAAAAGTTTGCGAAACCTCTTGACAAGCACTCTAAAATGTAGTATACTCAATATATCAAAAGGGTAGCGACCTACCGCAAAGAAAGGAATTGATACTATGTCTACTTCTACTGTTAAGAAGCTCACCAAGCGCGACCGTTTCGAGGCTCTGCTCAAAATGAGCGAGGTTCAGGCTGACCCCGCCATGGTTGAGTTTATCAATCACGAGATTGACCTGTTGGCTCGCAAGAACGCCGGTGATAAGAAGCCGACCGCGAATCAGATTGCGAACGACGGCTACAAGGACATTATCTTTGCCGAGCTGTCCGCGAATCCTGACAAGCTCTACACTGTGACCGAACTCATCAAGAATGTGGACGGTCTGGGCGACCTCACCAATCAGCGCGTTTCCGCTCTTCTGCGTCAGATGATTGAAGCGAACGGCGTCGAGAAGATTGTGGACAAGCGCAAGTCCTACTTCCGTCTCGCCCACTGATTCAGGGGAGCGCCTGAAAAAAATCAGGCGCTCCCAAAAATTTCTCTTGACATTTGCTAACGGCGGTGTTATAATCATACTTGAAAGGGGGCAAAGAAAATGCCTAAAATGAGTGAAAAGGACTTTCAGGCAAAGATTGACAATCTGATGAAAAAGTTAGATTGTACTGCCGAGGAAGCAAAAGAAATTCTCATGGACGATGATGACATTGACCATGGAATCGCCAAAGACTTTGACCTGTCTGCGGAAAAGCTCAAAGAAGCTAACAAGTATTCTAAAACCGGAACACGCAAAGCGCCGACCGCTTATAAATTTGAGAAGCGACAGCGCAAGGAAAACCCCACAAAACGCTCGATTATCGCTGAACTTGCAACTTTTTTGCGAGAAAACAGCGAAAATGCGTGCGAAAACGTAGAAATTACGAATGTGGAGCGCATGATTGCGTTCCATGTGGGCGAAAATGACTACGAATTGACCCTGATTCAGAAGCGAAAGCCCAAAAACTGATGAAAAAGGGTGAAAAACCGCTGAAAAATGCGGTTTTTCACCCAAAAACAAGTCAAAAAGTGCAAAAAATAATGGTTGAGAGAACGATGGTAAACCTCAATCAATAGGGAGGATTTTGTGTCAATGGAAGAAATTACTATTAAGCTACGCCGATTTAAGGACGGTAGACCGCCTGTTTCAATGGAGTTTATGCCTAATTGTGGCGAGAATCTGAAAGACGTTCAAGCGGTCTACTTTTTCAAGTTTTACAACAACAATGAACTTGAATTTAACAAGGTAGGCACTTCCGCAAAAGACGTTGTAGGGCGCTTGCGTGATGAAATCGGCGAATACGCGAAAAAGTATTCTATCACGCGCGTGGAAGTTCATCGAATCCGTTCTTGTGGCGATTATCCCGCCGAGGGCGCGGAAAGCGCATTGCGTGCGGAACTGATTAGACGATACCCCAAAGCGTTCCGCAAGAACGACCGCTTTTTTAACGTGGACATTAACCCCACGGTTTTCGATGAAATTGTAAACGCATTTCTTGCATAAATATTCAATCAGCAGGTTGACTAAAAACCTGCTGATTTTTTTGTGCGTTTTGCCTATTGACACCGATCGGAAAATGTGGTATAATGGACCGCCCGATCACTGACGCTCCGGGCGGAATTTCGGAATAATTATAGGTTTAGCAAATTTCGCGCGAAAAAAGTGTTTAAAATAGACTCAGACTAAAATCCCGGAATACTCAGTCTATTTGGCCGGCCCGCGGTGGAACGTCGCGGGCCGAGTTTCCGATCGGTATACCCATATGCAAAATTTTTCATACTTCTAGCACCCTCTCATATGGCCCAAAAAAATCCCGAAAATTGACTTTTTATAAAAAATATGTTATAATAGTAAAAAAAGACTTTTTTAAGCCCGCGTAGGATCATATGCCTTTATAATTAATTAAAAATTGCTTCGTCCTTACATTGTTTCACACGTATGTTTTCATCCAAAAAAATCTTGACATTTTTAAAAAAATAGTATATAATATATATAGAAAATAAGAAAAGAGGTATTCATATGGATATGAATGATATTATTGCTCGTTTGAAGAATGGTGAGGACGCTCAGACTATTGCGGACGAGATGGCTAAGTCTCTGAATGCTGCGGTTAAGCAGGTGGAGAAGGAATCCAAGCAGGCCGATCGGAAGACTGCGCTCGCGCAGGAAATCGCCGATCGGATTAACGAGTATGCTGCTCTTAATGGCTACAAGGATTCCGCATTGACCGCATCTGATGTGGAGAATATCTTTGCTGAGGTTTACGGTCTTATGACCGGGGTTAACGATCTTCTTGACGTGCTTTTCCCCAAGAGTGAGCCGGTAAAGGTTAAGAAGGTCAAGAAAACCGATGATGATGTAATTGCCGATTTTTTGAATACTTTCATCAATAAGTGAACAATGTGTCGGGTGAGATATTTTTCATCCTAAGAATTGACAATTTCACCAAGAATTGCTTAATAAAAAAAAAGAGAGACTGAAAAAAGTCTCTCTTTTTTTTTATGTTCGGAGATCGGAGACGGAGACGAGGAAATGTGGTTGGTGATTGGTTAAACCGATCGGCAGGGCACAACCACGATTTTCAACAATCTTAATTAATTATATTAATTTTATTCCACGTCTTCCGATTCCGAACCCATCAGCTTAATTGTTATCCAGAAGCGAATCAACCAATATAGATCTATTATCGATCTCTTCCAGCGTTCCATATACAATATCCAACAGCTACACCAATTAAAAAACAAATAACACTAGTCATAATACCCTCCTCAATGAGAACACGTAGTGTTCGAATCTACAAGCAACTCCTCCAACTTTGTTTTAAACGCACTATCAAGAATGTCATCGGCAAGCGTTCTCTTACTAAGATCCACATCATCAGATCCAGGAGCAACAGAATTCATAACCTGCGGTTTCTCCTCTAATACAGGCTTCACATATCTATATTCACTCTCGATATATTCAACCTTACCATTCTCGGTAATTCGACCAACAACCTTACCATTAAAAACCAACTTATTACAATCGTCCCAGATAAGATATGCGCCTTGCGTATTCTCCCTATTAAAAAACTCTTTCTTAGTAGTAGCAATTACATTCCAATTGCGGAAGACGCCTACCTTTTCTCCATTATTCTTCTTTAATTCTTCAATCGTAAATTTCATTTCAGTTTTCAAATCCTTACTTTCATTTCATTATTTAAAATGCTTCCCGGAGTAAATACCCCTACTCTATGTAGAAATAATCTACCCCGGTATTCCACTTCAAAATTCTATTTCTTTCTTTTATTATTTATATTATAATATATTATTTATTATAAATCAAATAATACCCCTATAAACGAGGGCATTTATGCCCGAAGTCAATAATACCCCTATCAACGAGGATACGTAGTATCCGAGTTAAATATAATCTTGTAGGAATGGATTCTCTTCTATTGATTCAGGTTTATCATTATTTTTAATTAAAGTTCCTACACCTGATTTATCCCATTCTACTTTTCTATCGTCATACTTTACCTTTATTGGTTTCATATCATCTGGAATAACTAAATAAAGAGTATCATCTTTCATATATAAATCAGGTTTTATCATACCTGTCTTATCTAACTTATCAAACTATTCTTGTGTTCCTCTTCTAAATTTAACAATAGACGGGTTCCCTTTTCCGCCTCTTATATCTGTATAACTATAACTCATATTTTACTCCTTTTACTCTCAAAAAAATCTCCATATTGTTCCTGCGTCCGAAGGACGTCAGGGACATAACTTATTACATTATGTCTCTCATGTCTCTCTTGTCCCGTTAGGGACATGAGGGACATAGGGACATAATCTCTACTTACTAAAGCTTTTGTCTCTCATGTCCCTCATGTCTCTCGTGTCCCTCTCATTTAAAATTAATTAAAATTCCCAAGTGTTTGTGTCTCTCGTGTCCCTCAAAATGTCCCCAATGTCCCTTGACGTCTCTGACGTCCCTAATGTCTCTCGTGTCCCTAGGGACATTTCTTTTGTCCCCAATGTCCCTGATGTCCCTCTAAGAACTTCTTGACTGATTCTATATTTCTCTTCATCTTTACATCTACGAGAAAAAGTTCTAACATTCATAGTCTATCCAGTCAACTCAGCAAAAACATCAACTACTTCTTGACGAGTTGGAACTCTATTTTTTCTTTTAGTTGCTTCTTTAACAGCTCTAACTATATCATCACCATCATATTTAGTTTTCTTCCCACCAGCTTTACCACTCTCAGAAGCATTTTTAATATAATTGCGGGAATTCTCAATAGAAGGTGCTAAACTCTAAATTAATACCATTTTATCTCGATAATTTGATTCACCCTCTTCGGGCATAGTTCCATATAAACCAAACTCAATTAAAGTATCATATAATTCACATTTAAGAACAGGGTTATCATCATATAAATCTATACTATCTTTCATATTTTCCCAAAACGTAAAATGATTATTCACGCGGTTTCCCCTCCCCCTAAACCTCCTCAAAGTCAGCTAAAAAGCTCTCGTCGACGGAGAATATCCAACAATTATATTGCGGGAACTTCGGGTTCGGCATCATCTACAAAGGGAAATGTCCTCTTTCCACTAATTTTTCCATTACTTTAAGAGAATATACTATCATATTCTTCTTTGTATTTTGATTTTCCATTTGTTCAATACCTTCCTTTATTTGCTATGATTTGCTATATATTCTTTAAGCGCTTGTCTTACAATATAAGACAAACTCAAATCTAATTCTTTCCCCATCTCAGTGAGAATATCTTTATCACTCTATGAAATTCTAATTGTCATAGTAGTCATATCACCATTATTCAATTTATTCACATCCTTTCATTAATACATAAAAATACTTCTTACAACTTTATCTTAATTTGTCCTACAAAATTATTCTTTATTGATTTTTATTAAATTTTAATATATAATATAAATATAAAATAAAGAAAAACTATTGAAAGGTGATAAGTAATATGTCTGTTGATTTTGGTTCTAAGCTCGTGTGCGGTTATAAAGTCCCCAAGAACCTTCTTGAAAATTATGACAATATGACTGAGGCTATCGAACAGCTTACCGAGGAAGGTTATTGGCATCGCGCAAGCTACTATGACAACGACGAAAATCCTATCTTCGGTTATCTTCTCGGTGAGTCTTCCGCGGGAGAGGCCGTCCGCATCGACAACATCTTCATTGCTCCGCAGGAATATTATCGCCTTAATGACACAATGAAAGAAGCATACGCGAAGTTTCTTAAAATCCCCATCGAAAGCCTTGATGATCCCGAGATTTTTCTAATCTCTACAATCTCTTAAAGAAAGGAGAATAATATGAAGCAGTATCCTGTTTATTATGAAGCACGTTATTGGGACGAAGATGACAAAATAGATAGATTCACGTGCGGTTTTATCTTCGCGGAAACCCTCGCAGAAGCTGGTCGTTGGGCCGAAGAATACTTCGACGATCTTATCACTATCGCATTTACTCCTCTTGAAGATGGCCCTTTGCGCGTTAACCGCGAACTCGCCGATAAGATTTTAAAGTTTGACGGCGAAGATGCTCCATATTCTGCTAAAACGCTATGATGACTTTTTATTGTAATAACTGCGGTTATTACCGGCCAACGACCGGATTATGTCAAATCACAGGCAACACTATGGACCCAAATCATGCGATCTGCGATAATTTTCTTTGCGGTGAATATTACACTTGTAAAGCATGTCATACTCCAATTTTCCATAAGCAAATGATCATCGACGATCAAGGCAACACTTATTGCGATAAATGTTGGGCAAAACTTAGCACATGCGCAAATTGTGAACAAAATGTGAACTGCGCGTTTAATGATTCTCCCGACACACCGAAAATGATCCAAAAGCGAGAAATCGTTGGAAATATGCAAACCGTTATGAATGTCCGTAATCCCGACATTGTTCGTAATACTTGCCAAAATGGTTGTCCTTGTTTCAGCGAAGAAAATGGCTGTATGAGAGATTTCAATTGTTGCGATAAACTTAAACCTATTCTTTAAAGGAGTTTTTAAATATGCTTATCTTCTTCTTGAAAACGCTCGTGGGCGGATTTGTTCTACCGACCTTAATTATTTTTCTGATTTTCGCCATTCATTCTGCATATTGTAGTTATGGCTATTACAGCACTCTTTCCGATCCTAAGGCCAAGCGCTTCCGCAATTGGTCTCACCGCGACCGCGTTGAGATTCCCCGTCAAATTATTCCTGCCTTTTGGATCGGCGTTTGTCTTTATCTTGCCGTAGGTATGTTTGGTGGAGTTATGATGTCTTCTGTTAAAGAGGATTATTCCAAATACGATTATACGATTACGGAAGCCCAAGAGCTAACAAGTATGGATGATGATGGCTGTATCTATACTTACCGCGCATTCGAGGGTGAAAGTGTTTACTACACTTATCTTACGCTTAGCGCTGATGGCATTACAAGCACTAAGAATTATCCCGTGAATGATACAGTAGTTGTTTACTCTAATCAGGTTCCGCACGTTGAAAAGCGTATCCCTCGTTATGGCGATTGGAGAGAGTGGTTCTTTATCTGTTCTAAATCAGCGCGGGTTTATCTTTATATTCCAGAAGGAACAGATGTAGCGAAAGACTATATTGTGGAGAAGTGAAATGAACAAAGGTGAATTAATTTATTTAAAAATGTCTAACGGCGACTTCGTTTTTCTTAACATAAACGAAATTATCTCGATCGTGGCTAATCGCATCACTATGGATAACTCAGATGATGATGATATCTCTACCGAGACTCCTGGAATAGACCTTGAAATCTATATGAGAGATAAATCTCATTATGAATACACTTTTTCCGATGGTGATCCCTATGGCACCGCAGTTATAAAGCAATTCAAAAATTTTGTATCTGACGAGGCATTTATATGACTGTAATTTTACGCAACTTCCGCGGTATTAAGTATCTTATCAATACTAACAACATCAATAGCGTTAGCTTTTCCGCGGTTGACTCTGAACAGTATGCGGATGAGATTGCGGAGGCGGGCGGTAGTCCACTCACGCGCATTCATATTGATTGGTATGGCGGTTCTTCTACAAGCCTTCTCGCAACTTCCGAAGTGGCTGATGAATTCCTCAATCTTTTTGAAAACGCGATTGAAATCTTTTAATTTCTAAATATATTATAACAAAAATTTTGGGTAAAATCAATTAATGGAGGAATAATATATGAAGCATATGCCTGTCGTATTCGTTTATGACGCGCCTTATGATGAGATTTACTGTGCTACAAACGTAAGTGAATCTGACGCTCTCGAAATCGCTATGTCCGCAATCGAAGAGAATGTCGAGAAACGATTCCACTGTCATAAATTTGATACAAGACTTTACAAAGATGCATTGGAAGATATGATTATTTATTATAATTATGCTCCCGTTCTCTAATCTTTAAAAGGATTTGCGCAAACCGCAAATCCTTTTTTGATTTTTTATAAAAAATAATATATAATATATATATAAAGTAAAGAAAGGAAATAAAAATTATGACTACTTCTAATTCTAATATTAAAATTCATTCCATTGGTATTCTTTGTGATACGGCCGGAGACCATAATTTCTATTTCCTGAATGCGTCCGAAGCCGATATGCAGGAAATGTTTATGGAGTATTGTCGAGATATGGTCGATGATAGCCTTATGGAACATCAGTTTGAAGCAATTCAGAAAGATTCCGATTATGATTGGTATCACTACCACGGCGAGATGACCGGCGATTGGACTAAGAGATTCTCTTCTTATCTTAATATGATGAATAACGTCGCCGATGATGTTTTCATTGATTTCGTTGATGCGGTTGAAATGTAAGGAGGACTTATGAAAGAAATTACTTGTTATAAAATCGAAGATGAAATGACCAGTAAGTCTTGGACCTTCGCCAACATTTCGGAAGCAGAAGCGCAAGAACTTTACCTCGCTTTCCTTCAAGGCGCAATTGAAGAAGATATTATGGAAACGCAACGAATCGAATACTTCGATCTCCCTCTTCCTAAGCCTGGCTGGTGGATGATTGATCATCGAAAAGAAGCTGATAGACTTCTTCTTATGGATGGCGAGTTTTATATGTATAAATTTAATGCTTACACATTTTAAGGAGGCCGGTTGAATAATCAGGTTGGCGATTTCGGACAAATTTTATTATTTTATCCTTTTCTATTTATACATATAATAGAAAAGGAGTGATTTTATGGAAAAAATTTATAAATAGATTCCAGTAGGCCGAGCAAAAGATTTGACTAATTAGCATTTTGGAAAATTAACAGTTTTATATCGAGTTGAAGACCCAAGGAACGGACCATATTGGTTATGCCAATGTGAATGTGGTAATAAAACAGTAGTTTCTGCGTCTCATTTAACTTCAAATCATACCACTTCATGCGGATGTTAGAAACGTTTAAAATTGTTAAAAGATTTAACAGGCAAAAAATTCGGTATGCTAACAGTTTTAGGATATGATAGAACAGAAGGAAAAGGGCATACTTATTGGAAATGTTAGTGTGATTGTGGAACTATTAAAAGTATTCGTAAAGATGGTTTAGTAAGTGGCGCCGTTATTTCATGTGGTTGTTATATTCATAAAAAGATCGGTGAACTTACAACAATTGATTTAACAGGACAAACTTTTGGTCGATGGACAGTGTTAAAACGTAGTGGATCTAATTAGCATAATACTGCTATGTGGTTATGCCAATGCTCTTGTGGCAATCAAAAAATTGTATCAGGAACTACTTTAAGAAAAGGACAAAGTAAATCTTGTGGTTGTTTACAATCAGCAGGTTAGGAAAAAATTATCTCTTTATTAAAAGAACATAATATTTAGTATATTTGTGAAAAAACTTTTGAAAATTGTAAATTTTAGGATACTAACCATAAAGCTAAATTTGATTTTTATATTGATAATTCTTATTTAATTGAATTTGATGGAATATAGCATTATCAATCTGGAACTGGTTGGAATACATTAGAAAAGTTTGAAAAAACAAAAGAACATGATGCTTTTAAAAATCAATGGTGTAAAGAAAATAACATCCCGTTAATTAGAATCCCATATTTTCATTTAGATAAATTATCAATTAATGATTTGAAATTGGATACAACAACTTTTAGAATTTGTTAAGGAGTAATAATTATGAATTTACCTGGTGTCTATGAAAGTTTTTTAGATAGATGGAAAAATCTACAAACTTGTTGGGTTATTAGTGATACTCATTTTGGAGACGAAGATCTTCATCAGGGAATTCATAATCGTCCTTCCGACGAAGAAATTGTTAAAATAATTAATTCTAAGAGCGGTCGAAGCGATCTATTAATTCATCTCGGTGACGTAGGTGCGATCTCCTATGTGCGGAAACTGCGCGCCGGTTATAAGGTTCTTATCAAAGGCAACCACGACGCGGGATCTGAAAACTATAAGCGCAAAATCATCAAGAAAAAGTTCCCTATGGATCAGTATCAAAAGGACGAAGCGCTTATGGAAATGAAGCGTCTTTATCCTGATTGTAAGTATTCTATTGATTCGGGATTTGATTTCCATACTCCCTTTGAATATTGGGAGATTTCCGCAGATAACGGTCTTTTTGACGAGGTATATGATGGCGCGCTCCTTATTGGTGAGAAACTTATGCTTTCTCACGAACCGATTAAGCAGGACTGGGCTCTCGATCTTCACGGCCACGACCACAATCATAAAGAGACGGACATCTATCATAAGAATGTTTGTGTGGATGTGTTTGGCCCCGCCCCTTTAAACTTGAATCAGTTCATGAAAAATGGTCCGACTGCGAAGATCGGGAGCGTCCATAGAAAGACGATTGACACCGCGACCAAGAGAAAGCAGAAGCGAGGAGGTAAAAAGATATGGGAGAAATGATTATTATGCTATTTATTATATTAGTATTTTTCGGCTTTATGTATATGGATTTGCTGAATGATGATACTATGTCTCTCAAAGAGAAGTATTATTACTGCGGTATGGGCATGTTGCTTTGCCTGTTTGCCGGCTTTATTCAGTCAGTCTTTTATGCTTAAAGTAATAGTTCTTTGTTTTTGCGCTCTTGGCATTTTATCCGTTTTGTTTGATGACTTAGATTAAGGAGGAGGATATATGGTAGGATTTATTATAGAAATTATTCTTGGATTAATCGTAATAAGGCTTGCTTTATATATCTTCAAGCTTGCCGATGGTGCTGATCCTTTTGAAGATACGTTTTTAATTAACACTTGTGTCATTACTGGAAGTTTGCTACTTATAATCTCTACGCTCCCAATCATATCAGGAGTGTATGGAGTAATTCAATATTTTATTCATTAAGGAGAAGATGGTTATGCTTTATGTAGTTTTTATTCTTGTGCTTGCGGGCTTTATCGCTCTTGCAGCTTGGGGTTTGGATAAATATTCTGCTCTTGGTTGTATTAGTTCGATTATCGGCATCATTGGCACTATTATCTTTGGAATCGTAATGGTATTTTCTACTGTTGTGGTTATCAATGAAAATGTGTATAGTGATGCTCTTTATGAGAAATATACAACTCGTCGAGAAGCTCTTGAATGGCGACTCGAACAGGATTATACTGATAATGATAACAACATTGGCGCAACTGAACTTTATAAAGAAATTCAGGAATATAATGAAGACCTTGCGAGCGCAAAAGCTAATCGCGCAAACCCTTGGTTGAAGATCTATTCCGGAGAATATGTTGATCGGCTTGAATTTATTGAGCTGAATTAAGTAATAAGGACTTATGTTAATTCATAAGTCCTTATTTTATTTTTATAAAAAAATATAATATAATATATATAGAAAGTTAAGGAAAGGAAAATAAAAATTATGTATGTAGAGCTTTGGGATCTGATTGGTAGAAAGTATACTGATCCAGAAGATGATGAATACGCAATGCTCGTTTCTAAGGATGGCGTTCATATCGCCAACGCGGTTGAGATTCTTTTCTCTAAGGCTAAGGGTGAAGGCCGAATCCGCGAATATAATATTGAAATTCCCTGCGTTTTCGATACAATCGGCATCGAAATGGTCTATGTGCTGATTGTCTCTTGGATTAATGCAGATGGCTCTCTTGGAACTTATTATACGGAGGTATGTCATTAATGACTGTTTATGCTCTTTGTTATCATTATGATAGTTTTGGCGGTGATGATACCGCGGTGCTTGGCCTTTATTCTACTGAGGAAAAGGCTTTTGAAGCAGGACGAAAGAGAGAAAAGGAAGCGCAAGAACGTTGGGAAAAAAATAAGTCTATCTCATATTGTAAAAAGCCTTCATTTGATGGGTTTTTCGTTCACGGCTACGGCGACTACTATGTAAAGATTATGGAAGTTGATAAGGAAATTACCTAATGGTTGTAATGATTTATGCTTATGAAAGCGTCTATTGCGGACTCCACGGTATCAATACTGGTGGTGTCTTTGAGGTTGATAGTGTCGCAGAAGCTGATGATATTGGCAAAGGAATGGCTTATGATGTAATCGACGGTTATAGTCATGCCTTTGAGGATTACGACCTAGAAGAGGTAGAGGAAGGCATTGAATGGGAAGTTTGGCCTGTCCGCGATAACACTGGGCTTTCCGTTAGTGAGCTTGACTGCGAATTTGCGAACCTCGGTAGAAGTCTCTTTATTGACGAGTATTGTTGTGTAGATATCCACAATACTTAATATTGGAGGTATTAAATATGTGGTTTTTTATTTGGATATTTTCTACTGCGGTAGTTATGGCTCCTATGTATTTTATTGGAGCTCCTTTTTGCATCGAGGGACAAGCTACTGATTTTGGAACTTGTATTTTATTAGTTGGTTCAGTTTCTTTAACTTATTTTATTTGTAAAAAGTTAAAAGAAAAAGGTATGTATCCAACTAAAAAAGAAAAACCTCCTAAGGTAATTAATCATTATTATTATATAAATAATAAAGGCGAAGTCCGTAATGACAATGATGATGAAATGGATATTACCCCTCCACCTGAGTGGATTAAGCAAGAACGTAATAAAGCAAAAAAATTACGTCCTATGATTTTGGCAAGAGATAACTATACTTGTCAAAAGTGTGGTAATTCTCTTGCCAAAGAACCTAATCTTCTTCTTGAAGTAGATCATATTATTCCTGTATCTAAATGGGGAGCCTCAGTGCCTGAAAATCTTCAAACTCTTTGCTGGAAATGTAATAGAAGTAAAGGGGTAAAAATTGATACTTAATATAAAACTCTGGAAGGGCATTCTCTTCCCCAATAGGATAAAGTTTCAGTCCATACCGCCCAAGGGTGCTATTCAATAAGGTTAGATTATAAGTGGGTATGATAGTTCTGCTAACAAACTTGAATAGGCTATATTATATACGCTGTGGCTCTTGATGTATGATACCTCCAAAAAAGAGTTTTATTGATTTTTTATAAAAAATAATATATAATATATATAGAAAGTTAAGAAAGGGAATGATAATTATGAAGTTGGTAGAAAAGCCCTTTACTAAGGAAGATGCGGTTAAGGCTCTTGAAACAATTGACACCTATGTTGATATGCTTGATTGGCAAGGTGTCATTGATAGTGATGAGCTTGACGAACTTACTTTGAACATTTCAATTCTTGAAAGTTTTATTAGGTCTGTAAAGGAATAAGCAACAAATGTTAATGAAAGAAAGGGAATGATAATTATGGAGAATATTGCTATTATGGATAATATTATTCGTGTAATTGTTTTTGATGATGGCTATCACGATAAATTTGTCGTTTATGAAAATATTACTCATAAGTATAGTTTTTGTTCTTTCGTTAATAAGATTGCGTTCCGACATTGTGATACTTATCTTGCTAAGACTGTTCATTATGAAGACCTTGAAGAAGATAAAGCCGTAGAAGCTTTTGATGCAATAGATCTCTCTTCTGCCAAGTTAGTTAACACTGAAAATATCAAAAAGGCTTTTGAAATTCTTTGGAATTGCAAAAATGCGGTTGAAGGCATTGATGTTTATTAAGATTGTAAAGGGGTAATCAATATGTTTTATTGTGTTCGTTATACTGATAGCTGGGCTGATGAAATGACCGTTGAAGGTTTCTCCATTATGGACGAAAAGGAATATGAACATTATGTTGCAACCGTAAATGCGATTATTGCGGACATGGAGTGCGGTCAGCCGTTTATCTATTACGTCGGCTCCAATGAGGAAATTGAATATGACAATGTCGATGATTTCCTTAGCGCCTTTGAGACGTCTGAGTTTGAAGAGTATCCCGAAGGCATTGAAATGGTCTTCGGTAAGAAGTTCCCTGAGTTTGGGTTCTTCCCTTACGGGCAGATGCTTGATACTCTTTGGGATCGAGCCAACGGCCTTGACGATAAAGAGGATAATGAAGAAATGCGGACTGAGTATTATCGCATTGATTATTTTAATTCTTTGACTCGCAATCGTGTTGGCGATCCTGTGTTTATCAAAGTAAGTGGATATTCTAATACTGAGATTGACGCTCAGATTGAAACATTTGAGGAACACTTTGCTACTGAGTATTATAATCAATATAATGTGTTTTGCTATCCCGAAACCACTCAGATTTATAAGGAACTTTATGAAGAGGAGATGAACCTTAATGGCAACGAGTAAGTATAAGAAGAGCGCGAAGGATCTCGCTTTTGAACGCGAAAAGACTAAGCTTCAAGCGCGTAATCTTCAACTTTGTCGCGAACTCGCGGAAGCCCAAAAGGAACTGGAAACCGCGAAGAAAGAACTCGCGGAAGCTCGTGAGCTCAATGCGGAACTTGTCTCCTATGTCGAGGAAACCACGGGTTGTTGCCCTGAGACTCTCAAAAAAGATATTAAGAACCGCGAAATGATCGCTGGTTTGCTTCGCTTCTCTTCTCAGGCTATGATGTATGGAGGGTTTGAGCTGTGAAAGTTGGTATTGTAATTGGCGTTGCTTATGGACTTCTGGCTATCTTTTTTACCTTTGTTGGGGCGTCAGGAGACACTATCCCTTGGCCTATTACCGTAGCTTTTGCCGGAATAATTTCTGCTTCTGGTTTTCTTGATGCTAGCGATTGTCGGAGGAATTAATTTATGACAAAATTTCTTATTGCTGGGTGTTATACTTTTCTTACAACGTTCCTTCTTTTAGAGGGAATTCATGGGCATCCTATTCCTTGGATTACTCCGGTACTTTTGTCTGGTGCTATTGCTTTTATCTATTGGTATGACTTTATCGCCGAAGAAAAAGACACGGAGGACCCTCCTGATGAAAAGTAATATTTTAGGCGGGCTTTGTTTTTCTGTTTTATGCGCCGGTGCTTGCCTTAATATTATGGAAGGTGTCGGCGTAGAGATTGCGGTTCTCGCGCTAATTACTTGGTTGGTTCTGGCATTCTGCTGTTTTTGGAACGCTTACGATGATAAATATGGCGATGATTAAAGACCTTATGTAAATCATAAGGTCTTTCTTTATTTTTATAAAAAAATATATTATAATATTTATAGAAAGTTAAAGAGAAGATAAAAAAAGGAGAGACGCTTATGCTTGGCACTGTTAATATTCCTTATTCTAAAATTGAAGAAGATATTGAGAATATTTGCGTTGAGTATGGCCATGGCGGTTATGATGTAATGACTTGCGACGAGAGCGCAGTTGATAAAATTCTTGAATACTTTCAGGCTAAACGTGCATCTCAGCAATGGAATCTCTCTTGCTCCGAATGGCCTAATAAAGAAGGCGGTGCTTGCTTTGTCTCTTGGATTGAGGAAGGTCATTTGTGCGGTTATGGATTTGATTATCTGATGGAGGATTAATATGGAAATTAAATTTTACCATATTCAAACATATACCTGCTACTGCGGTGAGACTATGGATCACTTCTTCAAAGGTACTGAAAGAGATATGGAGCGATACGCGGAGTCTTGTGTTGAAGATGATGCTATGGAATGGTGGGATCAGCAAAGCGAAGAAGACTTCCATGATGAGTATGATGCTTATCTTGCCGAATGTGGATACAATGTTTGGGAAGTCTCGGAAGAAGAATATGAAAAGTATAAGGAGTTTTAATTATGAAAACGATTTACGCTATTAGGGATAATGAGACCGAGGAGATTGTTCTTCTTACAGAAACTATTGATGACGCTCAGGAGACAGTTCTTTCTCTCCAAGAGGAAGCAATGTATGAGCGATTCCTTAGTGATACCGTCCGATTCACCAGCTCTTATCTTACCATTAAGCCGGAAAAGTGGTGGAGTGAGGTTGCTGATTTGAAAGATTGGTATGGCAAGCTTCAAGCAATGCAGTCTCCCTATATCACAACCGAAGGTTTTGCAATTCAGTTTAAGAGCCATGAATATTATATTGAGGAGCAGACAATCTTATGAAAAGAGTTCACTTAGTATATAATGAGTTTTATCCCATTTTAGCTTGCAGTGATCTTTCAGACGCATATGAAATGCTTCTTTCTTTTTATGAAGAAAGAACTTATGAAGATTTCCTTTGGACTTGTGTTTATCATGATTTGTCCATTGAAGATTATTTTGATGATATGAAATGCTCTTTTGAGCTATATAATAAGTATAATAGCTCTAAGAAGTATGAAACACTTGAAGCTTATATCTTACAGTACGAAAAACATTTTAATATACATAGCATGTGGGAGGTGTAAAGTATGGTAGCTCCGAGTTTTCAGTCGTATAAAGTGATCGGTGATGTTTATATTTCCGGTGGCAAAAAGTATATTCAGGTTCAGCATCCCCGAACTCTTAATGTGAGACAAGTTCGATGGTATGAAGACGCGGAGTATGCTAAGCTTTACCCTGAAAAATCCCAAGAGGTAGCAACTAAGATGGCTCCGCATCGTCAAGTTCTTGGATTTGGCAACGCGGGCTACATCACGATTTTCAAAGGTAATTGTGATGAAGAGAATGATTGGTTCAAGATGAGTTCCGCACGTTATACGCGGTTGTGGGGTTGGTATTTCCGCTCATGTGATGAGATTCCTGCGCTTCCCGCAGACGTTGAACCGATTCGTCTTGATTGGGATAAGGTCGGCGGAGCAGACGGCGAACTTTATCGTGAAGAAGTGGTAAAGCACGCGGTTGATGCCCTTGTGTATGACGAAAGCTTGGCTCAGTGGATCGGTAATATCGGCGACCGCATTGACATTACCGTGAAAATTGATGATAAGCACGCTCTTGAAAGCAAATATGGTCATACTATTGCTTATTCTATGAGCGATGCCGACGGTAATCAGTTTATGTGGATTACTTCTTCCAAGAGTGATTGGATTGTTGGAAATACTTATCACATTCGCGGAACTGTGAAGTCGCAAGATGTTCGTAAGAATGTAAAGATTAACACATTAACAAGATGTAGTGAGGTAAAACAATGACTGATAAGATGTATTGTGCGTATGATACGCTGAATCCTACTCTGAATCCTGATGGGACAGAGAAGCACTGGTGCGACTATTATAATAGTTATATTTGTCTCAAATGTCCCTCTCGATTCAATGGTGAACGTATCAAGAAGTATATGGAAAATAATCCGAAGGAGCATTAAATTATGAAGAAATTTATTTGTGGTATTATTGCAATTATCCTTTGCCTTTCATTGACTGCGTGCGGTGGTCCAGAAGCAACTACAATCACTGCTGAGCCGGAAGATGGCGATGTTAAGCTTTCTTTCCTTGCTACCTTTTATGACAATTATGGTACTCAGTGGCTTCAATGCGAGGGTGAGACCTTTGACATTAAGCCCAATAAGGTAAAGGAATGGGCTTATAGCACGGACGGTCATTGGGTTAGTTCTTATTCTCTTTCGTCCATTGTAAGCGTCGATATTGATGGTAAGAGTATTGAGAGTTGCGGTTCTACTATTGTTTTTGCTGATAGCCGTCTCACTCAGTATGATGTAGACATTCCTGCGGAAGTCTCGACTAATAGTGGCAATGGAGCTAGCATTTCCACGCCTACCGACCGCCGTTGGAATGATTATTGGGATCTTTCTTGGTGGTATTTGAAGTCTAAGAATTTAAACAATGCGGATTCCGGCAGTAAGATTGTGGTAATTCAGTCCCAGATGGGCGACCCCATTTGTATGTTTGTAGGGGATAACGTCTCTTGGGACATTCCGAAGAATCTTCCTAAGACTACTCAGTTGATGATTGATGGTAAGGCAGTATATATCCATCGTGCGAACTTCGCCATCATTGATACTGATTTATTCAATAATTAAATAAATTAAAAGTCCTTTTTTGATTTTTTATAAATATTATTATATAATATTTATAGAAAGTTAAGAAAGGACTTTTTTTATATGACTTATATTTCTAAGCCGGTTGTGCGTTATGACCAGTTCATTGAATGGCTTCATGACACTTTTCCTGATTGGACTGAGGATGATATAAATGATGTGGTGGAATTTCTTCTTGACTATGATAGTTATGTAGAAATTCATTTTGTGGATAATGATGAAGATTTGTCTACCTGCGATGAAGATGAATTTGAAATTTTTGCCAATGTGAACCGCGTTTATGCGGAACTTCGCAAGTTCTTTTGTTATACTGATTACAAAAGTATGCTTGTGTGTTGTGATTGGTAAGATCTTTTTGACATTTTTAAAAAAATAATATATAATATATATAGAAAATAAGAAAAGAGGTTATTTGTAATGAAGTATTATTACATAGTCCATACAACCGATCCAGAAGAAAAAGAATTTCAGGGTGTAATGGTAGCCTCTGATTATTTAGAAGCAATTAAGCGTATTGTAATTTTTTATAAATACGATATTGCTTTCGCGGAAATTATTATCACTGATGATGAAACTGCTCCTTATTTTGGAGCAAAGATTATATTTAGTCATCAGGCAATTTGTGATATATTAGGAGAGGATAACAATGATTGAAAGAGTAATCGCAATTCATAGTGAGCACTATGGCTTGGTGTTTTGCACGGCTACTGAAACTTGGACTCCCGAGGAATTCATTACCCATTTAGCTATTCCGCACGATTCTCGTTATAAGATTCGTGAAATTTGGGAAGTGGATTATCCCGAAGATGGTATTCATGCTCATATGATGGATATCCTTATTAAGAAAGATAAGGACGGCAAAGCGCATACTGAGTTTGATTTCTTTTGGGACGATAAAGATACATTGGAGTGGATGGAGTAATGGATAATTTGTTTATGTGTTATGCGAATCATACTGAGGAACTTGAAAGAATTATCAAGGAAATTAGTGCGGGCGCCACAAGTTTTCAGACTGAACTCACTCTGACGGATAGTGATATGGAATATATCCGACGAGAAGTGGAGAGGAGACTAAATGGCTGAAACTAATGTAATGGGAACTTATAAATTCCCACCTAATATTTTTGATAAAATTTTAGATAAATTTAGTCAAGCAGTTCAAGATGGTAAGTATCATAAGCTTGATTATGTCTTTTGGCGTAAGTTAAAGACTTCTAAGAATAGCGTTAGGATTGTCGTTAAATCTGATCTTAATGGCAAAATTTTCTTTGATGTTTTTCCTGATACTTACATTATGAATTCTTTCTTTGCCAATGCTGATGACGGTTCTTTTGGTGAATTTTTAGCTGATAATGTTTGTAATATTTTTACGAATGATTATGCGATTGAATGTTCTGAAAAGTTTCTTGAATATAAGATGCGTAGGGCAAAGAAGACTACTGAAAAGAATAATAATATAAGAAAAACCTGTGATAACCTTGATTATATTAAAGTGTATGACAAGGGAACATGGAGCACAGAATTTTCTTGTGCGAATACTATTTCCGATGAAGAAGCTCAGAAGATTCTTGGAGAATTAAATGCCACACCTATTACAGTAGTCTCTGATGATGATTGTATAACTGGAAAGGTTGCTTCAATTGATTCTAACACAATTTTTGCAGGTGGTAATATTGCTACTACTACACTTGGTGGTCGAATTGACGCAATTGAAGATAAGTGCGCCATGATTGATAACGATTATATTGATGATCGAATCAATAAAGTTTTGAACGAACAAAATACATTTAATAATAATGTTGATGATAAGAAAGGAAATAAGAAAATGAAGGCGTTTAATTTTGATTTTGGCCCCTGTACCACTGATAACATTCGTATGTCTATGTATGGCCTGGCCGTAAAGAACGCGAATGGCACTTGGGTTTCTTACAACCCTGAGAGTAAGGAGATTATCGACGTTGATATCTTCAACTTTGATGGCGGTAAGTTCCTTTACAAGATGCCGGTTGCCATCAAGGACGTTAAGGTTGGCGACATTGTGATTCACAACCGCAAGGCAATGTTTGTGATTGAGGTCGCTGAGACGGGTATGGCCGCGATTGACCCGCAGGCTGGTGAGGAGAAGAAGATTCTGCTTACCAAGTCTCCGTTTGGTTTCAACTTCGCAACGAAGGTCGTGTCTCTCTTTAACATGACTTCTGATGCGCCCACTCCGGATGCGCCGTTTGGCAATATGCTCCCCTTCCTCATGATGAGTGAGAATAGTGGCGAGTTCGATATGAACACCATGCTGATGCTCTCTATGATGGGCGGTCAGAGTGGTATGGATTTTTCTAAGAATCCTATGATGATGTATTTCCTTATGAAGGACTCCAAGAACGCGGATGATCTTCTTCCGCTCATGTTCATGGGTAATCTTTGTAAGTAAATATAATAAAACCCCTTTCAGAAGAAAGCCCTTTGATTGACCGCAAAGGGCTTTCTTTATTTTTATAAAAAAATATATTATAATATATTTATAAGGTTAAGAAAGATATTAAAAAGAGGTTGATAAGATATGGCTAATTTATTTGAACTCCTTTCCGAAGAAGATTGCGAAAAGATTGAATGGTATATCCGCAATTTTGCGGGACTTGGCGGAGATAGCTCTGATATGAAAGCATCGCTTGATTATATTCTTCGCTTTTGGTCTTATAATAAGCAGAGTCTTTATAAGATGCTTGGAAATAATCTTATCATTTCTCGTAAGGTAAATTATTCTCGCACCTATGAAGATATGAGCGATGACTATTATGATTATTTCGGTCGAAATGGCGATGGGTATGAATTCCGAAATATTTTTTATGAGGGAGTAGAGAATCTTTATCGTGAGGGGGCTCTTACTGATAACCAATATTTTACTATGGCAAATCTTTTGAATGTTGAGGCTTTAATGTCTAACATTTATGATAGGGAGTCTTTTAAACTTACCTATAACAATAAAACTCTTATGATTAATCAGGGTATGAAGCTTAGTAAGATGCTTGGTAAGATGAGTGATATTTTGAATATTGACCGCGATATTTATGAGAAGTTCCGTATCGCTCATTCTCAGTTCCTTAATCAGAAGAATATTTCTGGTGAGCTTTGTCTTTCTATCCATCCTCTCGATTATATCACTATGAGTGATAATAACTGCGGCTGGGACTCTTGTATGAGATGGCAGAATGGCGGTGGTGAGTATCGTCAGGGAACCGTTGAAATGATGAACTCTCCTATTATCCTTGAAGCTTATCTCAAATCTGATAAGGATATGGAACTTTGGTATAAGAACGGTCAGCCTGTTATGTGGAATAGTAAGCGTTGGCGCGAGCTCTTCATCGTAGACGAGCACCTTATTCTTGGTATTAAGGGTTATCCTTATTGTAATGAAAATCTTGAAAGCATTTGTCTTTCTTGGATTAAGGAACTTACTGAGAAGAATCTTGGTTTTGGTCCTTATACTCAGTATCTGAATCAGATTCATAATTATAGCATTAACTTTATTGGTGAGCTTGATGCAAGTGTATATTTCAATCTTGACACCAATTTTATGTATAATGACATCTACGGAGATCATAACGCTTATATTTCCACTAAGGTCTGTGCTGATGATAGTATTGACCTTAATTATTCGGGTGAATCTGAGTGTATGTGTTGCGGAGAGCTTCTTGATGACTCTCTCTTCGATGATAGAGAGAATAACGCGGAAATGACTGTTTGCCCGAGTTGTTCTGGTGCGACAAAGTGTGATAAGTGTGGCGATATTGTTTATATCGATGACACTTATAATGTCAATGGAAAAACTTATTGTGTTTATTGTTATGATGAAAGCACAGAAGTTTGTCCTTGTTGTGAAGTCCGCAAAGATTATGATGATATGAAACAAATCCGCCTTCGATTCCAGAAGAAGCCAGTCGGATTTTATGCGGATATTTGTTGGGATTGTTGTGAAGATAAAAAAGTAAAGACTTTCTTCACTGGTGAAATTGAAGAAGATAGAGATGGTTGGCGCACCAATTATTATGTCGATGGAGAAACTCTCACTGAAAAGGGCAGAGACCTCTTTGACATTAATGAAAAGGAATTTATTTCTTGGGTTAATGGCACTAACCCAAATCAAAGACCTTCTTTGATTTTTTAAAAAAAATAATATATAATATTTATGTAAGGTAAAGGAAGAAATACTTCCTAAAAATAAAATTGTTATTTATGAAAGGTTAAGGTAAAAATTATGACTAATGAAATTAAAGTATCTAAGCGCGACTATCTGACCGCAATTATCGAGGCTATGAAGACTGGCGAGATCAAGTATGATCCCAATGACGTGATCGCATTTTGCGAGCATGAGATTGAGTTGCTTGATAAGAAGACTGCCAAGGCTAAGGAGCGTGCAGCCGCCAAGCGTGCTGAGGGCGATGAGCTGACTGAGCAGATTTATAATGTTCTTTATGACGATGAGTTTATGACCATCCCTGAGATCGTCAAGGCTCTCGGCGATGAGAGCGTTTCCGCGCAGCGTGCCAGCTATCGTCTCCGCACTCTTGTGAGCGAGAACCGCGCGGAGAAGACTGAGGTTTCCGTTCCGGGCGCTGATGGCGGTAAGGCTTCAAAGAAAGTGGCTTATCGTAAGGTCGCTTTCGAGGACTGAGAACTAAATGATTAAATGAGCTGAAAGTTTTTTCAGCTCATTTTTTCTTGCCATCTACTCCGACCGGTGCTGGCCGCATATACCGAAAGTCCAAAAGTAAAAAGCCGTTTAGAATTTTCTTGACAAAATTGGAGTTTTTTGTTATAATTATATTATAAAGGAGTGATATAATTTGAAATATTGTGTTTCCGTGCGTCAACCTGATGTTGTCCGCGAGAAGGCTGATGAGCTTATGGTTAATTATAATGATATAAACATTATGTATGATATGATTTAGAAATTCCCTGATAAACGATATATTATCCGAATCCGCAAAGGTGAAGAAGTAAACTGGGAAGAGATCGATTCATTTAAAGATAAAGTCGATCTTATTGTAGCATTTGAAGATATGCTTACCCGCAATGGATGTAATATTGATGTAAAGTATTATTTCGCTTATCCTGCTACTACATGGGCGGAAGTCCGCGTTCTCCTTGATCTTGGAGTTAGTGAACTTTTCATCGGGGCACCGCTTACGTTTGATCTGAGACAATTAAATCAGCAAGCAAAAGTTCCAATTCGTATGATTGCGAATAAATGCTATGATGATAACCTTCCAAGAGAAAATGGAATATGCGGTTCCTACGTCCGACCGGAAGATGTAGATTATTACGGAACATATGTCTCGACATTAGAATTTGACGAGCCCGCGCTCTCTAAGGAAGCCGTGCTTTTGGATATTTATCAAAGCGGTCATTGGCAAGGTAATCTAAACCTTTTATTAACGAACCTAAATTATAATGCGGATAACCGTGGAATTCCCGAAGATTTTGGCCCCAACCGCATCAATTGCGGTCAGCGCTGTCAGCGTCAAGGCACTTGCCATTATTGTGAAACCGCGTTTATATTCTCTCGTGTTATAGATAAAGCAGTTCAAGAGAGTAAGTAGAATAATCCTATCTCCGAGGCGGAAGAGGACTCAATTGACAAATAAAAAAAATAATGTTATAATATAAATATAAGATAAAAGATAGGAGAATAAACTGTGAGAGGTTTTAAAACTAATGAACTTTGGTTATTTGAATATCTGGTTCGCTCAACACAAGAAGAGTTAAGAGAATATGTTGCCGATGTATTGAAATCTAAATATACCGAAGTAGTTATTACTAAAGAGTATGTTTGTGCGGTCGGCGATATTCCGATTGCCTTAGTAGCTCATCTTGATACTGTGTTTGAGAAACCGGTCAAAGATTTATATTATGACACAAGAAAAAATGTGCTTTGGTCGCCCGATGGTCTTGGTGCGGATGATAGAGCGGGAGTATATGCAATTCTTCATATTTTGAGGAATACGTCTTTGCGCCCTTCTATTATTTTTACCACTGATGAAGAAATTGGTGGATTAGGCGCCGAAGCATTAGTATTACAGTATTTTGATTGTCCGTTTCCTGATTTGAAATATATTATTCAATTAGATAGACAAGGCACAAATGATTGTGTGTTTTATGACCTTTACAATCCTAAGTTTATGGACTACATTGAGTCTTTTGGATTTGTAGAGGATTTTGGCACGTTTAGCGATATTAGTATTTTATGTCCCGAATGGAAAATTTGTGGTGTAAATCTTTCAGTAGGTTATAAAAACGAACATAATCGCATTGAAACATTAAATGCGGGTGCTCTTTTTGACACAATTAATAAGGTAATCCGCATGCTCCAAGAGAAAGATATTCCTGATTTTGAATATTATCGTGATTATCATAGTATTTGGTTCGATAATATTTGTAAGAATTTTCCAACTGATGGCGATGGATTCTACGTTCATTGTAAAGGATGCGGTCAGTTATTTAGTGAATATGAAACATTTCCAGTAAAGGGACTAGATGGACATACATGTTTTTATTGCCCTGATTGTATTCCCAGTAATGTTGAATGGTGTGCGGAGTGTGAAGAGGCATTTGAAATTGACCCTGCGAACCCACACAGTGAGTATTGTAAAGATTGTATTGGAGGATTAGTCAAATGTCATATGACTTCGACATCGAAAGCATTAGAGAACAGTTCAACAAAGTCATCAGTTACTCCCAAGGAATCAGTAATCCAAAAACAGAAGAACTATTCGAAAGATTCCTCGAAGCCAAAAAAGACTTAATTAAATTTTTCCATGGCCATTTAATTTATGAATGGCCGGAAAGGGTATCTTTTTCCTTAGATGATAAAACTAAAGAGCATCGTCTTGAAGAGTTTCTTGAAACAATTAATTATACTTATAATAATGAAGACTTAAAAGATTTTATTTTTACAAACAAAGAAGGATTTTTTGATAATACAGTTATTGACACTTATTTTTATAAGGATAAAAAGATTCCAAGAGGAATGAAATTAGTTAAGGCTTTTAAGTATTTTGAAGAGAATCCGCGTTCTTTGGAAGATATTCAGAATTACGCAAGTCGCATTATCCAAGAGGATAAGATTGAAGGAACGTTATGTTTCTCAGTTCATCCTTTGGATTTTTTAAGTGTGAGTGAAAATACTTACAATTGGCGCTCTTGTCATGCGCTTGACGGCGAATATAGAGCAGGAAATTTATCTTACATGGTAGATAAAAGCACTTTTATTTGCTATTTGCGCGGAGCGGACAATCAGAAGCTTCCGCATTTCCCTGAAGATGTTCTTTGGAATTCTAAGAAGTGGCGTATGCTTTTATATATGGAAGATAAGCGACGCGGTCTGATGGCCGGGCGCCAGTATCCTTTTATGACAACTAATGCTTTAATTAAGATTAAAGATATTATCAATACTTTTGATAAGACTTTTCAGTTGCGCGAATGGGTAGATGGGGGCATTAATAGTATCCCTAATAGAATGAGTGCTACTTCTTTTGGTGAAGAGACTATTGGATTAGCGGAAACGTGGATTCTCATTTTATCTCGCTTGTATCCTATTAGTGAGATTGTTGATGATGCGGGTTATTATACTCTTCACTATAATGATTTGCTTTATTCTTCTTGTTATTTACCTATTTATAGTTTAAAATTATATTATTATCCACGAGAGGGTGATCTTCCTCATTGGTCTATTGGTGGGGATGTCCCTTGCTTACAGTGCGGTAAGACTATGATTGAAAATGGGGAATATATGCGATGTGGAGATTGTGAATTTAGTTATGGAGTAGACGAGGACGATAATTATGGTTATTGCTCTTGTTGTGGTTCTCGTATAATTATTGATGAAGCAAATTCCGTAGGCGATGAGAATGAATTAGTTTGCGATAGTTGTGCGGACACTTATTGTAAACGATGTGAGTGTTGTAATAATTTATATTATACGCAAGATATTCACTATCACAAAGGGACTGATATGTATTTATGTCCTTGGTGTTTTAGAGATGCTGGTGAAGAAAAAGTTGATAATTTTAAGTCTTTAAAAGACTTTATACATAATTTTAGTTAAGGAGAATTAGATATGGCTAAAGGCGCAGTAGCAAAGGAACAAATTGCCAAGAAAATGGCAGAAACATTTGGCGCTGACTGGATCGGCGAGAGAGATAAAAAGTATTACCTTTGGGCTAATGAAAATGGCGAGCGAATTCAGATTGCTATTAGTATGACATGCCCAAAGACTCCGGTCGGTGAAGCAGGTGCAACCGCGGATTCAAATGTTTTGAATTTTGAAGATGGGGCAACCGCAGGTGGAGAAACGCAGGTTGAAATTACTGTGGATGAAAAGAAAAATGTCGCCGACCTAATGGCGAGATTGGGATTGAATTAATTTAAAGAGTAATGTCATTTGACATTACTCTTTTTTTTTGTTATTATTTATTTAGTAAAAATGATAAATAGTTAGTTTAACCGAAACTAAAAAATAAAATAAAA